TTACTTCTGTTCCGGCGCCAGGAACTCGGCGCAATAGGACGGACCGTTGACGCCGGGAATGTCGGCGACGGTGCGGATGTCGCGGATCGTGTAATCCGAGCTGGTGGTAATTTCGGCCTGGCAGCGCAGATAGGCGGTGCGGGCGGACGCGATCTGCTTGCCGCGCTTGCCGTCGGCGCCTTCGGCATATTTGGCCGGAATGCGCACGGTCTTGTAGCCGCCGCGCCAGGTATAGACGGTGGTTGCGCCTTCCTCGCGGTCGCTGAGCGGCGGCCCGTAGGCGGCAAAGAAGATGCCGGCCGATTTGCCGACCCAGCGGGCCTCGATCGGATTGCCGGCGGAAGGAATGGTGGTGCATCCGGCAAGCCCAATTGCAAGCCCGGCCGCGGTGATGGTGCGGAGTTTCATCGTGTTGTCCCTGGTCTCTAGCGCAGTGGCTGCGAATCCGCTCTCTACGCGCGGTTTCGCCTGTCCCGTCGAGCCCTTTAGCGCGGAACCCGGCAAAAGAAAATTGCCCCCGTCGCACTTCCCGACGATTTGCTCCGGGTGTGTCTTTTTGCTGCAGCAGCGCACCGCCGCGCCCTGTCATCAACCCGTCAAAAATTCCACCGGATTTTTGGAATTTGGTGCTTGTGCAACCAGATAGGCTGTTCTATAGAAGCGCCGCTGGTCACGGAGTGTAGCGCAGTCTGGTAGCGCACCACGTTCGGGACGTGGGGGTCGAGTGTTCGAATCACTCCACTCCGACCAGCCGTAAACTACTGATTTAATTCACGTAATTTACCACATTCCCGAAATCAAATAAAGCTTCATTTCAACGTCTCGGACCGTTTGCGGACCGATTGACCACCGGACCGATTAGAACGCGTTCGCCGCTTGGCTCTGAAAATCAGGGCTGGCATGCGCATAGGTCCGCTCGAACTCTTCCGATGTAAGCCCGAGTGAGGCCGCTGCCTGCTCGGTATCGACGCCTGCCTGAGCAAGCCATGTGGCGCGTGTGTGCCGCAGGACGTGAGGCGTCACGTCGTCGCCAAAGCCGGCCGCATCGCGGACCGTTCTGAACGCTTTGTGCGGCTTGACGATTTTTTCCCCAGCATATGTGACCACATACCTAAGCGTGATCGGGCGCCCTTCCGAATCCAGCGCCGTATCGGCCTTGTGCCAATAGCGCAGGAACCGGAGCAGTCGAGGCGGCACCTTGACCGGCGTCCGTCGCTTGTTGTGAGCCACGCGCTCGCCCTCGGCTCTGCGATAGATGACGCCACGATCAAGGTCTATATGACCGGCTGTCGTGTTTGGCATCCATTGCAGGTTCAGGACGGCGGACAGGCGAGTTCCGGTATATAGGCCAATCATGATCAGGCGGACCAGATGACCGCACTGTTTCTCGTTCCTGGCGGCGCGTAGCAGTCTTGCGACTTCCTGCCTGGTCAGCCACTTCTGCCGAGGCATTCCCTTCTCGGGCAACGTCACCTTCGGAACCATGTCCAGCGTGTTTTCGGCGTGGTAATAGTTGATCGCGGCCCGAAGCACCTCCAGATCCCGTCGAGCGCCGCCGAGATTGCCGCGGTCAAACGCAAACTCTCGGCACGTCTGTCCTTTGATTTCCGTCAAGAGCATGTCGCCGAAGAAATCGTTGAGCCTGCCGATCATGGATTCGGTCTCCTTCGGACGCGCCGTTGAAGGGCACTTCTCCTCCAGGTAAACCATCAGCACGTCGCCTACCGAGACCTCAGCGGAACGACTGCTGCGCTGCGGGCGGTATTTGCTGGCGATATATTCGGCGAGCTTTTCTTGCGCTCGGCCAACTTCTGCTTCAGAGCAGTCCGTGCCGATACGCTGCCCTCCGTCCTTGATGAACCATGTTCCGGTGTCTGGCCTGAGCCAGAGCCTTGCTGGTCGACGCTTTTGCGGCATTTTTCAATCATCCTCTTGATCCCGTTTTTGGTGACGAAATCCTTGTTGGCGATCTGAATGATTTCAAGATTGCCCTTCCGGGCTTCGGTCCGCAGAGAGGATTTCGTCAGACGGCCACGAAAGAACAGCTTGCAGGCGTCGGCAAGTGAAATCGGATCGTCGTCCTCGATATCCATCATTCGCCCCTCCGTTTACTCTCCGCCTTGTGTCGCTCCCACTCCCGTTGGGCCGAGGGATCAGCAAACGTGAAGGGCTTGGGGTCGGGAACTGGTGCAGGGTCGGACTTCAGCGCGCGGACGATACCCGCAGCTTTTTTGCCAGACATAAGTCTCCACTTGTGGCCGGCTGGTTCCACGAACTCCCCGAGCAACTCGCCCATACAATCGTGGAAGGGAACAAGCCGTTCTGGCGTATCCTCGATTGGTGCCGCATCTTCCAATGCTTTCGCCGCCTCTTCCAGCGCAGAGTTCCGGATATCGGCTTCATTGCTTGCCATCGGCGTTCCCCTTCTGCTGTGGAATGAGGGCGGCGCGGACCTGCTTCAATGCGGCCCATGCCATAGAGCGAGTGTCGTTGCTGGTCATAAGCGAGTGACAGATTTCAACGTATGGTTCTGCGAGCTTCAGCGCCTCCCTAAGCCGCTCGATCTCCCCCTGCTTTGGACCAATGCTAGTGGTAGTCCAAGCGGCCCCAGCCTTAAGACGGCGAAAATCAGTCTCCGTTCCTCCGCGCTCTTGCCGCGCACGTTCCTCAAGATGAGTTTGGCATTATGACGGATAATCTCGCCACGGCTCATCTTTCATCTCCTGCAACGATATATGTGCCGTACTTGAGCCAAGCTCGAAGGCGCTTGCGCTCTTCCTTGTAAGCTTGTGCAGGAGCTTTAGCGTCGAGCCAATCCAGAATATTCCGCAGATCGCTTTTGAGCGTTGGTGCGTCTTTGCTGGCGCTAGCCAGTGCAGCAGCCTCATGCCTAGAAAGACGGCCATCGGTAATCTGTGTCATGACTTCACCTCAGAATGAAAACTTGGATCGAGCGGGTGCGGCATGAACTCGACAGGGTCGACAGGGCTTTCGCCCTCCAAATCCCACCAATATGCGCGCTTGCCGTCGTCGGCCCACGTCGCTTGATAGATTCGGCCGTCTTCGTCGCGGACCCAATATTCTTCGGAATTGGCTATCCGAAGTTCACCAAGCTCGTAGACGCGATCAACGCTTTTGTCGGCTTCGGAGATCGGGCGCCATGACGCCTCCAAGTAAGCTGCTATAGCCTGACGCGCTTCCCGAGGCTCAAGATGGACAGGCTTATAGTTTTCGTCTTCGCCAAGCACAACTGCCTTGCAGATCGCTTTTATAATGTCGCCATCCCCTCCCTCTTCCAAATCCGGTGCATTCTGAGAGACAACTGGTGTTGAGGTGCATTGGTGGGTGTAGAGCGGTTCGCATGCGAACGCTGTCGCATCGCTAAAGCGGGTCGGCTTCACAGTGGCGACATTCCACTTGCCGATAAGAGGTTCCCCGCCATAAGCGCTCTCCCACCGCCACGCCACCGGCTCCTCCGCATTATCGCCGGCCTGCGGGGCGAGGGCGGAGAGGGCGAGATCCTTGAGATAATCGACCTCAATCTTGAGCGCTTCTTCGGTATTGCATTGGCATACTGGCGAACAGCCGCATTCACGAGGCGCGGCGATCGTCTTTAGCGCTTTCAAGTGCGGATAGGCGGCATCGCCACGGCGATACGTGATGAGTTCGCGGGCCAAATGGCCTGCATCATCGGCCCGCAGCCTTGCCCAGTGCTCAAGCTCATCATCAGTTATCGGCGCTCTGCTATTTGTGGTCATGGTGTGGGCTCCTTGGTGGCAGAAACGTCGATGGCGTAGACTTCGACCGGATCGGCGCCGAAATGTGGATGGGTGATCGTCTTGCGGATGAAGCCGCGCCAAGGAAGCTCGATGCGCCGGGACTGATCGTCGCGCTTCGGGTAGCCTTTGGTGAGAACTATCCCGTCGAACGAGCGATGAAGGATGCCGCGTTCGCCACCGACGATAAGGCGCTTCTTCCAGAAGGCGTTAGCAAGCCGGTATTCCTCGGGCTTCGTTCCGTCGCAGATCGCGTCGAAGTATTCCGCTTTCAGGGCAAGATGCAGTTTCGTCATGGCTTCCCCTCCGTGTGCTGGTTGATGATGGCGGCCGGCGCGAAAAGCTGGCGCGGCGGAAGTGGCGGTTTAGCCTGCCGCCTGGCTACCTTCTCCGAGATTGGAAAGCCGGGGCTGCGGATCTTCTGCTTTGGAGACTTAATCCCGTTGGCGCGGTTATAGACCCGCTTCGCCTTGGCGATCGCCGTGACATCCTTGTTGGTCTTGCCGTCTTCGCCGCGGTGGCAGCAGAAGCAGAGGAGCTGGCCTTCGGCGATCGTGATCTTGCGTTGCTTGTCGGCTTCGGGCCGTAGCGCCTCGGCTATGATGTGATCGATATCGTACGGCTTGCCGGCAAGGACGAGCTTGCAGCGCTCGCAGCAGATGCGACCGAGATGATCTTTGGAACGCTCGACGATCTGCTCTTTCTGGTTACGGGTGAACTCGCGACGGGACATCAGAGCGGCACCCCACCTTGAGGGAGGACCGTACCGAAGCCGTCGCATTCTTTGCATTCGCGCTCTTCGGTATCGTCGTGGGGGACGGCGCATCCAGCCTCATAGACCGTGGCACGCTTGGAAATCAGTCCTTCGCCACCGCAGGCATCGCAGGTGACGAAGAAGTAGGGGCCATGATCCTCGCCAGTCATCTGGCGGAGATATTCGCCGTCGGCTTCGAGAGCCGCCTGCATCTCTTTGTCGAAGATCGTGCTCAATGCCTGACCTCCCTCGGATCCGCCTCTCCAGCGATAATCCCGTCCGCCGTGGCAAACGCCGCCGGCAGAGATCCACGGATCATCTCGATAAGATGCGTATCTGGTGCGGTGACCATGATCTTCATCGTGGCCGCCAACGAGACGGTGAGGGCGGTCATGATCGCCTGGAATTTGGTCTCCGGAGGGAGATCGGCCGTTTCCGGTGCCAATGTCCAATAGCGGTGGATGACGTCGGCAATTTCCTTCCTGACCGCCTCAGTGGCGACGTCGAACGGATCAGCCATTGGCGCGCCCTCCCAACTCCTCGACCGAGCACCCGAGCACATCGGCGTAATAATCGATCGCGCTCTCCAGGCTCGTATTTCCGTTGAAGATCGCCCGCATGGATTTCGATATGCTGGTGGCCTTGGCCTGGCCGTCGGGCGAGAGCGCCTTGATCTTCGGCGCCCATTCGTTCTCGATCGCCTTCAGTGCCGCGCCAGTCGCTTCCCGGTCGGCAGCCATCGGCAGAACATCTCGAGCGAACTGGATAAGCGTCTCCGTTTCCGGGTCGCGTGAACCCGCCGGCGGCTGAGATGGGGCGGTCTCTGCGCCGCCGGCCGGGTCTTCTCCTGAAGCAAGGTCCGCCACGGGTGTTTCCGTTGCATCAGGAATGGGGGAGCCTGCCGGCGCGGCACCAGCAGGCTCGGCAGACGCGGGTATGAGGGACCCCGCGGCTGCGTCCGGCGGGACGGGGGCGTCGCCGGATTCTAAATCGTCATCAAAAATATCGCCCGCCTGAGCCGTTTCGGTCTCGGAGTGGACGAAGGACGCATCGAAGCCTTCGCGCTCGCCCTCGGGCCGGTGCGCGGCGTTCTGGCGCAATCGCTGCATGACCGACGGCTGCGGGGTGATGTCGCGCGCGTTGTCTGGTCCTTGGAATTGTTCGGCCTCCTCACGGTCGTAGACACCGAGGATGACTTCCGGCGTGTACCGCCGAGCCCATGAGCGGGCACTGTAGTAACCGAGCTGCTGCTGCTGATCAGTCTTCCACAGCGGTGAGTTCTTCGGCGTGATCAGTCCGACCGGCGGCGACGTGTATGAATATTCTTCGCCATCCAGGGTGCCGGACACCGTGCAGGTCATATCGGTACCGGTGCCTTCGTAGCTGTAGCGCAGGCGGCCTTTGATGCCGGACCGGGTGTTGACGACGGCGGCGATAAGCTGCGCTTCATAGGCGATCGTACCATTGACCTGGTACGACTTCGAGGCGACAGCGAAAGGGTTCATCTGCCAGTCCAGCGCCTGCAGCGCTACAGCCATGCAGGCGCCGGCGTTGCCGCGCAAATGCTTGGGCAGGGCAATGTCAGCCCGGCACATTACCTCGGCGAATTTGACGACCTCGGCCAGATTCTGAGGTGCAATCTTCGCGCCGGTGGCTCCGGTGGACATACCGACCGAATCCATAGGAAGGCGTTCGGTTCGTTCTGCGAGCTGGTTCATGCTGCGATCCCCAATTGATTTTTGATGCGAGTTTTTGCCCAGGCAGGCATTTCGGCATATCCGACCATCTCTCGGTCGAACCCGTCGAAGCCCGGCCAAACGCCCTCCTTGAGGCAGCGTTTGACCGTCTCGATCGCGACGCGCGCCTGGCGCTCGCCGAGGTCTATATCCTCGTCTTTCAACTGCATGACGCGGACATCGTAGGGCGGAGCTTTCTCGACGAAGACGAAAGTGAAGCTTGAGAACGCGTCGGCGCCGAGAACCTGGCGGACGATCATCCGGAGCAAGCCGGCCTGGACGTGATATCCGTGACTGAAAATTGCCTTGGACAGGCTTTCGTCATCGACCGACGCCGCCGTCTTCAGATCCACGAAGTCGCCGCTATCGTTCGGCACCACGTCAGGCCGCGTCTTGAGCCAGATATCGCCGTCCTTGCAGAACAAGCTACGCTCGATGCGACCGTTCAGAATGCCGAGGCGGATAGCCTCCTTCTTGGAAAGAGCGGTCGCGATCTGGCGAATATGCCCGATATCCGTTTCGGTGATGACGACCTTGCCGACCTTAGCCTGGTCAGCGAGCCAAGCCTTGCACCAGTTCGATTGGCCGCTCCACGGCTTCTCCGCGCCCTTGCCGTCTGGGTATGTGGCTGGGCGGAGCGAATAGCGCTCCTTGAAGCCTTCCTCGCCCAGCAACAGCATGTGAGCCGCCTTGCCGAACTCCAGGCTATCTTTTTCAGGGCGCTCGAAGGCATCCGGGTTGTAGGGCGAGAAACCCCAATATTCGGAAGGCCGGCGGAGTACGGAACGAAGGCCGGAACTGGAAATCGAGAACCCATCGAACAGATCGATCTTGCCATGATAGTCTTCGATCGGGACTCCGGCGTAGATGCCGCGGCGAATGATCTGCTTGCCGTTCCATCTCTGCTCTGATCCGATGCCGCCGATCAGGCCGCTGGAGATAGACGCGATGGACTGGAAAGAATCCTGATCGATAATCTTATCCATGGCGAACGCTCTCCTGTGCGATAAGGTCTTGCTGGTGAAGGACGGCCTGCGCGCGGGGGATCGACACGAAGAGCATCAGGGCTCCGACGATGACGAGCATGTGCAGGCCGATGAGTAACCAGAATTGACGGTCGCGGGCGGCTTGAGCCTCGGCGGCACGGCGGTTAATGGCGGCGAGCTTGACTTGGATTTCACTCATAACGCTGCTCCCAGATCTTTCGCGACGCGCAGAACCTCGTTGGCCTGATCGATGCTGTTGATGTTTGCGGTGTGGTATTCGTCGACGCCGATCACGTGGGCGATCATGCCGTAGAGCTCGCGCCGACCGACGCGACCAGACTTCCAGATCGGGTCGATGACCTTGTGTATCTCGGACCGGACCGATTTTATTTCAGGCGTCGGGATGCAGCCGAGTGGTCGCGTCCGATCCTTGGTCTTGTGGTGGCAGCCGACGAAGTTGCCGCAGGTGTCACAGCGCCAAAACGGCAGGTCGTGAAGGTCACGCCGGTGAGGATAGGTTTCCTTGCCGGTGACCAGACGGGCCTGCACCTCGCCTTTGCAGCCGCAGCAGTAGAGTTTCATGGGCGCGCGGCTCATCACTCTTCGCCCCGCGTCGTCTTGAGCACGGATGCAGCAGCATCGAGCGCAGCCGTCGCGCATTTCGGGCAAAGGTCGGTTAAATCCAGCCGGTCCTTGCCGCCGTAGCTGTCGACGTTGCGGGAGCCCTCGATCTTCAGCGAGCCCCAATCCCGAGGCTTCTTGAACGATCGGCTCGTGTACGAGCCTTCCTGCTGCTTGTCGACTGTATGGCCGCAGTTGTCGCATGAGATGCGCGGGGTGATGTTGACGTCGGCCATCAGATCCGCGCTCCCTGTACGAGAGCAGACTGAAGCGCCGGAACCTCGCCGCGGTAGTCGGGAGCCGTCTCGCGCTTGAGGTCGGCGATCTGGCGCTCCAAATAGGCTGTTTCCCGCTGGGCCTTGACGAAGGCGGACCTGGCGATGGCCAGCTTTTCCTCGTAGGCATCGAGGAGGAATTGGTCGCGGTTCATGCTGCACCGCCTTTTTCGCGCAGCCGAAGGAGAGCTAAGATAGCCAGTGTCATAGCTACGTTCTCGACCTTCGGGAAGGAGGTTGACCCCATGGCCAGATTCAGGATCCAGTGGAGTGCTACAGCCGCTATGACGTCAAAGATGGTCATAACTATTCTCATGGTTTGATTGCCTTTTCCCATTCCGGAGTCTGTCTCTGCCATCTTCGTTACCTCGTAGTCTGGGGATGGGTGGGGAGGGCGGTCAGACGTAGGCTTCCGCCTCTAGTCGCGTGATGAAGAAGTGGATCCCGCTGGAGCATTCCTCGAACCAGTTCTCATCGAAGCTGTCGGGAGTGACGCGGGTGCCGGCGATGTATTCGGTCTTGCCATCGTGAAGCGAAATCGCTTTGCCTTCGCCGATCACCTCGATAACGTCGGCATATTCGGCTCGGCACTTCCGCCCAAAAGCATGCGAGCGCTTCGCCGTCTCAGGAATGCGAAGCTTGACGATCACACCGTTCCTGCACTTCTTCCAGCCGATCAGATCGCCTTCTGGGAGGATGCGCGTCATGGCGACAGCCATTTCCGCATTCTCGGCGGAGCGCAGGTCGGCGGAGCGCAGGTCGGCGTAGCTCAGGTCGGCGGAGCGCAGGTTGGCGGAGCGCAGGTCGGCGGAGCGCAGGTTGGCGGAGCGCAGGTCGGCGGAGCGCAGGTCGGCGGAGCGCAGGTTGGCGTAGCTCAGGTTGGCGGAGCTCAGGTCGGCGTAGCTCAGGTTGGCGGAGCTCAGGTTGGCGGAGCTCAGGTCGGCGGAGCGCAGGTTGGCGGAGCGCAGGTTGGCGGAGCTCAGGTCGGCGGAGCGCAGGTTGGCGGAGCGCAGGTCGGCCTTTCCCTTGATAGCCCACTTCACAGCCAAACCAAGTTTGAGAGACGGAAGGGCGTCCTCCTTGCACTCAATGTCAGCTGTGAATTTTACTTCGCCGGTATACCGGTCAAGAACGTCGAATTTCATTGTCTTCCCTCTGTCGTGCCGTCTAGCGGCAGGTTGAATTCGTTATTCGGCTGCGATTGAAAAGTGATCCTCAAGCCTCGCGCTCTCGCTGGGGCGCCAGTCAGCCCGGGCCTTACGCATAAAACTGATCCTCATCCTTGAGGCCCATGATCTCGCGGGCGTAGCGGTAGTGGCCCTCGACCGCGAACCGGTAGCCGCGCATGAAGACCGGGCCTTTGATGGTGTTCTGCGGCTCGTGCATCTTTTCGAAGCCGAGGGCGCCGTAGCGCTGCGCTTCGATCGCCATGTAGACGTCACAGTCGGCCAGGTCGCGGGCACCGTTCCAGCGGGCGTCGCGCTTGCTCTGCTCTGTCTCGATCTGGCGGATGTGCTGCATTTCCCGGTCCTCTTCGTGCCGCCGATCCCGTTTCTCTGAGCCCGTGGGCTAGTCAGTCGTGATCGGTTTGTGAGGAGGAATGTAACAGATAATGCGACAGTGTCAACCGACGTGTAACATGAAATGACGCAAAATATTTGACATCGAAATCGGGATGGCGCAAAAGAAAAGCGCCGGCGGGGTGATCCGACCGGCGCTCAATGCAGCTAAGTTGATACGTTTCGCTTAACACATCACAACAATTGATGGAAGCGAAAAGCTGCTGAGAGTGGCTGAAAAACGCAAAATCTTGGGCCTGATCGGAGGTTCCCGCCAAGATGATGTGTTCAGAGGCTCAAACGGCAGCGGTTTTTCAAGGGCATTGTCCCGCGCCACCGATCATCAGGTGATCAATCCCATCGCGGTCGCCGCTCGCCAGTCAGGAGCGGAATCAAAAAATACCTGGATGGCGTGACCCATAGCCGCCAGGGCCTGACGGAACAGGGCATCCCCCTGACGGTCCCACGGCTTCAGCCTCCTCCTTCCTGACCAGAAGGGTAAAGCTGGAAGCTGCTCCGAGCCGGGAAAAATCGGAGCAAGGCATGAGCGGTGGAAGGCTCATACGTCGCTTGCGGCGGAAAAGGCACTGAGTATGCGCCCGGTCAAACGGGTTCCCTTGGTCCGGGACTGACGGTAGGGAGCTTCGCTTCCATCCCCTGTCAGGCAGAAAAGGGTAGAGCTATGCCCTCCCGATGCGAAAAACCGAGAAACCGCTGCGAAAAATTAGATTGTCTCGTTTCGCAACGCATCCAGGCGGTCGAAGACAGCCCGCCAGGCGTCGGCTCGATTTTCAGCCGGCAGTTTGCCAACGATCCCTGCGATATCCTGCAGGTACTCGTCTATCTTCGTCTCGGGCGGGTAAGTTCGCTCAAGAAGAACAACCAATTCGGCATTCACCGACCGGTTGTTGAAATCAGCGACACGCTTGATGCGATCGCGCAAGCCGTTCGGAACGCGGATGATGATTTTATCCAGGAGGCGGCTCGGGCTGTACTCGCTCATCCTGAACGCATACAAGCGCCGCTTAACCAAATAAATATCGGCCAGTGGCCATACACGCAGACGTCGCTATGATCGTTTTTCATACTTAAAAGAGCACTGCCAAGTGCCTATGGAGCGATGAAATGAACGAGCTGTTCGCCTCTTTTGTGTCCCCCGAAAAGGTTATGTCTGGCAAGTTTCGCGTGCACCCCGTCATCGGCGACGAGATGGAGCCGACGCTTCGGGGTGGGCGAGACTTTGTCTTGACGGCGCCAGTGACAGCTTACGAGGGGGAGGGGATTTACTTGGTCGACATCGGCCTCGGGATCGAGCTTTTCCGGGTGACGAATACTCTTGGGCCGGCTGGAGAGCTGATTCTTTCCCGCGAGAACGAGCATTATCCGGCGCACCGGCTGCCGCGTGGCCAATTCAGTGACGCGGTTGTGGGGATTGTCGTCGCCGATATCCGGACGCGGGACAGCCGGTTCCTTAAATCGTGAACCGGCCGATGTAGCGGCCAACGATCTGGATCTCATCCAGATTGAGGATGCGTGTCATGTGGCGCGGGTTGTCCGACGAGATTTGGACCGTGATCCGCTCATCACCCGGGCTGGATGTCACCTCGAGGCGTTTGACAACGACGCCCCCAAACTCGTCCGCAAGCGCATAGACGCCTGGCGGCGACGGAACCCGGTGGCGGGTGTCGATGAACACGACGTCGCCGTCCTCGATCGTCGGCGTCATTGAATCGCCCCGGGAAGGGAAAGCGGCGACGTGCGGTGCCCGAACGCCCATGCGCATGAGCATCCATTCAGGCAGGCGCCAATGGTCGCGCACGGCCTCCTTATGGAACGTGATCCCGTTCTGAGTGGTGTTCTCGACGATCGACATTCCGCCACCGCCGAGACCGGCGATCAGGTCAATCTCCGGAATATCCTTGCCGTTCGCTTCCCGCTTCGGCGTGTCGTGATCCTCATCGCTGGCGTCTGGATCGAAGCTCGAAACCATGGCGGTTTCTATCTTCGGCGGCTGATTTAGCATCAACGCCTCAACCGTGGTGCCGAGCAACGGCGCCAACTTTTCCGCCCTGTCCCGCTTGAGTTGGCTGTGATCATTGGCAAGCCGGTTCACCGTCGCGCGTGACACATCCAACGCTTCAGCCAGCTCTTCTTGTGAGCCAATATTTGATGCTTTGAGAAAGGGTTCGAGCCAGTTTTTCGACATGACGATTTTATCGTCCATCTCTGGCCATCGATCTATGCCATAAAATGCGACACTGGTGTTGACATAGACAACAAAGTGTAGCAGTAATTGCTACATGACCCTTGAAGATTACATCCACGAGCACACCACTGTAACAGCTTTTGCGGCATTGCTGGGCAAGAGCCGGGCGCAAGTGCACCGGTACATGCGCGGTGAAAATCTGAGCAAGAGCGTCATCGAAGAGATTTGCCGCGCCACGAGCGGGGCAGTCGAACCAAAGTCATTCTTCCAGTCGGCGAGCGCAGAATGAGCGCCGCCGCTGTCCTCACGGAAGCCCTGGCGATCATCGGCACACCCAAGACGTGGGGCCAGTGCGCATGTGCTGCTGATGCCAAAGGCCACGAGGTCAAGCTGAACAGCGAGAAGGCGTCTCGGTTCTGCATGGTCGGCGCCCTTCAGCGAGTCCCGTGTTCGGCTACCGATTACGGGATAGCGATCCGGCATCTCCGCAACGCCTGTAGAGGTCAGTCCATTTTCGAATTCAACGACAGCCATAGTCATCGTTCCGTGACGAAGGCGATGCGGCGCGCGATCGCCGCGGCGGAGGCAGCATGACCTGGAACCACGACATATCCGCCGCACCGCGCGGCCAACAGGTCACAGTCACCCGCAAGGTGCGCACTGCCGAAGGCTCCGTCGATAGAGACTTTACGGAACACCATGTCGCGCCTGTCTGGCTGGCGCGCGCTGACGGCAAGGTCGTCCGATCCTACTGGGTTCCAGCCACGAAGCAGAGCACCGGCCGTTGGGCGGGCTTTGCCGAGAACGAGCAGCCGGTCGCGTGGCAGGTGTTTGTCACGCCGGAGCATCCATTTGCTGCAGCCTCTCAAGGCGAAGCTGCGGCCCCCAGCGAAGCCAGCGTAAACCCCCTTTCTAGATCGGGTAGCGGCGGCGCCAATACAGGAGGAAGCGATGTAGATGGCAGCGCGGAGCGCGCGTCTCGGCAGAGCAACAACACAACGCACCCAGCCGGCGGGATAGAAGCCGGAATTGACGCTAGTTTTATAGATGAAACTGCGTCTGGCCCGGACGTTAAACGGGCACCTCTCATCAATCGCGATCATGTTTTCCTCGATGATGTTGGGAGCGGAGCATGACCATCCAGACCAAACACCAGTTCGGTATCTCGACCCAGGTCGAAGCCGCTCGTCAGTCTCAGCGCGCCGCCTTCCGGTCGACATTTCACGTCTGCGGAAATTGTGATCGAACGTTGTCAGTCGCCGAATTCATCGAGCGCCACTGCGAGGACTGCAACGGCTACACCAAGCCCGTTGCGGTAAAGGGCCGGTCATGAAGCCCACCCTGTCTCCCGAGGCTCTGTCCGCCCGTGTTGGCATCGGTACGCGCCATGCGAGGGTGCTCGGCGTCCTTTGCTCTGAATACCCCAAGAAAATCTCAGCTTCGAACCTGATGGTGCGCGCTGGTCTTCCGTTCCACAGCGATCCGGTATTGGCCTTCACCGAGCTCTGCATGTCGGTTTCTCACATCAATTCCAGGCTTCCCAATCGTGTTGGTTGGCAGATCGCTAGGACGAACGGGACGCCCAGGGCTTCCTACTGGCTGTCGCCGGCAGAAAACAGCGAAGGCGGTGCGGCATGAGCGATTTCGTGAAAGGCCTTTTGTCAGCAGCCGGTGGGGCGCTCGTCTTCGGTGTGTTCCTTGCCATCGCCTACTTCGGTCGCAATCGCTACCCGCGCACCCGCGACCTCGAAGATATCGACTACGACAACGCTCGCCCGGATGGCTGGATGGGGCATTTCAAGGCGGAGGACAAGCAATGAGCACTCTCCTCGTCATGCTGCAGGCCATTCTCGTCGCCATGATCGTCTCCTGCATTCTCATTCTGCTGGCTGCCGCTTTTCGATACATGCGCGCCGCACCGGAGGATCGTGTTCTGATCGCCCCGGCCCCCGAAAGGGGAAACGTCATTCAACTTCATCATTTCCGCCGGAACGCTTCAGGTTCCACGCTTATCGCTCCGGCATCCAACCCGTCGAGAGGCGGAGACGCATAACCTTCCTGCCGCCTGCTCTTGATCAGCAACATATCAAGGCAGGCGGCCCGGAATGGAAAATCACAGCCCCGTAGTGACAATTAGAAAATCCGAAAACAAGGCGAACACAATGAGTTCTGTAGACGCTTTTACCCCCGATCTAGCCGCGGTGTACGCGCGCAAGATGGTCGAAAGGGAAAGTCGTGGAAACGGCGATCAGATGAATGCGCTCGAACGAGTAGGGCGCCGTTGCGGCATGACCGCTCGATCGCTGCGCCGTCTTCTGAATGGTGAGACGCGCGATCCTGGCATCGCCGTCTTCGGGAGGATTCGAGCCGCGTACCTTGATCTCTGCGCGCGGCAGATTGCGGCACTACAGCATGAATTAGAGATCGAGAAAGCGAGGAACGCGGATGCTTCTCTGGAAGATATTGGCCGCGAGGTTGAAGCTCTGGCTGAAAAGGTCAGGCAAGCGAAAGGACGGTGATACCAATGGCAGCAAGTGAAGGCGCGAAGGCGATTAACGACAAGCGGCAGAAGCTGTTCGCTTACTATTTCCGCAACGAGCTTGCCGCCGAAACCGAGCGGCGGCAAGCGACGGCGAAGAAGTCGGCCAATCGGAAGGTCGCCAAGGCCGCCGATCCGACCTTCACCGGTCAGAAGTTCGATCATTACCTGAATGCTCATTTCGGCGAGGACGATCAGAAGCCTGTCGACCGGCTGAAATCCGATCGAGAGAACCTCGAATGGCTCGGTCTCATCCCGTCCACAAAGGGCGACCTCCTCGCCAAGGTCGACCGCGTCGACAAGGAAGGCATGATCCGGGCCAAGGGCTACAAGGCCGGTCTGCTCGGGCTCGATCGCGTCTCCGGTTATGACGCCGGCAGTGTCGACGACAAGATGTTCCTGGAATCCTACGACGCCGGGAAGAAGGAATACGAAACCGACCTTCCGGACATCCTCAAGCAGATCCAAGCCGAAACGACGCGTGAAGAGCCGCCGGCGAGCGGCTTCGATCCGTTCTCTGTCGTGAAGCACTGAACCTCCCAGGCGGCTCGGCACCTCCCAGCCTTGAGCCGCCCAACTCTCCGGTCGCGAATGACCGGTATTTTCTCTCCCGCGAGGCGCCCATGACGATCATCTATGGCTTTGACCCTTCGAAATCCACCGGCTGGTGCGTCTACGATCCAGATCAGCAGAAGGCCGATCGGAACTTCTCCCACATCAAATGCGGCGTCTTCCAGATGCCGGAGAAGAGCGACCACTACTACACCGGCGATCAGATCGGCTTGAAAGTCGCAGCGCTCATCCGCGAGCATGGAAGGCCAGATTGGGTCGTGCTCGAGGAGCAGTCGCTCGCCAAGATCGGCAACACCAGCGCAGACGCCATGCTCTATCCGTGGATCGCGACGACGGCCATTGTCTCGACCATCGCCAATTTCGGAATTCCCTACGGCACTCTGCCGCCGGCCACCTGGCGCAAGAGCTTCTACGGCCAAACTTTCAAGCCGCCGCTCGACAACAAGGGCAAGAAGGACTGGAAGAGCGCCGCGGTGTCCGAATGCGAGCGCATCGGCATCAAGCTCCCCACGCAGAAGGCGCTTGCCCATAACGCAGCGGAGGCCTGCGCTCTGGCGATCTGCTGGGGCGTCCGCGAGATGAAGATCCACGCCGGCCGGTACCAGCAGCCCCTCATGGATTTGCGCATGCAGCGGAACGAGAGGGCGGTGGCATGACGGTAACCGCTTCAAAATATGCCCGCGCCGAAAACGATCTTTACCAGACAGAGCCATGGGTGACCGAAGCGCTACTGCGGCACTTTCCGGTGGATTGGATGACTGTATGGGAACCGGCGGCCGGCAACCACCTGATGGCGGATGTCCTGAAGGAAAAGGCCGACGCCGTCTACACTTCCGACATCGCTGTCTATGGCAGAGAGCATGACTCCATCTATGACTTCTTGAAGCCTCATGGCGTGTGGCCGGATGTGTCGGCCATCATCACCAATCCCCCCTATGGCAAAGGGAACCGCCAAGCGAGGCTGTTCGCAGAATACGCGCTGACCCGTTGCAAGGGCCTTGTGGCACTCCTCCTCACAGCAAAATTCGACTTCGGAAATACCCGCGGTCACCTGTTCAGCCAGAACCCACGTTTCGCCGCCAAGATCACCCTCGTCGATCGCATCAGTTGGACGCTCGACGGTGTCACCGGCACCGAAGACCATGCCTGGTACGTTTGGACGGAAAGGCCACGCCTGCCGCGCTCGCCTGTCATCCTCTACGCCGGGAGAGCCTCGTGAACGAATTGCCAAATCGCCGCGACTTCATGGACAAGATCACCGAGGACGATATCTTCGAAGCCGAGAGAACGGTTCTCGCCTGCATCCTCGCTTCCAATGATCTGCTTTCGGAATGCGGCCTCGAGTGGTCGGACTTTGTCGAAGGGCTGCATCAGACCATCTTCGACAAGATCAATTCCATTGTCGCCAGCCACCAGATCGCCGATCCGGTATCAATCAAGCCGTTCCTTCCGCTCGCCATTCCCAAGCTTCCTTATTCGCCGTCCGAATACGTCGAGAATCTTTTCTTGATGGGCTCCGCCACGCATCGAAGATCCATGTTCGAACGGGCGGTGCAGACCATCAAGAGCACGACACTCGCCCGAGAACTGCAGCGCGAGGCGGAATTCGCCGTCAGCGTTGCGAAGGAAGGGCATACCCTTCTGACCCTCGGGGATGAGATCGAACAACTCGAGGGGCGGTTACGTGAGTTGCGCGCCAGGTTCTCCGAGACGACGGCGATCGCGTCTCCCGGCTCTTCTTATCTGTCGGCCTTTCAGGCGTCCGCCAAGCGCGATGGCCTGATAGGCGTTCCCATCGCCCTGCCTGAGATCGCCCGCGTCCTGTCGGAGCCGGTGTTCGAAGCTGGCAACCTCTACGGGCTTCTGTCGAGCTCGGGAGAAGGAAAATCTTCCCTGACGATGCAGCTCATCCACCACGCGGTGCGCGAGGGCCACCCGGTTCTGTTCCTCTCCTACGACCAATCTGCCGCCCAATGCGTGCGTCAGATGATCTCCCAGGTTCATCAGATCAGCGGCAGGCAGCAGCGGGAGCCGATGCGGCTCATGTCTCAGTCCGAGCAGGAACGGTGCATCTCGTTTGCCAACTGGATCAGCGGCCAACCATTCGAAATCATCCGATGCCAGCGTGAAGGCGTGGATAGGCTCATGGCCTACGCCAGACGGTTCATCAAGAAGCAAAGCAACGGCAAGACGCCATTCATCGTGCTCGACCACATCGGCAAGGTGAAACCGAAGAATGACAAGCTCTCGGCAGACCGCATCTCGGGTGACGTGACGGTCGAATTCAAGGCGCTGGCCGATGAAGTCGCCGCATCCGTCCTCATCCTCAACCAGAGGAACGGAGAGAGCGGCAAGCGGCAGAACCCGCGGCCGATCGCCAAAGACCTCTATGGCGGCGAGAACGCGCGCGCCGACTATGACGCCGTGATCACTCTCTACCGGCCGGAAAAATACAAGAAGGAAATGGAGAAGGTCGCCGCCACCGCCCAGGATTGGAAGGTGATCAACACCGTCTTCGGGTCGGAAATCGAGGGCGTTGCCGAGATTGCCGCGATCAAGGTCAGGTGGGGTGATCCTACCATCGTCGAGCGCGTCAATTTCGACGCTGCTTTCACCCGCTACGTCTCCATCGTCCCAGAACGTGAAAAGGAATTGTTTTAATGGCGCGCAAAATGCTCGTTGCTGATCTTCTCTGCGGCGCCGGCGGCTCGTCGACCGGTGCGCAGCGCGCGCTTTCCGAGCTTGGCCTGGAAATGGAATTGGTCTGCGTCAATCATTGGCCGGTGGCGATCGACACCCACCAACGCAACCATCCAGAGGCCCGGCACTTCGTTCAGGACATCTCGACCGTGCGCCCGCATATCCTGGTCCCTGAAGGCTACCTTGACCTCCTGATGGCGTCTCCGACCTGCACGCATCATTCCGTTGCGCGCGGCGGCAAGCCGACCAGCGACCAGCAGCGCAGCGACCCGTGGCACATCATCACCTGGCTGACCGAGCTTCGCGTGAAGCGGATCATCATCGAAAACGTCTGGGAGTTCATCGGCTGGGGCCCGGTCAACATGAAGACTGGCCGGCCGATTGCATCGAGGAAGGGCGAATATTTCCATGCCTGGACGGAAACGCTTAGGCGCCTCGGTTTCGAACTGGAGTGGCGCAAGCTGAACGCCGCCGACTATGGGGACGCGACCACGCGTCAGCGCTTCATCCTCATGGGGAGATCCGACGGCCGCAAGATCCATTGGCCAATGCCGACCCACCGAAAGCGCGACGAGGTCAACGCCGATCTATTCTCTGCCGCAAAGCCGTGGCGTCCGGCGCGCGAGATCATCGATTGGCAGATCAAGGGCCGGTCGATCTTCAACCGCAAGAAGCCGCTGGCGCCGAAGACCCTGGCCCGCATCTATGCCGGCGCTCAGAAGTTCGGGTGGCCCGAACCCTATCTCGTCATCCTCCGCAACCACATGTCCGCGCAGGGGATGGACCAGCCCCTGCCGACCATAGCCGCCAATGGCACGCATATCGGCATCGCGGAGCCGGTGATCGTCTCTCCTAGACACGGCAAAGAAGGGGCCGGGCCGCGCCCCCGCGGTGTAGAGCAGCCGTTGCCCACGATCACTGCGGGCGGCAGCCAAATGGCCGTGGCGGAGCCGGTCATCGTGAACATGAAAGGCCAATCCACGGCGACCTCGTCGAGCGAACCTCTCCCGACCCAGACGTCCCACGCCGGCCACCTCTATGCTGCCGAGCCGATCATCATGAACGGGCGCAAGGGCAACAAGGCCGAAGGCGTTTCTGAAGGCCTCATACCCACGCTCGACACCAAGGGCGGCGTCTGGCTGGCAGAGCCGATGGTTCTTTCCCAGCACAACAGCGGCGCGCCCCGGTCTACGGATGACCCGCTGCCGACCATCACGACCGGCGGCGCGGCGAATGAGGAAAGGCCTGGCTGTGCCCGTCCCATGCTGGTGACGGTGGCCCACGGCAACGATGCACGTGAGCGCGATCCGAACTGGCGCCGATCGCATGACATCGAACAGCCGCTTGGGGCCATCCACGGCGACGGCGGCTCCTACGCGGTAATAGAGCCGTTCGTCCTGTCGCAGGCGTCAGGCGGTTCACCTCGCGGCGTCAGCGAGCCCATCCCGACCCAGACGACCGGGGGCAATGGCGCTGCGCACGCGCTGATCTCGCCTTACTACGGCTCGGGCTCCGGTGAGACCTGCAATCATGTCGACGATGCGCTGCCGACCATAACCAGCAAAGGCCGTTTCGGCATGGTGGTGCCGGTCACCAATTCAAACGGCGGAGCGACGGCGCGAAACATCGATGTTGACCCGGTCCCCACCATGACCACAGCAAAGGGCGGAGAGTTCGCGTTCATCGCGGCACAGTTCGGCGAGCGGGAAGGCCAAGCGCCGCGCGTCCACGATATCAACCAACCCACCCCGACGATCGCGGCAACAGGCCATATCAACTTCGTTGAGGCCGGGCCGGAATACGACATCCTCTTCCGCATGCTCGAGCCGCACGAACTGGCCGCCGCCATGGGCTTCAATACCGAAGAGGCGACCTATGAGTTCGCCGGCACCAAGACCGAGAAAATCAAGCAGATCGGCAATGCCGTTTCGGTGGCAAAGATGAAGGCGTGCGTCGGAGCGATCATGGCCGACGCGGCTCCGAAGCAAAAACCCAAGCCCGAAGCCGAATATCTGGAGGCAGCAGAATGAACCAGTCCGCAGCGATCGCCATCGGCACCATCAACGGCTGGGAAGGCCATTACCGGCCAGTCTGGTCGGCGAAATTCCGCACCGTGCAGGTAAAGGGCCGGCCGGCATATTTCAAAACCCCTGAAGCGGCTGAATGCGCCGCCTGGCGCGTGCTGTATTCGTTGGAACAACGAGTGATGAAGAGGGACGGAGAGGTAGTCTTTGCGGCCAAGAGCCAAGCTGAGCGGATTTTTCGCAATGGAAAAGTCACCGAGATCGAACGCCGGGGAGCATCAGCATGAGAAGGATTGAACGCATATGCTCGATTTCTGACTGCGGTAAGAGGCGTCACGGCAGCCGCTACTGTCGTGCTCATTACGATCGATTGCGCAAGTATGGTGACCCGCTCGGCGGCGGAACATTCCAAGGCGAACCGCTTCGCTTTATCCACGAAGTTGCCCTTCATCATGTCGGCGACGATTGTCTTACATGGCCATTTGGTAGGAATACTAGCGGCTATGGACAGGTCTGGAACGGAGGAAAGCCCTTTGTCGTCTCCCGCTACGTCTGCGAATTGGTTCACGGCGCTCCGCCAACACCCGAGCACGAAGCCGCACACTCATGCGGCAAGGGCAGCCAAGGATGTATTTCGCCTGGGCACCTATCGTGGAAGACACCGGCAGATAACAATGCAGACAGGCTGCTTCACGGCACGCACAACCGAGGTGAACGAAGTGGGGTGGCAAAGCTTACAGAGGTAGATGTCCTCGAAATCATCGCCCTCAAGGGAAAAGAAACGCAGACCAAACTAGCGAAGCGGTTCGGCGTGGCGATTGGGACTATTGCGAATATCCATGTAGGCAGAAATTGGGCTTGGCTGTCCGAAGCCTCCAAGGAGATTGGTGCATGACCATCCAATCTCAATCCTTCGACGTCGCCACCTACCTATCCGAGGGATGGGCTCGCCGGCAGCGCCTCCTGAACCCGCCGAATGCGATCGATAAGCAGAAGGCTATCCCGGCCCCCAAACCCACCGAACGCCCGCCAGTGAGGCTCGTATGGAGCGATGCGGACAGGTTCGATGCGCACGTCACTGCCTACCGTGTCTCATCGGCCTTCGCGAAGACGCCGAGGGAATATTTAGGGCGCCGGTCTTTGGAACTTGGGTTCACGGCTGATGAGATCGTAGCACCTTTCAACTTATTCCCCTTTGCGATGGCTCGCCGGATGCTGTCTTGGGAATTGCGGGAAAAATTCGGCCTCAAGGAACTGCAGATCAGCCGCATTCTGAAGCGCGATCACAGTTGCGTCTACAAAACATTCAAAGGCCAGAGGCCAACGGAAGATCAGACATCGATGCGTCTCGTTCTGGAACCTGGAATGACGTTCATGCGCTCATTGGAGTGGGCCTATCGTGGCGGCATGCTCTATAGCGAAATGAATGCCACCTATCGCGTTTCAGATCGTTCTATCCGCTTCATTGCCCGTCGCATGCATTGGCCGAGGAGGGGGAAGAGCGCGCCATGACCGAACTGTTCTGGACAGAGGAGCGGATCGCCAAGGCAGAGCAGCTTTGGAGTGAAGGCCTGACGGCCCGTGCCATTGCTGAGGTGGTGGGTTCGACGAAGAACACTGTCATCAGCATGGCACATCGTAACCGCCCACGTTTCCCTGAAAGGCAGAAACATCGGGAGCCGGTTGCTTATGAGGTTCCTCCGAAAGTCTTTCATCCTGATCGCGTGAAGCGGATCACGGTATCAGGGGCTGAAGTCACAATGCCGCGCGTTCCGACCATAGACGGTCCGGCGCCGATCATCCTGCAGATTCCAACGGGGGGGATTACGCAATGACGGAGCCGCAGACCGTTCATATGACCCGCCGGGAATTGGAAGTCCTCAACCTTCTATGCGAAGGCAAGACCGCGGAGGAGATGAGCGCGATCCTCTCCCTGTCGACGCATACCGTTCGGACCTATCAGGCGAGGATGAAGGAGAAGGCCGACGTCTACAAGGATACCGCGCTCGTGGCGTTCGCTTTTCGGAATGGATTAGTGAAATGATCGATCCGCGCGTCTCCTCCCTTTGCGAAGAATACGGCATACGCATCGTTGACGGTCGGGCGTACCCTGGCATTCGGGAGACGCGCGCTGTCACCACGATGGAACGGATTCTCAACTCCAAGGGGGAAGGCCATTTCCGCATGGTGCTCGTCACGTTGGCGGAAACCGAGAACAATGCGGCCTACCTCGATAAATTCCTCTGGTGGGCCTGTAGCGACCTCGTGGAGACCTATCACCATCTGGTGGAGGAACATACCAGCGAATGGCTCAAAGCCTTTGACGCGGCTCCTGTGGGCGAACTGCAGTATATTGCCAGACCATTGAAGCATCAGCGTTACGCCCTCGTCGGGATGCTGGCCGAGCGCATTGCCATAGCCTTCGGCCCAAGGGCGACACAACCGGACCTATTCAGCGACAGGAGAGTATCGTGAACAAGACCGAGATCGCAGACCTCTTCATCAAGGCGGCATGGATCGACGGCCGGCTTCCTATCAACGCCAGCCCGAAGCGGCTCAAAGGCTCATGGGTTCCCTTCGTCCACACCGAGGAAGACGTGAAGTCGCGGATCAAGACCGGCGTCAGCTTCGGGGAGTTCCGCGAGCAGCTGCACGCCGACGACAATCCCTTCGAAGACTGGGTGCAGAAGTGGTGGGACGAGGAGAACCAGCGGCTGAAACCCGACGACCTTGCGACATGGGAACGAGCAAACGAACTGATCGTTCTGGTCTCCGACGAAGGCAACCGACGCGCTCTATGGGCATGGGCTCGGGCAAAGATCGGCAAGCTCGATGCTCAGCAAACCAAGATCCGCATCGGATCAAAGAAGCTCGGACGGCAAAAGCTTAAGTTCCACAAGCGCACGAGGAAGGATGTCTCCTTCGCCGCATGGTGCAAGTCGGAAGGCATCCACGAGATGACTGGTTCGCGTCGAAAGGATCGGGCAATTGCTGTTATAGAACAGCATCTTGTTCGGGGAAGCTCACCCAATAACGTAAGTAGCCCTTTCGGGGTGTTGCCTGTTGGTGAGGTTTTCGAGCATATTTCAGACATGATCGGAGCCGGATCGGTTAGCGAAGAAGGCCTGCGGTCAATCATGGATGATACAGCCTTCAGCCCGATCGGTGTTCTCGAAGCGAGAGACTTTTCTTGGTCTGAGGCAAGAAATCAGGCACGGCGGGAGCGCGAGGAGCGCAGGCGTCAGGCCGCATAGACAGCTACACGCGGGTGTAGCCTACCGCCTGCCATAACCGAAGCCTTGCGTTCTACGTGGGGTATTGATGTAGGATCTGGTGGGCGGTGCCAATTGCATTAATCGTTCGGGAGCGCGTTGCGCGTGAGGCTTCGGCCTCCCCGGCGTCCAGAAGCACCGGGAGCGCTATACCCGGAGAGACGTGGAAGTCGTCTCGTCAGCCCCGTCAGCAATGGCGGGGTTTTCCATTTGGAGAGTGACAATGCATCCTTCGACATACGAATACCTTCTGCCGACCGAAGAGCAGAAGGCCGCAATGGCAAAGCTTCGTGAAGCTGCCGCAGTCTATGGTATGGCTCTCGCTGAGATCCTGCCTGACGGCCCAGATAAGACGTTCGTCATCCGCAACCATCGCTCCAACGCCATGTGGGCCAACGTCGCCGTCACCCGCCATCCTGACGGCACGCCGCGAGACTGACATGCACCTCTTGCGCACCCAATACTGGCACTGCCGCATAGGCAAGATCCGCCTGAAGATCGGCGCCAAGCTGGTTTGTGAAGATCCCTGCGTTTGGTGAGGAGAGCGAGATGAGCCACACAGTCATCATCGATGAAGACTACCGCGGCCAGCAGCTCGAAAACCGGCTTAACGCCGTCATCCGCCATTGCAAGATCGGGAAGGTTACGCGCAAATACGTCGCGCCCACTGGCCTTATCCCAGGCGGCGTCATCCTTCCGGCTCTCGATGACTATTTCACATGGAATCCAGCGCAAGCGGGCGGCTATGTCCAGACCACGAGCAGCGGGGACGTTCCTTTGGTGCCTTCTCACGGCGTGCTTTTGTAGAAAATTCATATCGCTCATTAGCCGCGAAATGGCACCGGCCCACCGGCCGGATAAAGCCTCTCTGAAATAATATTCCACACCGCTGCGGCGGTACTCCTGCCGGGCCCAACCAGCGACCAGATGACAAGGCCATGCTCGTATCGAAGAGGAACACCGGCGCCGTAGCGGGCAAGCTCATTACCGGTGCAAGCAGGCAAGCTGGGCTAAATTCCAATTCCGGCAAGACCGGATGACGCGGGCGCCTTGAGCGCCTTTTTCTTTGCAACCGAAAGGAAAATCACCAATGTCCGGTCTTCTCACCAATGGCGTGCCCTCGATCGGCCCGCTCTACGGCTCGGAAAAAACCCTGCTCGACACGACCAATGCCACCGGCTCTCTGCCAATCACTGCAGCGGCATCCCTGGTGCATCTGGCTGCCGTCATGAACATGCTCGCCAACAACGTCAGCGCCACCCCGGTCTCCGGCACCCGCTATTATGTCTCGACATCGATCGGCGTTGCCCAGCAGATCACCGGCGTCCAGTTCCTGATCGGCGCGACCGGCGGCACGGACAATGCGATCGTCGAGCTTCACGACTCCACCGGCGCACTGGTCGCCACCTCGGCAACGGCCGGCACTCTGGTCGGCACCGCCGGCACCTATCAGCGCATCGCCTTCACGGCGCCCTACAATGCCCAGCCCGGCACCTACTTCATCGCCCTGCAGCTCAACGGCACCACGGCCCGCTTTGCCCAGTACAACGCGCCGTCCACGCCGCTGCTCACCGGCTCGGCAACCGGTACGTTCGGCACCGGCGCTGCAATCACCCCGCCGACGACCTACACCGCTGCTCGCGGCCCGGTCGCGCTGCTGTACTGATCCATCAATCGGCGCCGACATAGCCGACACAGGTTGCGCAACGGGTTGGCGGGGTGTCGGCCCCGCCTTCCTCCCCATCCTTCCGACAAAGGATCTCAATATGTACGCAAGACGCTGGGGCGACAATGATCGCCACCTCGGGCCATTCCTGTTTGCCATCGATCGGAAATACAAACACCTCGCGCTGCTCATCAGCTCCGGCGGTGATGACGATGACGAGGGCGGATGCTTTGCCCGGTTCAGCTGCTACGGCTTCACCCTGATTGTCAGCCTGCCGCAGATAATCAAGCCCCATTCGGAGTGGGTGGATCTGACCGGCCAGCATTGGGCGCATGTCCGTCCAGACGGTCGACAGGGCTACACACAGACGGACGAACGCGTCTTCGGCTTCTCCTATAGCGAAGGCTTTCTGCAGCTGAAGCTCGGACGCTCGACCGGCGACAGCACTACAGACCGCAGCAAGGGCTATTTCCTGCCGTGGACGCAGTGGCGCTTCGTTCGTCACAGCCTCTATGACCTGTCAGGCGGCCACTTCTGGACTGAGCAGCAGCGCAAGCCCGGCGAGCGATACGACTTCGAGCCGGCCCGTCGAGCAAAGGAAGAATGCCCGGCGCGCACATTCGCCTTCAAAGATTTCGACGGCGAGGACCTGAAGGCAGTTACGCGCATCGAAGAGCGGGAATGGAAGTTCGGCGAGGGCTACTTCAAATGGCTCTCGCTCTTCCGACCCGCCAAGATCCGACGCTCTCTCGATATCGAATTCTCGGGCGAGACAGGGCGCCGCAAGGGTTCATGGAAGGGTGGCACCATGGGCCATTCGATCGACATGAAGCCGGGCGAACTCCATGAGGCGGCATTCCGTCGCTACTGCGCCCAGAACAACATGACGTTTGAAGGTTGAGCCATTGCCGGTCCTTCGCAACTCAAAGCATGAGGCGTTTGCTCAAGCCCTTGCGAAGGGTGGCACCGCTGACGACGCTTATGCATCCGCCGGCTTCTCGCCCCACCGCAGCAATGCCGCCAGGCTGAGCGCAAAAGATAGCATCCGAGCCCGAGTTGCCGAGATCAAGTCCAGAGTGGCCGACAAAGCCGAATGGAGCGCCGCTGACAGGCTTATCGCTCTCAAGGCTATCTATGATGCCTCCGCCAAGGATGATCGCCGTACGGCCATCTCTGCCATTGCAGAGGCGAACAAGATGCAGGGCAGCTATGCCCCATCGAAACATCAGCACACCGGCGCCAATGGCGGCCCGATCCAGACAGTCGATCTCTCGCACCTGAGTGAAGATGACCTCTCGCGCCTCGAAACTATCCTCGGTCCGATTGCCGGTACCGCCGGCGATGATGATGAAGGCGATACGGGAGGAGAGAGCTAGACGGGCTGCTACCGCTGAACGGCAGAGGATTGCCCAGGACGCGGAAATCATTCGTGCGCGATGCCAGACCTTGGAAGGCTTCATACAGGAGTTCTGGCCTATCCTTGAGCCTAAGCGAGAGCTTCGGTTCGGATGGGCTCTCCGGGCGATGTGCAAGCATCTGGAGGCCGTGACAGCCGGGCAGATCCAGTTTCTGCTGATCACAGTGCCTCCTGGCATGATGAAGTCGCTGCTGTTGGTATTCTGGACCGCGTGGGAGTGGGGGCCATGTGAGCGCCCCGACATTCAGGTGTTGGCCACCTCCTACAGCCAGCTCAACATCTTCCGCGACAACATCAAGCTTCGCCGGATCATCGAGAGCGCGAAGTTCCAGACGCTCTGGCCACTGAAGCTCCGGGACGACCAGAACGCAAAGGGGAAATTCGAGAACGTCGGCAACGGCTTCAGCGAAGCTCGCCCTTTCGGCTCCATGACAGGCGGTCGTGGCGACCGCGTGAAGATAGACGACCCGCATTCGACCGAGACGGCCGAGAGCGATACCGAGCGCGCCAATGGCGTTCGTATCTTCCGAGAGGGTATCTCGGACCGCCTGAACGATGTGACCAAATCGGCGATCGCCATCATCATGCAGCGCCTGCACATGCAGGACGTAGCCGGCGTGGCGCTTGAGCTTGATATTGGATTCATCCATCTCAACCTGCCGATGGAGTTCGAGTCGGAGCGCATCGTCGGGGGCAAGAAGACCGGCGGCCCGTGCCGGACCTATGTCGATGGCAAGCTGTTCTTTGAAGATCCTCGCAAGGTCGAAGGCGAACTGCTCTTTCCCGAGCGCTTCCCTCGCGACGAGGTCGAGCGGCTCAAGAAGAGCAAGGGCACATATGCTTGGGCCGGCCAGTACCAGCAGCGCCCGTCGCCTCGTGATGGCGGCATGTTCAAGCGCGAATGGTTCGCCGACAACATGATTGACCAGGCGCAGCCCGGAACTGTCTGGGTTCGTCATTGGGACCTTGCCGCCAGCGCGCGCAGCACCTCGGCAAGGACCGCAGGCGTGAAGATGGGTAGGCAGCCAGACGGAACGTTTGTCGTCGCTCATGTCGCCAAGGATCGAGCCGAAGGCCACGCAGTTCGCCTGTTGATCTCGACCACCGCTGAGATCGACGGGAAGGGCGTCTACATCAGCCTGCCGCAAGATCCTGGTCAGGCGGGCAAGGTGCAGGCTCAGGACTACGTCAAGATGCTGGCAGGCTATACGGTGAAAGCTGAGCCCGAAAGTGGCGACAAGGTGATCCGAGCCGAGCCATACGCCGCTCAATGCGAGGCCGGCAACGTCTACCTGATCCGCGGCGCATGGAATGACGACTACCTCGACGAGCTCTGCATGTTCCCCGGTGGAGCGCTGAAGGACCAGGTCGACGCCAGTTCCGGCGCCTTCGGGCGACTGCTGAGCATCTCGGCCGCTCCCAAGGTCAACCTGCCCGCAAAGACAAACCTGAAACTGCCGCCGGCTTCGGCGGCGCAATCATGGATGAAGTGATGGCCCCTCGCGACAAGCTTTCCGAAGACGAAAAGATCGTCAAGGAGGCCAAGGAACGCGCCGAGTTGTGCTCGACATGGGAGTCCGACGCCCGCAAGCGGTTCATCGAGGACACCAAGTTCGCCAATGGGGATTCCGACAACCGCTGGCAATGGGATGACGCAGTTGTCAGCGCCCGTGATGGCAAGCCCTGCCTCACGATCAACAAGACGCAGCAGCACAACTTCCAGATCGTCAACGACGCCAAGCAGAACAAGCCCGGTGTTAACATCCGGCCGGTCGGGGATGGGGCGACCTATGAAGCAGCCGAGGTCTTCGAGGGGGTTGTCCGCCACATCGAATACCAGTCCAACGCCGAGCAGGCCTATGACACGGCTTCCGAGCATCAGGTGGAAGGCGGCATCGGCTACTGGCGCATCGTCACCGACTATGTGTCGGAAGAGAGCTTCGATCAGGAAATCTTCATCCGCCGGGTGAAGAACCCGCTGTCGATCTATCTGGACAAGGATATCTCCGAAGCCGATGGGTCCGATGCCCGCTATGGCTTCGTGTTCGAGGACGTGCCGCGCAAGCAGTTCGAGGCCGAGTATCCAGACCACAAGGATGCCGCGGACGTCGCTTTGAATGCCGGCGATACCTGGGTCACCGAAGACACGATCAAGATCTGCGAATATTACCGCAAGGAGCAGAAGAAAGACGAGCTCCTCGCCTTCATCGTGCCGATGCCTTACCAGGAAGCCGGCCAGCAGATCATCGTCCGCAAGTCCAAGATGGACGATAACCAGAAAGCCATCTTCGCACTGGTGGAGAAGGCCGAGGATACTCAGCGCCGCGAGATCCTGACCGACGAGATCACCTGGTACAAGATCGCCGGCAGCACGGTTATCGACAGCCGCCCATGGCTCGGGAAGTACGTCCCGATCGTCCGCGTCATCGGCAAGGAGACGGTGATCGAGGGCAAGCTTGATCGCAAGGGCCATACGCGGGCGCAGAAAGACCCGCAGCGCATGTATAACTACTGGGCTTCGGAAGGCACCGCACAGGTCGCGCTTCAGTCGAAGAGCCCGTATATCGCGCCGGCGCAGGCCATTGAAGGGCTCGAGACCTACTGGGCAAAGAGCAACGTCGATAACGCCGCCGTGCTGCCCTACAATGCGCTGACAGACACGGGGCAGCCCATTCCCCCGCCGCAGCGCCAGCAGCCGCCACAGATGGCCTCCGCCTATATCCAGGGCATGCAGCTCTCCCAAGAGCAGATGATGATGTCCTCGGGGCAGTATCAGTCGCAGTTCGGGCAAAACGAGAACGCCACATCGGGCAAGGCGATCAATGAGCGCCAGCGCCAGGGCGACACGGCCACGTATCATTTCATCGACAACCTGGCGATCGCCATCCGCTTCACCGGCAAGATCCTGATCGATCTCATCCCGAAGATCTACGATACCAAGCGGGTGATCAAGATCATGGCGAAGGATGGCGAGGAGTCAGATGTCACGATCGATCCGAGCCAGCCCGACGCCCATCAGAAGGTCGAGCAGGAAGAGCAGAAGGCATCGGTGATCTTCAACCCGACCGTCGGGCGCTATGAAGTCCAGTCGGATGTCGGCCCCGGCTATGCCACCCGTCGGCAGGAAGCGTTCAACGCGATGACGCAGATCGCATCGCAGAACCAGCAGTTCATGAACGTGGCCGGTGACCTGATGTTCAAGGCTGCCGACTTCCCGATGGCTGATGAACTTGCAGAGCGGTGGGCAAAGACCATCCCGGCAGCGATCAAGGGCGATGGTCCTCCTCCCGAGGTCCAGCAGATGCAGCAGCAGATGCAGGCGATGCAGAACGCCATAGCGGCCTTGAACGAGAAGCTGAACGACAAGTCCGACGAGATACGGATCAAGGAATACGACGCCGACACCAAGCGGCTTTCGGCCATCGGCAATTCTGGGCCGGCGATCACGCCAGATCAGGTCCGTCCGATCTTCATCCAACTCATGGCGGAAATGCTGCAGGGCGGTTCACCGGAGCCCACCAGCGAGCAACAGCCGCAACCGGCGCCGCAGATGCAGCCGCCGGCGAACGCCGCCTGACGACGCGCAGAAAGGGCAAGCCATACCATGCTTCTCCAGATCCGAGCCGGCGAAGTGCCGAAGCTCATCAAGCACACGGCCCAGGAAATCGCCGGGGCGTTCTACGACATGCACCGCACCGATCAGTTCAGGGCTCAGGCCGGATCGCAGCGGCAGTTCGTCCGGCGCTACTGGACCGATCACATCCCGGTGGCGATCGAGTGCCTGACCGGCGTCCTCGCGCTGCCGGGCACGTCGGAGCACGAGAAGGAAGCCATCTACGATGCCCTGACGCTCTTTCAGGAACGGTCGAGCGCCGGCACACCATCACTTTCCATGAGGACCCTTCAATGAAAAAGCCAGCATCGATGAAGCCGGTTGCCAAGGCCGGCGGATCTCCGAAGGCCGCTCCGGCGAAAACGGTTTCGAAGTCGTCTGGCTCGAAAGGCCTGTCTGTCAGCCCGTCCTATGCCGCCGAAGACAAGCGGTGGAAGACCGAAGACGCGATGCGCACACTGATGCGCGCCGAGGAACTGAAGAAGGACCGGGGCCTGATGCGCGACGTCGAGGCATTGGCCAAGGAACAGGCGCAGAAGCTCTCTGGCCTTTGCGGAAAGGCAGGGAAGTAAATGGCAACCGTAGGCGTAGCGCTGACATCGGTCAGCAACAAAGCAAGTTCTGGCCTCAATGCGGTGATGCCGTCCGCTGATGCAGAGCCGACACTTTCGACGACCGTCGCTTCAAGCGCGGCGTCAGCACAGGCTTCGATCACTTGCCCGGATGATGGCCGCCAGCACTATTGGATCATCACAGCGCTCGGTAATGTATGGGTGGCTTTCGGAACCAATCCAACGGCGGTCGCTGGAACCCACTACCTCGTCCCGGCGGGCGCTACCCGCGACTGGGCTGCAAAGCCTGGCCAGAAGTGCGCCGTGGTGGACGCAAGCTGATGGCCTTCTCCGGTATCGGCAACACAGCCCGCGCGATGGGCGTCCAGAAGCGGCAACCGCAGCCGATCGACGATCGCATGGAAGAGGTCCAGCAGCTCGCCTATGACGCTGAGCGCTGGCCGCACTGCATGGACGTCAAGACCAGTTCCCGACACAGCGGGTAATCTGTGGCTCCGTACCTGTGCGGCACACAGGGCTCTCGACATGGTGAAACATGGACAACTCTCTGACGGCCACGCAGGGCCAGCCGGAAGGCGAAGCTGCGGCCAATCCGGGTAACGAAGCAGCACCGGAGCTGAACAATGACGAACTCAATACAGACGCCGGCCAAGGTGAAAACACCGAAGGCGGCGAAGGTGAAGGACAAGGCTCCGAAGCCACAGCCGGCGCCGAAGAACAGCAGCAGCCCGAAACTCCCAAGCCGCAGCAGAAAAAGCCGCTGTCATGGGAAATGAAGCGTATCCACGAGGAGACGAACAAGCGTCGGGAAGCCGAACAGCGCGCTCGTGAACTCGAGGCGGAACTCGCTCGCGCTCGCGGCGGAGCAGCACCAACCGAAACCCCGGCAGATGGCACCCCGCCATCCATCGAAGAAATCCGCCGGCAGGAACGGGAAGCCATCCGACGCGAGGAAACAGTCAACGCCGAGATCGCAAGGCGAAACGCCGCCTGCAACGCCACCTTCGAAAAGGGTGTCGCCGATATCCCCGACTTCGACGATGCTCGCGTCTCTCTGGTCTCGGCCTTCGGGCACGAGATCAACACCAAGCCGGAATTCCTCGATGCGATCACCGAACTCGACAACGGCCATCAGGTCTTTGCCGAACTCGGCCGCAACCCGGCAGAGGCGGAGCGCATCCTGTCTCTGTCGCCGGTGAAGATGGCGCTGGAGATCGCGCGAATGGGCGACAAGCTCGCAAAGCCTGCCACACCCGCACCGAAGCCAATTTCCAAGGTTCCCCCGCCGGTGACGCCGGTCGGAGGATCGGCGAAAACCACGACTGCCATCGATGATCCTGACGTTGATCAGGAAACATGGAGCAGGGACTACCACGCGATGATGGCGAAGAAACTGAAGCGCTGATCATCGCAACCGCATGAACCTGACCCGGCAGGCAATCCGGGGCTCTTTCGGTCACTGGTCCGATATCCAGGCATCGCCCAGCATGGAATACGCGGCACTCGGGCTCCGCAAGCACATCGCAGCGAAAGGACTGCGATCCCTCTCCCAGCACGGCCACAGGGCCATAGCTTCAAGGAACCCGAAACATGGCAAATTCGATCCTCACGATCGACATGATCACGCGCGCCGCGGTGTCGCTGTTCAAAAACTCCAACATGTTCATCCAGAACATCGACACGCAGTACGATTCGCAGTTCGCGGTCGACGGCGCCAAGATCGGCGACAGCCTGCGCATCCGCCTGCCGAACGACTTCACGGTCCGTACCGGCACGGCGCTCCAGGCGCAGGACACTTCCGAAAAATACACCTCCCTGCCGCTTTCCACCCAGCAGGGCGTTGACGTGTCGTTCAGCACCGCCGAGCGCACGATGAAATTGGACGACTATTCCGAGCGCGTCCTGATGCCGATGATCAACAACCTCGCCGGCGCTGTCGCTCTCAACGTCATGTCGTCCGTCGAAGGCAACGTCTGCAACTTCGTCTCCAACACCGACGGCTCGGGCAACATCATCTCGCCCACCGCCGACACGGTTCTCCAGGCGAAGTCCGCTCTGGAATCCAACTCTGCGCCGCAGATGCCCGGCCGCAAGATCGTCATGGACGAATACACGGAAGCCCGTGTCGTCTCGACGCTCTCCGGTCTCTTCAATCCGTCGCAGGAGGTCTCCCAGCAGTACCGCACCGGCTCCATGAAGAACGCGCTGTCGTTCGATTGGTACATGGACCAGACCGTCATCAAGCACACCTCCGGCACCTTCACGGCCGGCACGGTGAACGGCGCCGGCCAGTCCGGCAACACGCTGACCGTCAATGCCATCACCGGCACGCTGACCAAGGGCGACATCATCACCATTGCCGGCGTCTATGCCGTCAACCGCGTGACGAAGCAGTCCACCGGCAAGCTTCGCCAATTCGTGGTGACAGCTGACGTCGCCAGCGGCGCGACTTCTGTCCCGATCTACCCGGCCATCGTGCCGAGCTCGGGCGGCCAGGCGGTGCAGTACCAGACCGTGGTGGATTCCCCGGCCAACGCTGCAGCCCTCGCTCTCGCCAGCAAGCCGAGCGAGATCTACCGCAAGAACATCGCCTACGCACCGGAAGCCGTCACCATGGCCACGGCCGACCTCGTCCTGCCGAAGGGCGTCCACGAGGCCGCACGTCGCCAGCAGGATGGCATCTCCATGCGCATGATCACCGCCTACGTGGTCGGCACCGATCAGCTCGCCACCCGCCTCGACGTCATCTACGGATGGACGTGGCCGCGTGGTGAGTGGGGTGTCGTCGTAGCTGACCGCGTATAGCGATTTACTTTCGCTATAAAACCATGATAAAACAATGATCTAGAAATAGAGAGGTTTGTCATGGGTTTCAAGGTCGATATCACTGGAGAACGCTTCGGCAATTGGAGCGTTCTCCGCTTCCACGAGAGCAGAGGGAAGATGCCTTATTGGCTTTGCCGCTGCGATTGTGGGACTGAAAAGAGCGTATGGGCGGCCGATCTCAAGAGAGGCATGTCCAAAAGCTGCGGGTGCTTAGCGAAGGCACTCCAAACAGAGAGGCAGACGACGCACGGTCTAAGCCGACATCCCGCGTATCGTAGTTGGGTTTACATGCATGCCCGGTGCGAGAACGAGAACAACGACAGCTTTTATCTTTACGGTGCCCGCGGCATCTCTGTGTGCGAACGCTGGAGATCTTTCGAGGCGTTCTGGGAAGACATGGGCCCGACGTGGAAAGACGGCCTCTCGATTGAACGTGTGGAAGTAAACGGGAACTACGAGCCCGGAAACTGCACATGGGCAACGGCGAAGGAACAGGCCGACAATCGGCGGGACAGCCGGCTGATCGACACGCCAGCAGGTCCGATGAAGGTGGATGAAGCCTCGAAGAAGTATGGGGTTCCCATTCCCACGCTTCGATCTCGCATCCGCTACGGATGGACCGACCCACGGAAAATGGTTCGTCCTCCTCGGAAGACTAGCCGCGTCTATGTCAGACGCAAAAGGGACGGATAATGTCCACGATCTACCTCAAGCTCAACAAAGGGGGGCGGTCTTCGGGCCGCCCTTCGCGTGAATACCCGAAGCTCCTCTACAACCGCCTGACCGGTGTTTCTCGATCGGTTGATACCATCGAGGAAGAGCAAGCTCTTGGCCCGGATTGGGGCGAGGCACAGCCCGACGTCAGATATCCGAAGGCAACCGACCAATGACAGAATTCCAGGAATACCCGAAGATGCTCTACCACCCGAAGACGGGCGAGCAGGTGATCGTGCGGGATGCCGATCGCGAAAGTGAGCAGCTTGAGGCATGGGGCGTCTCTGAGCCTCCGAAGCTGGAACTGCGCTCCGGCGCCGACAATGAAGGGGAGGGCGCCCCGAAGCCGAAGGCTGCTCCCAAGCCCAAAGCCACCCGCGCCCCGAAGCCGAAGGCTGCTAACTGATGACCACGGCCCGCGATCTGATCAATGATGCGCTGAAGGATGCCGGCGCCATCGGCGTGGGCCAGACGGCGCTTGCCGAGGACATCAACGACGGCCTGAAGCGGCTGAATGCGATGATGGCGCAATGGTCGCGCCAGCGCTGGCTTGTCTATCACCTGATCGACGTGGCTTTCCAGGCAGACGGGTCGCTGAACTATTCCATAGGATCGGGCGGCGATCTCAACTATCCCCGTCCGGATCGCGTGGAAGCCGCGTTCTTCCGGCAGGTAGTCGGCGTGCCGGGCAATCAGGTGGATTATCCGCTGGATATCCTCAATTCCCGCGAGGATTACAACCAGATCGCCCTCAAGAGCATGGATTCCTTCCCGGCCTGCCTGTTCTACGACTCCGGCTATCCCTTGGGGTACGTCTACATCTGGCCGGTGCCCTCGAACCAGTATGAGATCCACCTCTCGCTCAAGGCCACGCTCACGGCATTCGCGAGCCTCAATTCCGAGGTCAATCTTCCTCCGGAATATGAGGAGGCACTGCGCGTCAACCTCGCTGTCAGGCTGAAGGTGAAATACCAGATGCCGATGGACCCGCAGCTTATCGGCCTGGCGAAGAGCGCGCTGAACGTCATCCGCAACTCGAATGCGCAGATCCCGTCGCTGCAGATGCCGCGCGATCTGGTGAGGGGCGGCAGCAACTATAATATTTTTGCCGACCGGTACGACCCATGAGCGATTTTATCAGAATTCCCCTCACTAAGGGGCGCGAAGCCATCATCGATGCGGAAGACTACGCCATTGTCATGGGCGCTGCCAGATCGTGGCATGCTTGCCCGCAGGGGAAGAACCATTATGCGCAAGCTCGAGCTCTCGTCACTCATCAGGTTCTGATGATGCATAGGGTTATCATGCACGCTCCGAAAGGGCTTGTGGTCGACCACATCAATCATGACACACTCGACAATCGAAAGACCAATTTGCGCATCGTGACGAGGCAGCAGAACCAATGCAACGTCCTTCCAAGGCAAGGAAACCATTCGCGGTTTAAAGGGGTCTGCTTGAACAAGCGCGTCAATCTATGGGTGGCATACATCAATGCCCACGGTAAACGCACCTATCTCGGGTATTACCACCATGAGGAAGATGCGGCCCGCGCATATGACGCCGCCTCCTTGTCGCTTCACGGCGAATATGGCCATCGGAACTTCGCGTAATGGCCAGTTCGCCAACCAGGTCGTCCCGGCTACCGCTGCTCGGCGGGGCATACCAGTCCCGCAGCCTTATCGCGGCCGCCCAGCGGTGCGTCAACCTCTACCCGGAGCAGAATCCGCCCGAGGGAACGCCGCCGGTGCCGGTCACCCATTACCCGACGCCGGGGCTGCGCAAGGTCTCGCAGTCGCCGACCATCGGTCGGATGCGGGCGACCTATCGAGCAACCGACGGCAAGCTCTACGCCGCGGTCAACGGCCCATCGGGAACGGTCATCTATGCGATCTCCGATACCTTCGGTTGGACCGCTCTCGGAACGGTTCCGATCGGCCTCAACCCGCTGATCTTCGCCGACAATGGCCTGGCAATCGTCATCGTCGATGGGACAGCGACCAGCTATGCCATCGACATGTCGTCGTCGGCTTTCGGGACGATCTCGGCGACGAACTTCTACGGCGGGACGTGGGTGACCTATCTGGACACCTATTTCATCCTCAACCGGCCCGGCACGGCGCAATTCTATATCTCGGTGTCGAACGTCACCTATGCCATGCTGATCGGTGGGACAGGGTTTGACGCGCTCGACATCGCCGCCAAGACCGGATCGGCCGATGACGTCGTGGCGGTGGCCGCGATCCATGGCGAGCTGTGGCTGATCGGTGAATTGACGTCGGAGATCTGGGCCAACACCGGAGCCGCGGATTTCACCTTCGGCCGCATCCAGGGCGCGTTCTGCGATCATGGCTGTGCCGCTCCATACTCCCTGTCTCAGCAGGATATCTATCTGTTCTGGCTGGCGATGGACCGGCAGGGAAAGGCGGTCGTGGTTCGCTCCGATGGCTATGGCGTCAAGCGCATCTCCACCCACGCGATCGAGGCCGATATCCAGGGCTACAACGTCATTTCGGACGGGATCGGCTATTGCCACCAGATCGACGGCCACGCCTTTTATGTCCTGACCTTCCCGGATGCCAATAGGACATGGGCCTATGAACTCGCCACCGGACAATGGCATGAGCGGGCATCGATCGACGGCAACGGCAATCTCGCCCGGCATCGGGGTAACTGCTTCGCCTTCGCCTATAATCAGGGGCTTGTCGGCGACTATCAGAACGGCGCGCTCTACGTCTACGATCAGTCCTTCTATCTCGACGGCACTGTTCCGATCCCGCGCATTCGGACTTTCCCGCATGTCGTCAACAACGGCAAGCGCGTCCAGTACAACCAGTTCGTCGCCGATATCGAGGTCGGGCAGACCGGCGGCAACATGACCAGCGATCCATGGAAGCTCTCCCTTCGGTGGAGCGATAACCGAGGCGCCTCCTTCGGCAATCCGGTAATCCAGTCCATGGGCTCCGGCGGCCAGCATCTGATATCGCCGCAATGGCGCAGTCTTGGCAACGCTCGAGATCGGGTGTTCGAACTCTCCTGGTCGGCGCCGGTGAAAACCAGCCTGAACGGGGCGTGGATCGAAACCACGGCGCTCGCCACATGACCACGCCGATCGTCCCGAACTCAAACCAGCCGCTTGTCGATGGAGGCGGTTTCGTCACTCCGGTATGGCAGCGCTTCTTTGGGGCTCTCCTGGGCTCACCAGCAGCGATATCGGCCGTTGCAGTGTCTGCATCCCCGACGAGCTTCACCGCCTCTCAGCGGGGCACTGTGGGGATTTCCGGCGGGACATTGACGGCGGTCACCCTCACGAGGGCCGGAACAGTCGTCGCTCTCGGCACCACGCGTACTATCGCGGTCGCCAATGGCGATGTGGTGACGGTTACCTATTCGGTCGCTCCGACCATCAACTTCATCCCGCTTTGAGGTCCTATGAGATATTTCCAGCAGCTTGCAGCCGGTGTGAACGTCACCCCGCTGATGAACGCCCTGCAGCGCCAGCCGGAGCTCTGGGACGCGAACCCGATCAGGACGCAGCATCCCGGCACCGCACATGCCGAGGTTTCGGATATCCTGGTATTCTTCAATTCGCTCGACCAGATGGCCGAGGGGATCATCAACGACAAGGAAGTGATCCCGTTCCCGGCATGGGAGAAGCTTCCGCAGCTGCGCTCGATGATCTTCGATCTCATGCGCACCGTGGAAGGCATCCAGCTCGGCCGTGTCATCATCACCAAGCTGCCGCCGGGCAAGACGATCACGCCGCATGTCGATCAGGGCGCGCCAGCCGAGTGGTTTCACCGCTACCAGATCGCGCTTCAGAGCCTGCCTGGTGCGCTCTTCCATATCGGCGATGAGACCGTGAATTTCAGGTCAGGCGATGTCTACATGATCGACAATCGCACCGAGCACTCTGTCGAAAATTTCTCGAAAGACGATCGCATAGTCTGCATCGTTGATATCAGGTGCGCATGATGATCGTCGCTTCTGTCGAAGAACTCACGCCTGAAACGCTGGAAGAGGCCAAGCCGCTGCTGCCGGCGCACTACGATGAACTGTCGGAGCACAAGCTTGCCGGCATCCCGCTTGATCCTCAGTACGGGCTCTATCTCGCCCGCGCGGCGGCAGGGCAGGTGCTCTATGTGACGCTACGGGAAGAGGGACGACTGATCGGCTATCTCGTCTCCTTCGTGGCGCCCGGCATGCACTATCAGTCATGCCTCACGGCGACCGGGGATATCTTCTTCGTCTATCCCACCCGCCGCGGCCTTGAGGGCGGCAAGACGCTGTTCTCGGCATGGCTGAAGGAATGCAAGCGCCGCGGAATCCGGCTGGCGCAGATCGGCATGAAATCGAGACACGCCAAATACGTTCGGCCGATCCTTGAAGAGCTCGGCTTCTTCGAGACGGAAATCACGTTCTGGCAATTTCTGGACAAGGACTGAAGAGATGGTTGCAACCGCAGTCGTGGGCAGCGCTGTCGTCGGGGCAGGGGCATCGCTTGCCGGCTCGTCTATGCAGGCGAAGTCGACGCAGAAAGCATCCGATGTTCAGGAGCGTATGTACCAGCAGACCCGTGAGGATTTGCTGCCGTACAATACGGCCGGCCAAGACGCCACGAAGATGCTTTCCAACCGGCTCACGGAACTGACTTCGCCGATCGTCATGGATCAGGCAACGCTTGAAAAAACACCGGGTTACCAGTTCAACCTCACGCAGGGGCTGAAGTCCACGCAGAGCAGCGCGGCGGCGCGCGGGCTCGGCACATCGGGGGCGGCTCTCAAGGGCGCTGCGACCTTCGCGACCGGGCTGGCGGACTCGACGTACCAGAACCAGTTCAACAACGCGAATACCAACCAGACGAACGCCTATAACCGGCTGATAGGCCTTGCGTCTCTCGGCGAAAGTGCGGCCGCGCAGACCGGAGCCTATGCCACGCAGACGGGGCAGTCGATCGGCAACAATTTAATACAAGGGGGCAACGCTCAGGCAGCTGGTATAAATGGGGCGGCTAATGCCCTCACGAATGGAGTGAATTCGTACGCCAGCTATGACTACTTAAAGAGCGGGGGGATGTACGGCCGCTAGCTAGATCGCCCGTGGTTCTGGTGGTAGCCGTTTTCGCGTTCTGCGGCCTTCCTTGCTCTAACAGCGTCTGCTTTGGTTTGAAAGTAGCCAAGGCATTTTGTCTTGCTGCCAGCCTGGATGTATGCCGTCCATTGCGAATAAGCTTTGTAGAATACGACACCGGTTACACCGCTCTTGTTGTCGGATCGCCGCTTCTGGTTCTTTCGGTTTATGGTGCTGGTCGCCTCACGAAGATTGACGAATCGATTATCCGAGGGATCACCATTGATGTGGTCGATCTCATCAACCGGCCATGCGCCGGTCATCAAAAGCCATGCAACACGGTGGGCGTAGCATGCCTCATAGGCAATCCGGCCCATCCGATACCCGGCGTGCGTGGACCACGTAAAGGCTTCTTTGTTAGCGTACTTACCGTTCCATCGAGCAGCCCGGCACGATGCTGATCGTTCGCCATCAACGAAACTGGATATAGGCCGTTCTTTCCAGAACAGCTTGCCGGTTTCGGAATCGTACTTGAGAATTTCGCGCACTTGCGCATAGGTTGGCTTAGCCATTCGATCGCTCCATGATCGTTTCGGTTAGAGCGCCTCGTGATGTTTCCAGCATCCGGGGCGCTCGTCGTTTATAACGCAGGTTGCATCGAGGAACAAACGAATGTCGCTCATTTGGATCTGCATCGGGGCAAATAATGGCTGAAGTTCAGACGGATTTCTATCCTCGCGCCAACCAGAACAGCCTTCTCGACACGATCGGCACTGTTGCCGGCATCAAGAACGCTCAGGAGACCAACAAGCTCCTGCAGCTTCAGCAGCAGCAAGGCCAGGTTCAGCTCGACCAGTCGAAGATCGACCAGGCGCACAAGATGTACGAGGGCTTTGTCGGGCTTCTCGGTTCGGTGGCGCAGGATCCGCGCGTCGGTACCGCCGATGGGCCGGCTGTCATCCAGAATTACGCCAACCAGGCCGTGAAGCTCGGCTACATCACGCCCGAGATGCGCGATCAGGCGATGGCCACCATGCCGCAGGATCCGGCGCAGATCCCGCAGTGGCTGCAGACGATGAACACGCAGGCTCTGGCCGGCCAGGAGCGGTTCGGGCAAATCTACGGAACGCCGCAGTTCGTCAACAATGGGTCGTCGATCACCCCGGCGGCGGTCTCTCCGATCACCGGCGTTCGCGCGATCGGCGCGCCTGTTCCCGTCACGACAAGCCCGTCCGAACGCGCAGATCTGGTCCAGACGACTGACGCTCAGGGCCGCACGGTACTCGTTCCCAAGGGGCAATTGCTCCAGCAGGCCGGCGTCAATGCGCTCACCGCGGTTCCAGAAACTGCGCCGATGGGGCAGGCAAACCAGCTCGTTCCGCCTCCGATGCCTGTCCAGCAACAGGATCTTCCACCGGTTGGGGCGCCTCCGGCCGCCGCCCCTCCCCCAGTTCAGACCTCCCAGACGCAGCCGTCCGTCGGCGTCGTCACAAGTCCTCCAGCTGGCGAGATCGAGGCCCAGTCGCAAGCTGCTCAGGCATCCGCCACCCAGTTCAGCCAGGATAACGCGAGGGAGCGGACCTATCAGCAGGATGTTGTTCCCCTCCAGAAGGCACTCCCGGCCCTTGAAGCCCTCGGCACGACGGGCACCGGTCCCGGCACCGAGCAGCTCCAGGAAATCCAGTCCTTCCTCACCTCGATGGGCGTCATCGCTCCGACCGACGACCTGAAGAACTACGACGAGGCGCGGAAATATCTCGTCCAGTACGCGCGCGGCGCCGGCGATACCGGGACGAACGACAAGCTGGCCGCTGCCTTCGCCGGCAATCCGAGCCTTGGGATTTCCAATGCCGCGGCGCTCGACGTCGTCAAGACCGCGCTCTCGCTGCGCCGCATGCAGAATGCTCAGGTTCGCGCCTTCGGGGCGACCGGCCAAAGCCCCTCTGCCTATGGCAAATGGTCGACGCAGTGGAACGCCGAAAACGATCCGGTCGCCTATGGCTTCGATCTCATGAAGGGGCCAGAGCGCGCGAAATACTTCAAGGGTCTGTCTGCGGACGACAAACAGAAATTCCTGAAGTCGTTGCAGACCGCAACGGCCCTCGGGATCGTGGCTCCTCCTTCCGTCAACGATGGTGCGAAATAAATGGCTGGCAAATTCGAAGAGGTCGGTAACTTTGTCGCTCGCGGGGCGAACAATGTGGACCCGCGCCTTGTCGATATTCTGAACAAGGCCGCCGAAGCCACGGGCATGACGGTGCAGGCCTATTCGGGATTCCGCCCGGGTGACAAGCGCCAGCACGGTTCCGGTCATGCCACGGATATCCGCATCATCGGGCCGGATGGCAAGGAAGTTCCTAATTACCAGTCGCCCGAGGCGTTCAGCGCCTATGAGGCGCTCGCCCAGGCGGCGCGCGCTATCCAGATGCGCGATCATCCCGAGCTTGAAAAGCAGTTCCGGTGGGGCGGCTATTTCTCAGGCGACAAGGGCAAGTATGGGGCGATGGACCTCATGCATTTCGACCTTGGCGGCTCCGACAAGCTCGGCATGGCCGGCGGCTCGTGGGATGGAGGTCTGACAAAAGATCAGGCTGCGATCTGGGGGATGAAGCCCGGTCTTCAGGGCGGTGACACCTCGGCGCTGGCCTTCGCTCCGGCGCAAAAGGGCAATGGTGCTTCCGCTGCCCTCGATGCAATGGCCGGCGGCACACTCAAGGCCAATCCCGTCCACACCGTGGATTACGTCCCGCCTCCCGGCAGCAACGCAACGCCTCAGTTTACCCCGCTGGTGACGATCCCGCATCTGCAGCCACGTGAGACCGACCAGCAGCAGAACGCCACTCCTGCGCCTCCTGTGGCCCAGCCTGCGGCTTCTGTCCCCTCCAGTGACGATCTGATGCGGGCATGGGGAATCCAGGACACCGGCGAAGCACCACCGCCTGCCGCCGCCACGCCATCCCCTGACGAACAACTCATCAAGGCATGGGGCCTCGACCAGAACGAGCAAGCCCCGGCTGCTGGGATGGCGGCTGGTCAGAAGCGCGAACATACCCCGTTTGAGAAGTTGATCACCGGAGAACCGCAGACGCCTCAAGCACCTTCGGTCGCTGGTGACGTAGCCGCATCTGGTGCGTCTGGTCTCGCTCGCGGCACAGCCGAAACGGCCATGTTGCCCGTCACGACCACCCGTGCGGCTGGAGGTTTGAGTGATTGGCTATCGTATAAGCTTGTAGATTTTCTCACTCAGCACAACGACCTTGTCGGCGCGCCTGTGCCTACCGAAGAGCAGCGTGAATCGCTCAAGAAGGCAATGACGGAGCAGAACGGGCCGCTTGATCGGGCGCAGGACGCCGTTCGTGGCTTCATGGACGAGAACCTTTATGCGCCCAAGACGGAATGGGGGAAAGTTGCCCATTCGGCCGGTGAATTCATTCCTGGCGCCGTTGCGTTTGGTGGCGGAAATCTTCTGACCAATGCCGTCAAATACGGCGTCGTCCCCGGCGTGGCGAGTGAGATGGCGGGACAGGCGACTGAAGGCACGAAGTTCGAACCTTATGCGCGCATTGGCGGGGCGCTTCTCGCACCCGTGGCTGCAGAGGGGCTTTTGCGTGGCGCAGAAGCCGCCGGCAACAAGCTCCTGACGATGACGCCAAGGGGCGCAGCGGCGAACAACCTTACCGCAGCTCTGGCGGAGTCCGGCAAGACGGTCGACGACATCTCGCTCGAGATGGCCCGCAACCCACGCCTGAACCCGATGGATGTGGATACCAATCTGCAGCAGATCGGCATGAACCTCGCCACCCAAGGGGGTGCCCCGCGGTCTGTCCTCAATTCGGCGGTGGAGAGCCGTGTGGCAGGCGCTAAAGGCGCCGTTACTGACGCATATGATGCCGCCGCCGGCACTGTTCCAGACGTCAAGGCATATCTCGATGGCCTGAAGGCAACAACGCGCGCCAATGCAAAGCAGGCATTCGGAGACGCCCTTACAGGTGCTCAGCCGGTCGACATCACGCCGGTCCTAGAATCCATCGACAATGTGATCGCACCCGGCGTCAATGGCGTCGTCGGGAAGGTGAGCGATCTTCCGCAGGGTCCGGTAGAGCAGGCCCTTGCCCGCGTCCGCGCCAAGCTCGCCAACAGCAACGAGATGCTGACCGACGCCGATCGCCTGCATACGATCCAGTCGAACCTCCGCACCGAAGCCGACACGCTAGCCAAGAGCGCTTCCGGTCAAGATAAGCTCGTAGCTGGTGCGCTCCGGGATGTCCGTCAGAAGATCGTCGACCAGATCGACAACGCCACCGGCGGAAAGTATCGGCCGGCGCAGAAGCAATACGCCGATGACAACGCGATCCAGGATGCTTTCGACAAGGGCTTGGAGGTTTTCAAAGGGGGCACTGGCAAAGGCTCGATCGAGAACCGGCCTGAATATTGGGAAGCATGGGTGAAGGATGCCACGCCGGCCGAGCTCGATGCGGCAAAGGTTGGGACGCGAGTAGCCGTCGATCAGACGATCAGCAGCGTCCGCAACGCCGCGGCAAAGGGCGAGGCCATCGCCGATGTCGATTTCAATGTCGCTCGCCTTGAATCTCTACTCGGCAAGAGCGAGACGCAGAAGCTTGTCCAGACGCTGAAAGATGAGCAGCGGATCGCCCAGACCAACGCGAAACTGTTTGCCGGCTCTCAGACGGCCCCGCGGCAGGCGGCCAACAAGCTGACGGAAGTCAAACAGGTCACGCCCAGCCTGAGCCTGTCGGCTCCCTTCGTCATCGGCGGGGGGTATCAGGTCGGGGGCATTCCGGGGGCTATTGCCGGTGCCGGCCTATCGCTTGGCAAGATGGGCGTGCAGGCGGCCCAGAGAGCCCGTGACATCGCGAGGAACCGTTTGATGGCCGAAGCCCTCAGCGGAGACGTAACGCGCTTCCGTGAGGCTGTGGCGCCAGCCGGGACAGCGAATAGGCTTCTTGCTCCCATCCGTGGAGCTCAGGCGCCATTGCTGCGGTCAAGCGGGGCGGTGCCGCTCAGCATCGGGATGCAGGCTCCGAACGAACTGCTGCGGCCTCCCCGCAAATAGCGGTCAGAACCCGGATAGAACGAAACGGGCAGCTCTTCCGAACAAGTGCGGGAGAAAGCAGACGATGGCGGTGATGGTCGTGGGCCAAAAAGCCCATGTCATCATCCCGTCGAGCGCAAGTTTTCCGAAAAACAACAGCATGATCACTGTGAGGGTCGTGCCGATCCACGACACAGTAACTCCAAGGCGCTCGGCCATCACGTCTCCATAAGGTGGGGAGTAGGCCACCTTTTTATCACACGACATCGAAGAGGTTAAGATGGCATCGCTTTTGCCGACAGGCGAGACGACGTTCCTTGATGCCAATGGCGTTCCGCTGGCGTCCGGAACTGTCGAATTCTATATCCCCGGCACCACGACGCCGAAGGACACCTGGCAGAACAGCGCCCAGACGATCCTCAACCCGAACCCTGTCACGCTCGATAGCGCGGGCAGGGCGATCATCTACGGCTCAGGCTCATATCGCCAGGTCGTCAAGGATTCGCTCGGAAATCTCGTCTGGGATCAGGAGACGGCCGAGCCTAACTCCGGCGCCGTGTCGTTCGGCGGAACATCAGGGGGCACCGCCAACGCTCAGACGCTTTCGGCTTCGCAGTTCTCCTATGGAGATGGGCAGATCATCTCGTTCGTCGCGGGGCTATCGAACACGGGAGCAACCACGATTTCGGTCGGTGGCGCTGCTCCGATCGCGGTGCTGAAGAACGGTGCGAGCGGCCCTGTTGCGCTCGCCACGGGCGATCTCGTCGCCGGCAACTCGTATTTCATCCAGTATTCGGCGCAGCTTTCGGCCTTCCAGCTTCTGCTGTCCGTCGCGCCCTCGACGCCGACCGGTCCATTCCTTCGTGGCTATCTCTGGGGCCTCACGCTTTCCAACAATGCCGGCGATCCCACCAACTCGATCGACATCACCTCGGGTGCCACAGCGAGCGATGGAGCTACCCCGGCGCTCATGAGTCTTGCGAGCGGCTTGACGAAGGTGGCAAACGTCTCATGGGCGGTCGGCACCGGCAATGGGTGGCTTGATACAGGGGCGATCGCCGACGGCTGGTATTATCCCTACATCATCGCCCGATCGGATACCGGCGTTGTGGATTCGCTGCTCTCGCTGAGCGCCACGGCTCCCACGATGCCCGGGAGCTATGACAGGAAGCGGCGAATTGGCGCGCTCTACCGGACGGCCGGGTCGTTCATCGCCTTCATCCAGGATGGAGATTTCTTTGAATACAAGGCCCCCACCGCAGACATAACCGCTATCCTGACCACTCCGACGCTTCGCACGATCAAGGTTCCTACCGCTTTCTCTGTCATGGCGAGGATCGGCGTGCAGATCAACAACGGCGCAGGTGTCATGCCGAATGCGAACCATTGGGACCCGTCCTTAGGCGCATCTCTGCCTTCTGCTCGAACCGGCGTCTTGCAGATGTTTGCCAATACTGCGGCGTTTGCCCAGGCGATGTCTTTGGTTCTGGACGTCAGAACGAACAGCTCAGGGCAGATCTACAACTCGCAAACCGCCGGAACGCTGACAGCCTATAATCTCGAAACGCTCGGCTACTTCGATAGCCGCGGCCGGGTGAACTGAGGTCTCCATGCCAGATATTGCAGACGACAACTGGTCCGAACGCGACGACCAGAACGCCGAAGTTGCGCCCTACGGGTGGCCTCCAGGCGTGCCGGCCGCCATCGAGTTGATCGGCCGGATGATGATGGGCGCAATCAAGCGCTCATGGCGACGGTTCAACCCGTTCTATCCGACGACCGGCTCTGCAGACGCCTATATCGTCACCCCTTCCTCGAACCCGCAGTTCATCAACATCTACGAGATCATCCGCGTCCGGATCGACCGAGCCAACACGACCACGGCGCCGACCCTGAAGTATGGCGGCGCGAACGCGCGGACCATAAAGCGGATCACGCCGGCGGGAAAGGTCGCGGTTGTTGTCGGAGATCTGGTGGCCGGCAAGGATCATTCGTTCTGGTATGACGGCACCGATTTCATTCTGATGGACCCCGCGACGATCAGCGGCACACTGGTGACCGGCGCACTGCTGGCGGCGAATAATCTTTCCGATGTCTTGAGCGCATCCACCTCTCTGTCGAACATTGGCGGCGCTCCGCTCAATAGCCCGACGTTCACCGGCATCGTCACCATCCCGACAGGGGCTTTGATCTCCGGGTATGCTTTGCTCGCGTCTCCGGCCTTCACCGGCAACCCGACGGCGCCGACGCAATCCGCCGGCAACAATTCGACCCGGCTGGCGACAACGGCTTATGCGGATGGCGCGGTGGCAACATCCGCTGCGCTGAAGGTGGACAAGACCACCACGGTTTCCGGCGGTGGCCTGGCAACGGGCGGCGGCGCGCTCTCTTCGAACCAGGTCATCACCGTCACCAAAGCCTCGACGGCGCAAGCTGCGGCCGGCACTGATGACGCAACCGTTCTGACACCGCTGAAGCTCCGGGATGCCTTGAACGCGACAGGCAGCGCGCCGGTCTACGCTTGCCGGGCGTGGGTTCGATTTACCGGAGCCACGGGCGCAATCCTCGGCTCCGGGAACGTCACCAGCGTCACAAGGAACGGCGCCGGGGATTATACGATCAATTTCACCACAGCGATGCCGGATGCGAATTATGTGACCAGATGTGGGGCGGAAGGCACCACTGCAGCCAACGTCGACACGATCAACGTGAACGCGACAGGTGGTCAGGCAACTGGCTCAGTCCGAATAATCGCAGTCCGCTCCGGAACCGGAGCCTTCGATCCAACCGCTGTAGGAGTTGAGGTATTCCGATGAGACTTTCCGTTTCGATTGAAGAATTTCCAGAAACAGATGTCACCACCGGCACACTGTTCTACGGCAGTCAAACACTTGACCTGTCATCGGCTGTGTTGGGCAAGAACTACGACGTCTTCCTGACCTCAGGTGGGCTGGTCATCGGCCCGGCTTGGACGAACAGCACGACCCGGGATCTGCAGGTGGTTCGGAGCGGCGATGATATCGTCAATGCCTCCGCGTTCGCCGGGATTGCGACCGGAGACGCCCATCTTGTCGGCGGGTTTCATTGCCACGCTGCGGGACAGACGCGCAGCACCAAACAATCACGGCTGGTCTGGAGTCTTGAAGACGCGACCCTCGTGCCGGTCTGCCGTGTCGATACCGCGGACTCTTGGGTTTATTCTGCAGCGCAATGGCGGCAGGCCAACAACAACCCGCTGAACCAGATCGAAGTCTTCTGTGGCGTCTCTGGGCGAATGGTGGATGTGACGGCCTCAGCCTATATGATCAACGGCGCTGCATCGGCGGTTGCGGGCTTCGTCGGGATCGGCTTGGATACCTCGGCTTCCGATATTTCCCAGGTGAAAAACCCAGCCGCTGCCGGTAGCGCGTTTCCCGTCTTGCCAGCGTGGGCAAGATATGCTGGATACGTCGGGATCGGCTACCATGAATTGCGGTGGCTTGAACGCGGCAATGGAGGCACACAGACTTGGTTCGGCGATGGAGGGCAACCTTGCGGCTACCAAACCGGCATTATCGGCTCGGTGGTGCTTTGATGGCTGCCATGCTCTTCGGGGGCTCAGGTCTGGCCTACAATCGCTATACTAGCGAGAAGGCGTATTACATCTATCCCCCCGGCTCAGTCATTACCGGGGCTGATCCTGTCCTTGACCTGACAGGCCGCATTGAGGTTCCGAAGGGCGATCTCAGCAATACCGCCGTCATCGTCGTTATCGGGCAGTCCTTGAGCGTCAACGAAGTGCCGACGCCATATGTCCCGGTCAACACGAATATCGACCAGATCAATATCCATGACGGCAAGCTCTACAAGGCCAAAGACCCGCTGCTCGGCATCAACGTCAGCGGCGGCACGGTGACGGACCAGCGCGGCACGTGGATGATGCGGATGGCCGATAAACTCATTTCCGATGGACATTATGATCGCGTCATCCTCGTTCCTATGGCGGTTGGAAATACCCGCGTCGGGCAATGGGCCGATCCCTCGCAAGCTCCATACCTGTTCAACATCATCAACACGGTTGGGCTTCGCATCCGAGACGCCGGCCTCCCATGCACCGCAATCATGTGGGGGCAGGGCGAGAGCGACACCGCCGCCAACACCTCGCAAGCTTCCTATGCCGCAAGCCTGCAGAAGGTGATTGCCGAATTCAACCGCGCCATTCCTGGCTGCCCTGTCCTCGTCGCCCAGGAAGCCTACTACTACGGCAACACGAATGCCGGCATCCTTGCTGCTCAGGCGAGCGTCGTGAACAACAGCACTGTGTTTGCCGGCGAGAACGTCGAGCTGATCGGCCCATCCGGCCGGTACGATAACACCCACCTGAATGAAGCTGGCGCCGAGCAGCGCGCCACCCTGGCAGTTGCCGCCCTCAAGGCAGCGCTGAACCTCTAAGCATTCCACATCATCGAAGCCACCTAGCTCGTTGCCCTTGGCAGCGGGCCTTTTGCCATATCCACAATCTGGAGCCTTCCATGAGCAGCATCACCGCTCAGCAACTTCGTGCGGCCGCAAACGGGCCGGTAAATGTTGCCAATCTCAATTCCGTGCTTCAAGCGATGGACCAATACGGATCTATTTTCGGTCTGGATCTGCCTCATCGCGCTGTCCAGTACTATGCCCAGATCATGCACGAGAGCGGTGACTTTCGCTTTGACCGTGAAATCTGGGGCCCGACAGCCGCACAGAAGCGCTACGATACGCGGGCCGACCTCGGCAATACACCTGCGACCGATGGGGACGGCAAGCTCTATGCCGGCCGGACAGCCGTCCAGATCACCGGGAAGGCGAACTATCGGGAATTCTACGAATGGTGCGACGGAAACAACCTGAACCCGCCGGATTTTGTTGCCAGCCCCGATCTCGTCAATACTGACCCATGGGAAGGACTGGCTCCTCTCTGGTACTGGGATACGCGCCATTTGAACCGATGGGCCGATCAGGGCGACATCGAGACGATCACTAAGAAGATCAACGGTGGCATCAACGGGCTCGCAGACCGTATCGATCACTATGCACGACTGGCGCTGGTCGTCCTCGGGTTCGCACCAGAAGCCGTCGAGCAGTTCCAAACGAAGGCAGGCATTGCCGCAGACGGGGACGTAGGTCCGAAGACTCGCGCAGAGCTGCACAAAGCTCTTCTCGCTATATCCGGCTCATCGACAAAGCAGGCAGCATTCATGGCGGCTCCTGTCGTCGAAGAAAAGCCCGTCGTGCCAACGGCGGTTGAACGACAGGTCAAGAAGAAATTCAGCCTTCTCGGCTGGGCCGGCAGCGCATTCGGCGGCGGCGGCGGTCTCGGTGTCGCGGCACTAACCGGGTTCGATTGGCGTGCGCTCGCGATCATCATCGGGGCCATCCTGATTGTCGCAATCAGCGGCCTTGTCTTGCGACACTACATCATTGCGGCGATCAAGGACATTCGCGAGGCGGTTGAAAGCTGATGCTGTCGTTCATCCCTGACTCCCTCAAGCTGCCCGCTGCAGCGCTTGCCGGGGCTTTGGCCGCCGCATCCATCCTTATCGTCATCAACGCTGTCTGGTGGCTTCCTGCGGCCCGCAATGAGGGCAGGGATGCCGAGCGCACTGCCGCCCTTCAGAAGTCCATGGAACTCATCAAAGAACGAGGTAAGACCAATGCTGAGATCGGCAAGCTCTCTCCCGCTGATATTTGCCGCCGGCTTGGCGGTGTCTGGGTGCCAAGCGACAACCTCTGCGAATGACGGCGCCGGGTTCGAGCGCCTAACCCCATCGGCCGGCACACGGCAATACATCATCGCCCACGATATCCCCTTCGCCAAGCAGATCGTCGCACATAACCAGACGTGCGACACGCTGCCGGCCTGCCGAAAGTAAGCGCCCATGAGCACGACGTTAGCACTCAGCCTCGGCATCACCAACCAGTTGGGCGGAGGTGGTGGCAGTGCATCGCTTCCTGCTTTCACGTTCCAATCTGAAACGACAACGCTGGAGACGGCCAAGGCAGCGCAGGGCATCACCATGCGCCGCTCGGAGAAGCTGGCCTACGATCGCCTGATCACGCGCATCAAGGGCGCTGGCATAAGCATGACGAATGCCAAAGCCCTCTACACCCCGGATACGCCGACTGAGATCAATAGCAGACTGAACAAGTTCCACCCAGGCACGAACGACCTCACGCTGACCGGTGCAGGCGTGCCGACCTATACGGCAAACGACCGTTGGAGCGGGTGGACTTCTACTGCAAAATACAACACCGGCATTGGGCTTCAGAGCTTCTCTCAGGGGCAGTTCACCATATTCTACTATTCGCGGACCTCGACAGGCGGCAGCAGTGGTGAATTCGGCGCACAGACGGCCGGCGGTGATGGTATTGGGGCAAACACAAAAGACGCGTCCAGCAAGTTCAACGCGCGCCTGCAGGCTACGAACTACGTCTCGACCTCGACGACGATCACCCCAGGCCAAGGCATGCACAGCATCCGCCCGAATAGCCTTGATACCTTCGGCATCACCCGCGAAGCCCCGTCACCCACCTATGTCTCTCCCGCGACCAACCCGACAATTCACCTCGGCGGCATCAATGGCGGCGCACTTTCAACCAAGGACTGCGGCCTCTTCGCCATCTTCGACGTGACCCTGAACGATGCGCAATGCCGGGAAATCAGCGCGGCGCTGCTGGATTATTACTACAAAATCCGCTTTGGGTATGTGGACACCTATGCTGCGGGCTATGCCCCGACGACGGCCGATTATGACGTTCTCGTTTACGGCGCGAGCTGGACGGCTGTTTGTGCTGCCTATGCCGCCAAACAGGAAGGCAAGACCGTTGCCCTCGTTCTCGACGATCTGGCAAAGACCGATTGGGATATCGGCGGCATGCCGGCGTCGGGCCTGGCCTACGTGGACTGCTACAACTTCACGGCGCTCAAGGGACTCTATCGAGACCTCACATCGTGGGTCAACAGCACCATCATCAACCGCGCCGACACGAACACACAGACCGGCAACTCTGTTGAAAGCTGGCAGTTCGTCCAGGGTGTGCGCCGGATGCTCGACCCGACCCGGACGAACGGCACGCTTATTCTCGGGCAGGATATCCCGGTCTACTTCTCCACCGGCATCCAGTCCATCACCTCTGTCGGCACCACGGACACTGCGCTGAAGACCAACGACGGGCGGACCTTCACGGCTCGGCAGTTCATCGCCGCGGACTATGACGGGGAATACATCCACAAATCGTCCGGTATTCCGACATTCACGGGCAGCGAGGCGGCCGGCGCCGGCTCGGAAGCCAACAACGGCTACAAGGGATCAAGCGCTCTCAGCAAGCCCTATGGCTCGGATATCAGCCCCTACATCACGGATGGCGTTCAGGCATCTGGCCTGCTGCCTGACATCCAAGGCGAAATGCCGCTTCCCGGCCTTACCGTCGATGGTGTTGATCCATCGATCGAAAGCATGAACTACCGCCTTGCGATGACGACCGACCCGGCGCGCTTGGTTCCTGTCACCACAATGGACCCACATCGGAATTATAATTCCCTGCGCTACGAGACAGCGGCCCGCGCCTATGTCCTCAACCCCAGCGTCACGATCGGCAATCCGGCCGTTACCACGACCATCCTGCAGTTCGCGGTCGGCGGCTCGACGAACAAGATGGACGTGAACAACGGTTCCGGTGGCCTGTCGACCGACTTGCCAGGCAGCGGCTATCGCTATGCGACCGCAGCGAACCGGGCAGCGCAGCTTGCCGTCATCGACGATCTGAGGGATTATCAGCTCGGGTGGTTCTGGTGGCACGCAAATTCCGGTGACAGCCGCATTCCTGGGACACTGGTAACGCAGTTCCAAGGCTTTGGTCTTGATGCTGGAACCTTCCTTGACCCCGGCCCCGGTGGGCTGCTCTTCTGGCCTAACCGCCCGTATCAGCGCGACCCGATCTGGCGGCTCAAGAATACGGGCTATGTCTCGACCGCGCAGGACTACTGCAAGACGGACGGTTCGGCCCTCCGCTCCGACAAGACGGTGGCTGTCACCTCATATGATTGCGACAAGCACCCGCCGTGGAAGGTCGCATCTGGTGGCCTGCTCTATACGCAGGGCAGCGTTCCAGGCTCGCTTGTGGCTGGCGCCGACAAGATTGCCCCTGTCCCTCTTGAGGAGATCGTTCCAGACGCCGCAACGAAGACCAATGTCATTGTTCCTTGGGCATCCTCGTGCACGATCCTCTGCTGGTACATGGGGCGTCTGGAGCCCACCGGCGGCCTCAAGGGCGAGGCGGCGGGCGTTATCGCCTCGATGGCGATCGACGGCGCTGTAAGCGTTCAGACGGTCGATTATACGACGCTGCGCACCAAGCTATTGGCTCGGGATACGAACCATCCGATCTTGCCGCAGGTAGCTTGATCGACTATCATCAAATTGACGCGGTGGTCGCCGGTTCGAATCCGGCCTGTCTCAGGATGGTGGCGCAGTCTGGTAGCGCAACGCGGCGGGGGAGGTCAGGGGTTCGAATCCCTTCCTTTCGAGGTGGCTCAGTCTGGTAGAGCGCCCCCGTTTAATTCCATGAGGATATCCGGCAATCAAGACCGAACACTCCGGAGCAAAGAACGGCGGCGGTTTCTGGGGCAAGCGCATCGACGCCAAAGATGTCAGCAACATGCTGCGGAGGCGCGAAGACATCGAAGCAATCCGGCGTGAGGCTAAGCTCATGGCGGGCGACGAAGACGCGATCCGCAAAAGTCTTAACGAACGCTATCCGGTTATAACCGCGTATCTGGCAAAGAACGACTGAGCGCAATCACATCGCAGACATCCATAGGCCGCCTTCGGGCGGTTTTTCTTTGACCAAGCGACCGCCACACCTGCTCGTAACAGGAGCGGCGGTCTGACCACACGATCACCGGGATCGCGACGGCTGAGTGCAGAGTGGCAGCCAGACATTCCTATTTCATTAATTCGCAGGGCATAGACGGACAGGGCGCGGGGAATGAACGGAGCTAACATGCAACTACCGGAACGCAGCAAGAGGTTCGAATGGAACTTCAATACGCTGGTTGTCATCGGCGGGATATCCTTCGCCACCCTGGCAAACGTCGCAGTGGCTTCTATCGCATGGAACGACACGAAGCGGGATATCCAGGACATTCAGGATAAGCTCAAGTCGGAAACCGACAGAGGTATCAAGGCCGACATCGATTTGAACAAGGCCGTGGCCGACATCGCGCCTCTCACATTTCAAACAACGCGCGCTCTAGAAGGCGTTGCGGAGAATAAGAAGGGTATCGAGGCATCCAACGCCAGGATCGATCGGGTTGTTGAAGCCCTCGGTGGCAAACTGGATACCGCTATCGAGAGCATCAATAAGGTTGCCACCCGCGTCGAGGTCTTGAGCAGCAAGCTCGATGATGCGCAGACGCGGGCGAACAAGACACTATGGCGAACGCCAGTCGTGCGGCCTTAGCCGATCGCCTTCCACCCCTCATACCCCAGCCAGCCGATAAACATCAGGGCGAAGATAAAGGCTTGGAGGTGGAGACGGCGGCTGTTCAGCATTACTTGATAACCCGAAGCCGCGGCTGAAGGTCATCAGGCGAAACATGATATCTGGGAACTGGCCGCGTTCTGAACTCGCACGCGACAACACCATCACTGATCTGCTTCGACACGCCTATCATGAAGAGAAACCCCATGTGCTCGTCGAGGTCTCCTTCCATTATGCCGCGCGTCACTTCGTATTGCAGTTCATAAAGCAGTTTTTCAACGCGCTCTTTGCGGAAATTTGTTTCGTCGCTCATAGTCCCGATCCTTCATGCTCCTTGAGGGCGGCGCGATTGCTCATGAATAGCGACGTTTCCTTAAACGTCTTCAATTTTATATCCGCTATCATTTTCGGGCTCTAGATACCTCTCCATAAGGACGCGCACGCCGTCTACGAACGCCTTCTCCCGGTTCTTCCGCTCACGAGGCGAAGATTTCTTCTGCTCCAGTAATGTGGCAATCTCAGCACTCATGGAACGGCCATGCCGATCGGCTTCGTTTTGAATTGCGGGCCAGAGCTCATCTGTAAGGCGAACGATGATGTCTCGTTCATCAAGCAGGCTTGTAGCGACCCTGCATAGCTGACGGATTGCTTCTGCTCTGGATCGAATGCGGCGAGCAAACATCCAGTCATCGATGTGATCCGCGTCAGACTGAGCCAGCATCAACTGGAATTTTATCGTCCGCGGATCTGTCATTGACCGCTGTCCTCTTCCACGTTGTGGGTAGCTGCCTCATCCATCAACTTGTTGATCCGTCCATCCTCAAGCAGGCGGCGGTCCTTGATGAGTTGCTTCCGGCAGAGCCGCCGGATGGCTTCGGCTCTCGATCCAACTCTATGTGCGAAGCGCCAATCGTCGATCAGTTCCAGTTCCGATTTAGAGAACATGACCGGGACGCGTTGGTCTTTTAGTTCCTTTTCCATATGTGCTCCATGTGCTAATGGCCCATGATATCACATTGGGCATGTTGTGCAAGAATTAAGTCTTGCCATTCCTCGCCTTTTTCAAAGACTCTTCCAGATATCGTAAGCGATATAGCCGGCCCCATATGAGCCGATTACCAGTGCAAGAAGCCTCCACGTTGCCAATGCCTCGCGAAGGTACGTGATCTTCAAAACTCCCTCCCGCAGCAGTTCAGCTTCCGGGCCTTGCATGTCGGCTTGGGCTTCCATGCGTTCGATGAGATCGTTCATAATCATCCTTCCCGGACCGTTTGCGGACCGTTTCGCTGGACAGAATAGGAACAGGCGAGAACAAATAGAAACCGCCTGTCCCAGAAATGCTGGGTTTTCGCGAAGCCTTCTCCGTTCGGGACGTGGGGGTCGAGTGTTCGAATCACTCCACTCCGACCAGCTGAAAGCCCTGCAATGCAGGGCTTTTTCATTTCCGCTAATGGACGCCCGAAATCGCCACCGACAGATTGACCGACAGATTGGATTTTCCAACCCGTCGGAAACCGTCGGTGAGCAAGATTCTCAACTGTGTTTTGCTGAAGCTATGAGCCTCTAAGTTCAAAACACTGGAACGCAATCTCAAGCCTAATCCGCATCCGTCGCCGAGATGTTCGGCCGCAGCGGGGAGCCGTAGCCCCTCAGTTTTGAACTGAGCGGCTGATAGCTTCAGCAAGGATGAGCTGGGTGATCGTCGCCCAGGCCCCTGCAAGATTCGAGATCCTCGCTTATTGACTTGCGAAATGTCGTGTTCTTCAGATGACGCGGCTCGGTGCCGACGATCTGAAGATACGGGGAGGGTTTGCGTGAAGCTTAATTTCAGCGTGCACGGATGGATGTATGAATCGGGCATCGATTGTCTCCGCGATAGCTTCACCGCTGCAGCGAAAGGAATACAGGCTAAAAGCCGAGAGGAAACCGAAGCGTGGGAAGCGCTCTTGCAATCCGGGGAGTACCAAAACCAGCTAGAGTTCGCCGAAGATGGCTCTACGCTCTTCGATCCCGCCGATGTCTATAACTATAAGATGGAGACGCTTGGGGAGGCCTATGGAGAACTCAGGAAGGCTTTCGCTATGGCCATCTATCACTACTGGGAACGAAAGATCCGGGTATTCTGCAAGCTCTCGGACGGCAAGCACGCAGAATTGGAAGCAGCTGCCAGGGAAATGAATATCGAGATCCCGGCAGACTTCGCTAGAGTCCACCGTCTTGCCAATGCTCTGAAACACAACAACCACGGAAGTTTGAATGCCCTGCACCGTGTCTGGCCAGAGGTCAGTGGCGCCTTGTTCAAAGCTCAAGGCCATCGCGATTGGTATGCTGGCATAGCATTGACCGATGAACACATCTATTATCTGTTCGATCTCCTGAAGCGTGCAGGCCCTTCAGCTAGGAGGCGAACGTCTGTGGTTGAACCCGAAACAGAGACGGCGACATCCTGATCGGTAATGGTCCACTGTAGAATCCTACAGTGGACATCGATCGTGTGATCCGGGATATCTCTCCTCGACCAACAGTGGAGATCGTCATGGGCATCACAGTCTACGCATACGCAGTCGATCCGGCCGCAAGCACGGTCACCGGATTCGGCAACTCCATTGAAGAGGTCGCGAAAGAGCTTCGCGAGGTGCGCGCCGAAATCGAACTGGAAGACGGCTACGAAGTCCCGACATCAGAAGTCTATGCCTACGATCTCTATCGCCCAGATCTCGACCAGCTCCTATCCGTCCTCAGCGGCGATGCCGACCTCGGTGACCTTATCCTCAAGAACAAGCGCGTCGTCGCGACAGTCTGCAAAGACCCCGCTTGACTCCGGAGCCAATGAGAACAAAATAGGAACAAATTCCGTTGACGACGGAAGCTATTCCTAAGGAGATCTCATGACCCAACAGCTCGCTCTCGATATTGCTGTCGAAGAAACTGTCACCCAGTCCGCTTCAGAAATCGATCTCGCCGTGTCTGTCCTACAGGCCCACGATGGTGATGCAGTCGCTGCAATCCGATCTCTTCTTGAAGACGCTGATTTCCTGCGCGACCAGCTTTTCATCGCCAGCAGCCTGATGTCGAAGGGGATAGGCCGCGGTTGGAAGCCTCAGTACGAGCGCGTCTGATGAAGCATCGCAAGGGTATCGATCTCGTACGGACAGTTTCCGACGTCGGTTACACAGTTGGCGAAGGCAGTCGTCGATCTGGATCGGACTCGACGGAGCATACCTATCGCGTTGAAGTCTGGAGCGATGAGCCCGAATCCGGCGGCGAGATTTTGGAGACGATATCGCGCGCCACCGATTTCTCAGTCTCGATGGCAGCTTACAGGGCGTCGCTACGTGCCCGGCCTGGTAAAGTTCTTGTTCACCTCAATGGTCGTCACAGGATGTCATGCGAGAAGGCGCCGGATCCTCCGCCCCCGGAGTTCCAGCGGCCGCCCATGCGGCGGATGCGGCCGCGCCGTTCAAGCAGTCCAAGGATGACGACCTCACTTTCGAGCAACTCGAACAATGGTACCTGCTCGCGGGGTGTTGTGCGATGTGCAGTCACACTGGCTGGCTCGACCGCTGGGAGCTGTCGCGGCGATACGGCAAGCGGACTCCTATCGTGACATTGTTTCCGAGACTTCGATGTACGAAATGCAACAATAGGATTGGCAATCGAATGAAGCTCGGTCGCATGAAGCGATAACGGACCAGTCAGTGTTCCCGATCGTACTCTGTTTACACTGGCAGCAGAATTTTCGCTCAGCGGGGCTCTCAAATGTTCCGGGTCCGTATAGCGTCGGCCTCTCTTGATTGAAGGAGGTTCGCATGCACCGACACATTGCTCCCGATCCCGCGGTCAGCGCAGCGCTCCAGGTTGGAGTCCTGTCCTACGGCGTCGCCCAGGCGCTTTCCGGCGGTCTCATGAATGGGATCCGCCATGCAGATCGTGTTCGTGAAGCGGACATGCGCCGTCGGGAGGCACGCGACCTCGCCGAAGCCCTTAGTCGCGCGGACGAACTCGGCCGTCTTGCTATCGCTGGTGCACGGCGCATCGCCGCTCTCGAAGCGGAAGTTCGCCAGCTCAAGACGGTGCTGGCACAGCGTCAGGCATTCATCGACCGCAACCGCGCACGGAGTGCAGCATGATCCCTGATCTCTCCGACGAAGGCCTCGTCGCGCAGTTCGGCGACATTTTGTTCGAGATCCCGGAACTTTTCGAGGCGCTGAAACGCTTTGAAGTCGAGAACCGCCCGGCCGTGACCTCGGGCGGTTTCGGAATGAGATGCGACAGGGTGACAGTTGACCGCTCACCCTCGGTACTTCGGTTCCGGATTGGCGCTTCCGTTCGGTAGCCAGAGTTCCGAGACGCGGGCGCGAATGAAAAGCGCTTTTTCTTCATCTGACATCGGCGTCGTCGACAGAACTGGGGCTGGCTCTTGTTCTGGACGACGCGGTTTCCATCGAAACACTTGCAGAGCTTCCAACGAGCGCTCGAGTCCGGTATCGGTCTCGTTCGCGAGGAAAACCAGATCTACATCAGATCGGCTCAGAAGCCAGTCTTGCTGCTGCGCAGTCAGAGCTGACAGATCGATGCTCGGACGATCTTCTTCATTCGCTTTCGCATATTTGCGCACGACTTCGGCCGGGGTCATCTGCTTACCCAGCTCTTCCATTGCCGCCGCATCCTCGGCTGCCTGCTCAGCCGCGGCTAGAACATCATCAACCTGCGTGTTGTCGTGGGCGATGGGCGGCTGCGATTTCATTAGGCCCAGCCACCGCAGCATTCGTCCGAACAGATCGTGCAGGATGGCCGTCAGGCCGTTCAGGTACCAGATCGGGTTCAGGGCTTTCTTCAGCATGTATGTTCTCCTTGTCTGACGAGACCAGGATCCTGCCGTCGGCCGAAACCCACAAACAACCGAAAGCGCCGGCGGATTCGTCCCAGGAAGCATGGATTGCTATCCTGGAAGCGAGGATCTGCCCCCTCGACGCGATATCTTCGCGGGATTATAAATGCAGAAGTTGCGGCTGCCTGGGGGAATTCCGCGAATGTTCTATGCGCTTGCTGGTGGCTACGCAGTTTTGGCAATTTTCTTTCTATGCATGGCTGGATACTACACCGGAAGGATCGGCCACCAGGCGCAAGGGTTTTACCACGAAGACCTCTGGCAGATCCGCTGGGAGCGTCTGATGATGGGGGCGCTGCCATACCTCGCCATCTTCTTTCTTATGTTGGCGGCGCCGATCATCATCATAAAAGACGGACTGATCGAACTGATCTTCGCGTCGAATTTCAAGAACGGAGATGACTATCTCCTCGTGGGCATCGTCTGGATCATTTGGGCCGCCGCATGGCTGGTCGTCGCGCTGTGCATCATCGCGCTTGCCGGAACCGTCTACTATCGTTGGAAGGTCGCAGAGCGGCATGCTCGGCAGCATGAGGCACTCCAGCGCAATCGCGAGATCACGCAGATTGCCTACCCGCAAGAGAAGTGGGGTCGCTGGGTGCGAGTGAAGCGCTCGAAGAATGTATAGGTTTAAGCTGTAAGATATTCACGACTTAAGACGGCGGATAGGGCTGTATCTGTCGATAAACGCGACTTAAGAACGGAAATTGTCGCTGTTCGCGACTTAAGGCGCATAATGGGGCGAAGATGGATCCGAGAAGAAGAATGGATGAGCGGAGAGATCGGCTCGAACGCGGTCGGGTGCCTTTCGTCGAGAGCTACCGCGAGACCGTACTCGAGCCTCAGTCACTCGGTGCGCCACTTGAGCGCGAGATCATCGTTCTCCGGATCGACAAGAGCAAGCTGAAGCTTTACTCGGCGCTGGCGGCTTTCGTTGTCGTGCTACTGGTCATCTCCGGCTTCACGGCGTGATCAAGGCTTCCATCCGCACAGATCTTGACCGCTTCGATTATGCTCTAGGATCTGTCGAGCCGTTCCCGATGACATCGTTGCGACATCCTCGGTGGTCGGACGGATCGGACGGTTGGACGCGCACCAGTCAGATGTCGTCGCGCACCCAGCCAGACAGCTCATCACGAACATCAGCGTCAGGCAGTTTCGAAACCTGGTCATGGATCTTCTCTCGGTTGGCGGCTGCCTTGGTGGTCTCGCACGCCCGATCAGCTCGTTCGGCAGCGCGACCGGATTCTCGGATTCGCCAGTAGGCCAGTCCGACGGCGGCGGCGATGGCGCCCCATTTGGCCACGACCTTACCGCACGACGAGGTCATCCATGCGAACAGTGCCGTCAACATCATCATCACTCTTTACAGACCCATGTCTGGCCGCCGTCCTTGATCTCGGCGCCCGGCTCGAAGCGCTTCCGGCCGAATTTCCAACCTTCGTGCTTGCGTTCATAGATGCCGTAGCCAAGCGTCAGAGCAATTGTGGCGCCGGCTGCAAGGGTATTGATGTCATCCGGGGACAGCTTGCTGTCCGCAAGGAGCACGGTCGCGACGATCGTGACAAGGGTTCGGACGAGATCGAGCATTCTCGGATTCATGCGGCAGCTCCTGAAGCTTCAGTGGCGGTTGCCGCTACAGCGGCGTAGGCCTCGGATCTGGCCTTCTGGACGCGATAACGGTGGATAAGGTAGACGGTCAGCACGGCGAGACCGATGACCGCTCCGATCACCAGAATGCTCTCCAGTCCTGCAAGATTCGACGTGTCGATCTGCGTGCTGGATGTCGCTGAAGAAGCCGCAGATCCCGCAACGCCTGCACCTGCAGTCTTCGAATTCTTAGATGCTGTCGTGGATTCCGACAGAAGGACGATCTGTTGTGATGCCGGGGATGTGGCACGCTGATCGAGTTGGAGCTTCATCGAGAACGCCTCGCCAGTCGTGCACCTGGAGATCCACCCTTTGCCGAATGTGCTGAATGTCGTCAGCCCGCGGAGGAACCCAGTGCGCTTGCTGTAGATGGCCTTGATGGTCTTCAGGGCATCGGCCTTGGCAGCCGCAGCAACCGTCTGCGCGCCGACCACTCCGTCGGCGGCAATACCGAGGGCACCTTGAAGCCATTTGGATCCGCGCGATACACCCGAATTGATGGCGCCGTCGAGAGTCGCGAAATCGACACCTGCAGGCAGGTCGTCGTAGCGAACCTTGTCCGCATACTGACTGCGATAGATCTCGGCGACCTCGTCTTCGGTGATCAACCGGACCGACTGCTTCGAGCGATCCTTGAGTGTCCGGTAAGCATCGTATTCCCGCTGGATGATGCCGTACATGGTGGCGCCGCCCGGATCTTTCGGGTGGTTCGACCAGCCGCCTTCGAAGATGCGGATCTGCTTCATGGCGCGGGGGTACGTGAATTTCATGAGTTCACCCGGATGTTGACGGGCGCGCCCGTAGCTTCGATGAGCGCCGACAGGACCCTGAAATTTAGAGGCTCCCCGCGGCGAAGTTTCTGGAGATGTTCGAGACGGATTGTCGGATATCGGCGGCTGATTTCGGCCGAGGACAGTCGCCGAGCATCAATGTGCTGAATGACTTCCGCGGAGAGCTTGGCCTCGATCTCCACTGCCGTTGCGCATTTGAAAGGGGTGGGTAGGTATGTGGCAGCCATGATAGTCTCCAGAGTGATACTCATGTTATGTTCTAACATTACAAAACACAAGGAAATCGCCGGCAGCAAAACTCGATTGACGAGATCCAAAAAATCCTTATTTAGGATCACACAAATCCTGAAGGAGGATCGTCAACCATGGCCTACATGTCGTCTGCTGATACTGCCCTACTGCTCGCCACGATGCTGCACAGATCTGAACGCACTCGCGCTCGCATCAGCGATCAGACGCTGAAAACAGTTTCCAGACGCACCACGCTGAAGGCGGCGTTTAGGACTAGTGTTGTCGAATGGGCGGCTGAGTTCGGACTCCTGATGTATCCACTCGAGCAACGCGGTGGTTATGGCCTACTCAAAGCAACGACGCTCGAGGGCGCGACCCCGTTACGGGCTGGTCAGTTGGTCTCGGCGGAGATGCGGGCTTTCCGCACGACGGGATCAATTGACCAAGACGCGCTATACACGGAGCTTGGACTTCAGGAAGAGGAAGCCGAAGACTAGGCTCGATACTTGTCGCCGACGAGAAGACCAACTTGTCTGTTTCCGTCTGAGTGTCCGAGATGCCAAGCGCCGACCCATCCCGTCGGCCCCTTAGCATAGTCAGCACGGTGGATCAGGTTGCCCATGGAGATGCAGTCGTCGATCCAGCCGAGGCCGTGGTCGTGGGCCTTCGAGATCTTCAGCCCGAGCTTCGCCAGCCCTGCGGTGGATCCTCGGGCGCCGTTCGCGCCGACATCTCCGTGGAAATTGTAGTAGGTGCCGTACACGTGGAGTGGCTTGTCTGCGTTCACCAGTTCGAACTCGGCTGACGGATTCGAACGGCGAATGACCCACTCGAAGACGTCGAAAGCATCGCCACGATCGATGGCAGCGCGGCATTCATAGTTGGCGAGGTGCCACAGCTTCGAGTTCTCGACGGATACCTCAGTAGAAGGCCGCTCAAGCCACCGCTTTAGGAAGTCGTCGTGGTTGGAATAGACGATGTAGCTCTTGCACCAGGGCCTTGCAGTCTCCGACAAGAAGCGCGCTGCCTGATCGATCTCAGGCTCAACGAACTGCTTCTTGTCCGCGTGTCGGCGATAGAGCGCCAGCGGATTCCGATCTTCGTGGTGATTGATCGCCTGACCGTCGAAGAGGTCATTGAAAGCTTGGCCACGAGCACGGACAAGATCGATCAGAGGACGGTCACCCTCCGGGTTGCCACCATATCCCCACATCGCGCGAGCATAGGGTGGGTGGATCCCGGCGCGATGCGTGCACGGGATGCCGAGGAATGGGCGCTCGAGCTGTCCCTGAGATTCCTCAATCGCTTCGTCGATCGTGTAGACGTTCCCGCCTGAGACGAAGAGATCCAGATCGAAGAAATTTCCGGTTTCGGGATCGGCATCGATATTGCGGACGAAGATGCGATCCTCGTTGTCGATCTCAACGATGACGGCGCCGATGGTATGACGCTGAAGCCCCTTCAACCCGGCTTCTTGCTCGACGTAGTTTGGCACGCTGCATGCGCCTGTCGTCCACATCGTCACCGGATCGGAGAATTGCGGCCGCGGCACGGAGACGATGGCGCGTTTAGGATGAGCGAAGATCGACGTCGTTCCGCGGATATATCCGTTGAGGCCTGTGAGCGGATTCGATTTCGTTGGACGCATGTTCATCTCGGCGCAGAACTGCACACCAGGAGCGAGATGCTGCCGACTGCGGGTGACCAGATGGGAGACCATCGACGACCACGGCGCGACTTCGAGGATGTCACGCTTCCGCTTCTTCGTGAACAGGCTCTTCCCGTAGGTCGCACCACCAAGAAGGATGTCGTATCCGCCCAGTGCGACCGCGAGAGCATGCAGGTTCACCGCAAACGGCCCGTGGGTCGGAGTCTGTGCTTGGTGCATCGAGACGATGATACCCGCTTTCCTCGATCGACGAGGAGCAGGCACGTTCGGGCTGATCCAGATATCGTCGAGCGACTTCGGTCCATTCCATTCGTCCGGCCAGAGAACACCGGGGTCGATCTTCATGCCTACGAGCTGCTGCTCGCCATTCTCGTCGGTTTCGAAGATTTCCTGCGGATCTCCGGATTCACGGTACCAGCCGTTCCCGAGCCAGTTCGAAAACGGCACCGTGAGTTCATCGGTGGCAATCCGTTCCCGAAGATCATTTTCGGTCTTCGGCTTGATCTTGGGGGATTTAGGTGCCGGAGCAGGCGGCTCAACGGCGGCTGGTTCGGCGGTGTCGATTTCGGCGATTAATTTCTTGATGCGATCCAGCCGTTGTTTTGTGATGCCGAGAGATTTCCAGATGTCAGTGTAACGAGTGCCATCGGCAAGCATTTGCCGGACGGCGGGAACGTCTTCTATGAGCGGACGGACTGCGGACCTGCTTGAATTCTGCATTTCGGTATCCTTTCAATAGCCCGCTTCTTTGAGCAGGTCTGAAAAGATGGTTTGCGTCGGCGGACTCCGCCGCAAGTCGTCAACGCTTTGTTTTTGCGAGCGTATCGGCAATCCGGTTGACGACATTGGGCCGCCCAACGATTATACGCCGAACAATTTTTTCATGAGGGGATCGATAAACTGGCCGACGACACCCGCAACCAGCGAGACGCCGGCGACAATGAACGAAATATAGCCCTTGGTGATCCGGCGCTGGACTTTGATCTCGGCGATATCGGCTTTCACGGCGCCGATATCGACCTTCAGGGTGTCGATCTCGCTCTTCATGGCCGTCTGGCTCGAGAAAAACTGGTCGAGTTTGGTCTCGAGCCGGGCCTGTCCCTTGATCAACTCAAGGATCTCACCGGACGGAAGTGTATCGCTCATTGTCGGTTGTACTCGGTTCTGGAATGTGATCTCCAGTGAGTGGAACCGACTACCGTGCAAGATTCGAGGAGGACGATGAAAAATGGTGGCTCTCACCGCTGCTGATCGAGCAGGAATCGACAACATCCTGGCCAATGGCGGCACATATACTTTGGTCATCGATGCCTCGGACATTCAGATGACCTCGGAAACCGAGCAATGGCCGGACATCGCCCCCAATCTGACGACCGGATTCGAGCTGCCACTAACCCCTCCGACGAACCCTCGGGATATCGCACTGGCTCTCCGCTACGGAGACGTATGGGGGCGAGAGCTGGTCAAGATAGGCAATAAGGGCGGCCGGGTAGTATATCGAAAGCTGCCGAGCGGGCAGTATGAAGCAGAGATCACAATCTAAGGATCACGAATGGGGCAGATCGCATACCTAACCGCAACCGGAGAAGAGCTTGAGGCTTTTTCGGTAACGGATTCCGTCTGGGATGCGCTCTGCCAACTGCCCAAAGGCAGCATAACGATGCCCCGGACGAAGTGGCCTGCGACTGCGAAGACCTCGATCAAGGGGTTGAGGTTTTTCGCACACTATCCAGGATACACTGGCGCTCTTCCAAAGCCGGAGAGCTACGCGCACACCCGCCTGAAGATCGACGTCGTCAAGTCGCTGCGATCTATGGGCTTTAAAGCGAACATCGAGGTCCCCGGAGTTTCGCCAGACGGCGAGGAATGGGTCGCGGATGTCCTGACGGAGACTCACGATGGACGGCGCGTCGCATTCGAAATCCAATTATCGAGCCAGCATCTACGGGACTTCCTCAGCAGAAGTGATCGTTACGTTCGGTCCGGCGTGAAGGTTTGCTGGATCATCTCATACGAACCTGTGTCTGGAAGGCTGACTAAGGCGATCGCGAGTGCGAACACGGGTTACTACAAGGAGCATGGCCGTTTCCTAGCTGATCTTCAGGAGATCATGCCCTTCCGAATTATCCTAGACTCGAAGGATGAATATCCAGAGGAACGGCTGCCGCTGCACTTTGGACGAGCGCAGTTTCACAAGGCCATGGAGATGGAAGAAGCGCTGGCGGGTGTAATGCTCGATGTTCCTCGATGGGAGTTGCCAGATTGGAAGTGGGGCGATCACCGCGAGGAAATCAGGCGCATCACGTAGGCGGCGTGAACGGGATGCTGGTTGAGATCATACACGACGAGGCGTCCACCGCACCCTCACTACCGATGACAAGTCCTGTCTCGCTGGTCACATCCCATCGTGGCATGACATCATAGGTCACAGTCTTCGGCCGACCATCGACTTCGGAACGGATGCGTCTGACGACAAAGGCACTCATCGCGAGGTTCGTTCTTTGGGACATGTCAGGCTCCTATGTCCGGACGCAGATTTAGCTGCTTCGGCAGCGACGGCGGAAGGCATGTAACCGTCATCCGACGACGCAGGGTGTCTTCTTCGCGCAGTGGGTTGAAGGCAATCCGCAACCGTGTCGGGTTCGCTCCGATTACAGCAACAGGATCCGAGGAGCCGTTAGCCGCGGACGCCTGCTCGGACCAGATGTTCTCGAATTCGAAGATCCTCGGCGACTGCGCGGCGAGAGCTGCGGCGTTCACTGGTTCAGTGACGCCTCGGTAGCTAGTCGAGTAGACCACATCTCCGGTCTGGAATTGGCCCTCGCCGGGCGCGGGTACAATCGTACCGGTCCCGGGTACGCTGACGATGGAGATCTTAGCCGACCGTCTGCCGCCCTGTTCCATGACCAGCTCGACACTGGTGACCTTGCCTGTCACCTCCCCACCCGGGAGACGACGGTGCGCGATCCGACAGGAGTCCGCGGTCGTGATAGAGCGGCCGACCATCCACGGCACTTCGAATGTCGTCTCGGCACATTGGCTGCGTTCGAGTACGGATCGATAAAGGCGCAGGACTGCGTGGCGAACGGAACGAACGCCGCGAGGTAGGTCGAAATATCTGGCTGACTTTGAGTCCTTCATCGGTGCGCGCTTCTCGCGGCGTTCCCATAGAACCGGGCCATCATCGATCTCGCGGACTGTGAAATCTTCGGTGGCATCGTGCTCGGTCACGCACGACCATGCCGATCCGTTCGCGAGGACTTCATAACCGACATCATAATGCATACGCTCGAGCGTATCGGGATCCTCATACTGCCACTCCGGCGTCGAGGGATCGACATTGAGCGCCTGCAGGGTTGGCTGCTCCATGGTTTCCGTTTGATCATCTTCTTCTGGAAGCTCCTGGAGTCCGGAAGGCATGAGGATCTCCAGCATCTCCTCGCGTTGCTGCTGATAGTCGAACGCGGCGGCGATACGGAATTCAATGTATTTCGGAAGCAGCTTGACCGTGCCGCCCGATGCCGATCCGAACTTCGAGCCGGAAATCGTCAGTGACACGGGAGTCGAATCCGATACGTCGACGATCTCGGACTCGCCGACAGTCCATCCGGTGTTGGATCCGATGGATGTGCCCGGCTGCGGGAACGTGTTCTGGAAGTCTTCCCACGTAAACGTGGTCACACTGCTATTTTCTGAAACTGTCTGGCGGCCTTTAGCTGTCTGTGTCCATGCAGCCGACAGGCGGATGCGAGAAATCGGCTTCGGCGGGTTCGTGACGCTCAGGGCAGGAGGATCGCCGACGCCGTTAAAACCGATGTCGTGAATGACATCGCTGTCGACGATATGCGTACGGCTGACTTCAAGCGTCTGGCGATCCCAGCGCCAGATTTCCGGCCGGGCAACAAGGACGCCTTCGTAGTCGTCATCGGCGGCAGCACCGAAGAAAAGCGGATCGTAATATTCGGCGTCAAGTCGATCGACGAGTTCGGCGTCGGGATCGTAGTCAAAGGCCTCGGAAATCCGCAGTAGATTGGCGGCGGACTTGACGACATCGTCGCTGGACGGCGGCAGGCAGCGGAATGTTAGTTCGATCGTGGCTCCGGCCATGCCTGTCGGCAGGGGCACGAGCCTCCCGCGAGCAAGGAGAACGGGCGCCACGTCTTCGGTGCGCTGCTCCCACAAGATCGCGTATCTCAGAGCTGCCGGCATCCAGCCGACAATTCCAGGATTCTGAATTGTGACGCGGAAGATAGGCTCCACTTTGCGGCCGTTTCGCTGCTCAAGGATCGACCCCGACAGCACGACGAAAGCATCACCGTCTGCTCCAGACGGTGCGAACGGAGCGCTGTAGCTCTCGATGAATTGGAGTCGGAGCATCAGAATCCTCCGACTTCTTCGGTGGAGATCTGCCACGAATACTGGGCTTCCGCTTCACGGAAGGTCTGTTGCCAAGGCTCGATGACCATGACTTCGTGCTCCATCGTGGCATAGACGCGCACGACCTCTGTCGCCGGAGCCGAGAGCGTAGCCGTCTTGTCGGCGAACGTCATCGCTACATGGTCGAACCCGAGAGTGATGGCGCGGGCGGTATGAATCTGCCTCGGGAAAATGGCTGTCGAGCTACCGACCGGGATGACGACGCAGAGTTCGGAAGGAGGGACCACGGTGAAAACCTCCCCCGGCCACATCCCAGCCAGCGCTGGCGGACGAAGGTCGTCGGCACCAGATGAGATCCGGATGGCGTAGAGACGGAACATCGGATCGGCGAGGTTGACCATCTTACCGTTCCAATCTCGGGTCATGATCGCGGATCCGGAAATCGGCTGCATCTCGACGCTGAGATTGAACGCCGTCTGCCATCCGATCCCGAGCGCCGGGCAGAGAAGTTTGGTGTGTCCTTCGAACTCAGCCATCAGTAGCTCCTATTTGCGTACTCTAGGTCGCGTGTGAGCTGCGTCGAAGACACATCGTCTCCGTAGAGCGTCGTCGGGCGACCGTTGACGTTGATATCGACGGCAACGCGCTTCGAGACAGCACCACGACGAGCCTCGGACTCGCGTGCGAGCGCACCGAGGTCGCCCCCGTCGTAGTTCTTGTCCCAGCCCATGAACCCATTCATGAGTTCCTTGGAATACTGAGCCTTTTGAGCCGCGGTCATGTAATACGTCGGATCGGGAGCCTGAATGCCCATCTGGTCGCCATAAACGAGCTTTTGTGCTCCCTTGGTCCTGACGCTGTCGTCGCGCATGCCAAGACGCTCATACAGTGCATTGTTCCCCTGCACAGCCATAAGCCTTGCCTGCGCCGAGATCACCTTGTCCGTCGCGGCTTCAACGTCTTTCAGCATCCAAGCCGCGAACTGCTGGCCGAGGGTATATGTCGTCGTTGCTACGACAGGCAGGAGGAGCAGGGCGTTGAGGATGCCGTCGACGCCGAGCTTGATTCCGCCGACGGATCCGAGAACGGCCTTAGCAGCATTCGCGAGGGATCCAGCCGCAGTCTTGCCAACTGCGGCGAAGGAGGAGCCAAGCGACCGGATCTTCGGGACTGCTCCGGTCGCAGCGGTGCCAATACCCTTGACGCCTTCGGTCGCCGCCCTGGATGCCACTTTCGCTTCCGTAGCTGCCGCAGCAATAGCGGCGGATGACTGGACAGTAGCAGCCTCGGCGGCGGCACCGCCTGCCACGGATGCCGCGGTGGTTTCAGTTGCTACCGACGAACCGAGAGCCCATCTTTTTAAGCCAACGAGCGAGAGGGCCACTTTCCCGAGAAGTCCAGAGAACCGGAGCATTCCGACGAACAGCAGCGTCGTGGTTAAATCTGTGTGGAAGATCTTCAGAATCGGATTCACGACGTCTGCGATTGTGGACATCGTCTTCCGAAAGAGCGCGAAGGCGTCGGCGAGGTGCGAAGAGAACCACACCACTCCGTCACGCAGTTTGTTGAGCCACGCATAGTCGGTGTTTTCGCCTTTCACGAGGTGTACGATCTGCGCCCATACGTCCATAATGACGTTCTTAACGCTGATGGCGCCGTCTCGAAGCGTATTGAGCCAAGCGTAGTCGGCATCCTTGCCGTTCCACAGCAATGAGACCTGCTTGATGGCATCAGACCAGGTCGCCTTAATCGCGTTCCACAACGGCACCAGCTCGGCAGACTTTTTGACGAGGGAATCGAGCCATTTCGTTTTGATATCGTCCGTGTCGCCGCCAATGATGCTGATGATGTCTGTCGTGAACTGCCTAAGATCAAGAAACGCCCCAGTAGCGTATTTCGCAATCGCTACACGACTTTTCACAAACCAGTTCGTGAGCTGTACCGAGGTTTCTGTGAGGTATGGCAGAAGATTCCGAGCGATTTCGAGTCGAATCCCACCAATCGCCGTCTGCATATCTTGCACAGCGTTCTCATAGGCCTTTGCTTTCTCAACGTCTTCGGCCGTGACTTCTCCGCCGAGCCGCTTCAACGTCTCACGGTATTCGTCGATCGCTTTCTTGCCGCCGTTCAACAGCGGGATCATTTTCGTTCCGGCATCTTCGCCGAAGAGACGCATAGCAACTCGGGCTTTCTGCGCGGGATCCTGAATCCTTTGGAAAGCCTCACTAATCGCAACAAGACCGTCCACGCCACCCTTGGACGCGCGGTCGAAATCGATCCCGAAGCCTTGGAGTTCGGTAAGCGCCTGACCCTGAGGCGAAAGCCCTTGCTTGTACTGGGACTGGGCGGCAAGGAGCTGCTGGCGCTCTCTATCGAGTGCCAGATTTCCGGCTTGAGAGAGCGTGTCTGGGTCGATCCCGCCGTAGTGAGGGCGCTCGACCGAGATGCGGTTTTGGTATTCGTCGATCTGCTGAAGGCGAGCCTCGATTGCCGTGATCGACTGCGTTCGAGCCTGGAGGTCGGCTTCCGAGAAACCCGAAAGTACAGATCCAAATCCAGCCGCGCCGCCGACACGAGCGCCGAGTGCGGCCTGCTTGGCTTGCATGCCAAGGAAACTCTGGTAGGCAGAGTTAGCCTTCCCGATGTTGTCACGAACGGTCAAGAATTCGTTGGAGATCGTGGAGATTTGGTTGATAATCTCGTCGCGATCGACGCCGCTGCGCTCGCCTGCGAAACCGAGGACGTTCACATCCTGCGGGGATGCGCCAATCTTGTCCGCATCAAGGCCAATTTGCTTGAGGCTGGCAGCCGTCTCCTTTGCTGAGTCTACGGCTACCTTGGAAAGGGCCGCGAACTTCAGTGCTAGAGCGCCGACCGAGACCGCCGCGCCGAGTGCTCCGATTTTGATACCAGTGAAAGCCGCCTTTGCTCCAACCTTCGCGACCTCTTTCGCCCGTGCGTGGTTCTCAATATTCCGCAAGGACAGGTCGAGACCTTTGAACGGGTTCTTAAACGCTGTCGTATCCTTGTGGACGCCAAGCATCACAAGACCGAAAGATCGACCGAACGAACGCAATCTCGCGGTGGCGTTCTCAAGCCCCTCGAGTGTGAATTTCGTTTTGATTTCCGGCGTTGTGGTCATCACTACTCACTTATCTGTCAGCGTCTTCCACGCCTTCTCTTCTCCGGACATCCCCACGGCCACTGATCGCGCGGTGTCGATGGTTTTCGCCTTATCCATCTCCTTCATCGTGCCGACACGGGCGAGAAGCTGGCCGACGGTGAAATCGAGACCGCTACGCCCGGTGCGGATCTCGTATTCGAGCGCCAGCTTCAGGATATGGACGAAAACTCCGTCCAGTCTCAGGCCGCTTTCCGTCCAGATGCCTTCGTCTTCTGGCTTTTCGGCTTCGACAGGGGCAGGCTGATCGACGGGGCCGTCGGCAATGTCGAGTCCAAGATCGTTAAGATAAGCGTCTGCAGCGATTTCAGTCCCAGCTCGCCCATTCGCGCCAGGACCCGAGTAAAAAGGCCCTGAACGCCCTCGTATTCCCTGATCATCATCGAATATGCGAGGACGGCGAGGTTCAATTGGAAGTCATCCGGAGCGCCGAGGATGCCGTCGATCGTTTCGCGGTCGTTGGGCTTGCCCAACGAGCAGGCACCGAGGGCTGCAAGAGCGAGCGGCGTGCGGCGGAAGAGATTGACGACAATATGCTGGTCGCGAACGGCGCGATCTTGGCTTTCCGCCGGAGGCAGACCGTCAAACAGACGGAGCAGATCTTCGTGATCGGCCACAATGGCGCAGATTTCGGAAATCGTCGGGGCACGGAGCTCTGCAGACGCGCCGGGAACGATTTCGACGGCCTCATAACGATGCTGAACGGACGCGAGCAGATCGCGGACTGAAAATTCGGGATTGGACATGCGTTCCTCCTTGATTGCATGCGTGGGGGAAGGAGCCGGAGATCTCCGGCTCCCGAAGGATTAGGCGTTCACGATCTTAGCGAGGCCTTGGATGGTGCCGTAGCCGTGGTCGGGCGTGGAATAGACCGATCCCGTCAGACCACCGACGTTCGGGTTCGCAGTGTCACCAGTTGCAATGGCGCCGTTGGGGCGGAACTCGACATCCGGGAGGTGCATTTTGACTTCCGTGCCGTTTCCGTCCTTTGTCACGCCGATGTAGATGAACTCACCGCGCCATCCGCTGTTCTCCATGATCTCGAGATCAAGGAGTCCTGCAGTTTCGGTGACGGCCGGCAGCGAATAACGAACTGTGGCATCAGCGGCTGCGCCCGCGGGGACCTTTAGGAATTCGATCGTTCCCGTTGATGGATGGAAGATAAAGTCGACGTTTTCGGTGTATTCAACCGGATCGCCGGAAGCACCATCGTCGATCGCAGTGATCGTGCCGTTGATTCCAGGCAACGTAACAACAGTCCCGGCCGCGACATCCTCGACTTCCAGCGTAGCCGTCACGACAGCGGCCTGTGTCTTGTACTTGTGGTTCGACATGAACAACGCCTCGTACAGCCATTCCGTCCACATCTGGATTCCGGTCAGCTCAAGTGTGGCTTCCTTTGTGGTGGTCATGTTCCGCAGGAGGCGCCTGTCGCCCCATTCGTTGCTGTAGACAGGCTGCACGGTGATATTCGGAGTGAGGTTTACAGTCTCGATCGGACCTGTTTTCGTCCACTTCTGGTCGCCATGCGCGCGAACAAGTCCGGCACCACCCATGAGGCGCTGCATAGAGGTAAGTTGTCTGATGGGGTAAGTTGCCATTTTGTTCTCCCAAAGAATTAGGCGTGAAGATTGCGGTCGGGCTCGGCGTCGAGCGTCCAGATGTCCGCGGTGTAGGTGAGCAGCTGCGAGCACAGGATGCCGCACTCGATCTCGGCAGGGGCGAGGTCTTCGGCTCCCGCATATTTCCAGTTCGAGATCTTTCCGATCCCGGTCACCGGAAACAGAAGCGCTTTCTCGACATCGACCGCGATCTGTTCGAGACGATCTTCGACATCATCGTCTCCGTGTACGCCGAGCCTGACATGGATAGTGTATGACCTGGTCTGCGGCTGCTGGCCGATCATGCTGCCGGCAGCCTGCGTGACGGTTTCCGAAACGCCGACAAGAGCGATGGGAAGGTTGTCGTCCTGAAACTTGCGAAGGAAACGGCTGGCGTTCTGCGCGCTCTTGATTGAGGGCACGGTAGAGAGCCGGGTTTTAACGGCGTTCCTGAGCTGCGTACGGACATGCGGCATGCGATCTCGCTATCCCTTAAGGACGATGGTCAGCATACCGTACCCATCCCCGCTGCAAGATTCGACATCGTACGCCCGGCCTCCGATGACCAGCTCATCGCGACCTTCGTTCCGGAAAATGTTCTCCTGCTTGCCATCAGATCTGGTCGGCTCAAGCCTCAGGGCGTCAGCGACAGCGCACCGAGCCGTTGGTACTCCGGTCAGCATGGAAATCCCGTCAGCGTCAGCGATCGTCGAGGACGCATTGAAGATGACCTGCAGATTGTCGGATGCAGTGCTGCCATCCTCTCGATGCCGTACCCACGTGGCGGGTGCCGGCTCCGAGAAGGTGCGCATGAAGATCCGAGGGAGTGGGGCGAAGATGCGGGCTACCATCAGAGGTTCACCCAGGCGCCGTTCGAATACACGCGCACTTTATGCAACGAGCTGTCGTAGTAGATCAGGCCATCTTCCCACGGGTCCGTCGGGGTGCTGCTGCGCGGGTCGAGCTTGATCGACTGACGGGTAATCTGCAGAGCGCCGAATTTGCTGAAAATATCGTTCGTGCCAGCACCACCTCCGCGCTCCGTGTATTTGAACGTCGTCGTCGCGTGACGCGTTCCGGTCCAGTTCAGTGTCGACGAATATGCTGTCACCGTGAGGTCAATGTCATTGCCGCCGTCGTCAGAGAAGTCGATGGCCACCGCTGGTACCGATGTCAGGAGCATCGTGATGCGGTTCCGTTGCGCTGTCGCCGTGCCCGGCTGACCGAGCTGGATACCCTTAATGTTGTCGTTTCCCCACTGGACGCCGCGGCCCTGAATGAAGCAGTCTGAGCCGAGCATCTTCAGCAATCCGCCGCCCGTGAGACCCGTGCCCGCACGAGCATCATCGAGGATGAGATCACTGATGGAGATCGCCTGCGCGTACTGTGTCAGGCACCATTCCGGACTGTCGCCCCAACAATGCAACTGAGCAAACTGCGAGCCGGAAGCGCGAGGTCCGATCTCGAACGTGCTTGATCCTTGAAGCGCATCCATGAAGTGCCGCGACATGGACACCAGCATACGGCCGATCTGGCTATCGTGGGGGCCGTCGAAAATGGGCCATTGACGCGAGAACTGCACGAAGAATTCGTCGATGAAGCACTCACCAGCGCTATCTGTCGTGTCGTTGTCCCACGCCGCAGCAACCGAACCCCAGCGGCTGTAGTAGCCGCCGTTGCAACAGTATTCGGAGTCAACGTCGCGGATATGATATGCGCGGCCGTAGATCCTGATGTTCCACCCGGTGGACGTCGGGTTCTGGTCCTTCCGCCCGTGGATCGTCATGTGTTCGATGCCGAAACGGTTCGGGCCGTTGGCGCTGTCGCCTGTCCAGAGAGTGTCAAAGTCCTGCGTCTTCAAAAGGTCGCCAAGATATCCGTCTTTCCGCCGCAGCCACGTCACACGCCGACCCACGCCGCTATGAACGACGCGAGACTTCAGGGTGACCTCGGCACCGAGCTCATAGACGCCAGGGCCGTACTTGATGTAGCCACCACCCTTAGAGACAAGGAAATCGGTAGCGGCGTTGATCGCGGGCGAGTTGTTGAAACCAGCCTCCGGTTTCGCACCGAATTGCTGTGCCCAGACCTCGCCCGATGCCTGCAGCTCCCACCACCGAGAATCCGCGGTTTGGAACTTGCCACCATGCGCAGGCTGGCTTGCAACGACCTTATAAAGGGCCGCCCCGCCGTCACCCGGAGTGTAATAACCGCCTGCACGGATCGCAGTAACAGCTGATGGTAGCGTGACGGTCGACATGGTGCTGACGACATACTGGGCACCGTCGATTCCATCGCGGCCGCTCGTTCCGGTGATGTCGGCGAGCGTCACGAGGTCGGCGAATACGCCCCCAGTCTGCCGCCACTGAATGGCGGTCGATGTCTTCTGCAGTTCAACGGACTTGCCGTCGGTTCCTTCGAGATCGGCGAGGAGTACAAGGTCGGCCCAGTTGCCGTCGGGCACCTGGCGCCATTGAATCGCGGTCGAGGTCTTACGCAGTTCCACGGATTTTCCGTCCGAACCGTCGGCACCCGCGGGAGCAGAGAATTCGACCCATCGATCGGGATCGGCAGCCGGCGCGACGGAGGCCACGAATGGCCCCGATGCCTGACAAATGAACATGGACGTCGGAGAGGAATTGCCGGGGGCGAATACATAGTCCGACGGCGAATAGGAGGATCCCAGTACGAAGGCGCCGCGATTGGTGAGCCCAACCCCGGCTTCACCCTTCAGGGATTCAATCCACTCGGCCTGCGAGCCATCGAAGCCTTCTGCGACGGCAACCGCATAGGCGCTCGCGCCGTCATGACCTTCAAGGGAAGCGAGCCATTCGACCACGGAGCCATCGAAACCGTTGTCGACGGCGACTTCGTAAGCGCTTTTGCCTCGTTGTCCGGGAATGCCACCGCCAGTTCCGGTGGATGTGATGTTAGGAACCATCATGTCAGGCCTCCGCAGCTTCTTCTGCAGGGGCAGAGTTCAGGTAATCGGGCATCGGCGCGGCAACGGGGCCGCCCGGTGAAGTGAAGGTCTCGTCGGCGTTAAAGACCCATCCAATGCCGACGATACCCGTCTCAGCAGTCTGTGCGATCATTCCTGCCTTGGGTACGTCGACATATCCAACGACGACATTGATCACTGTGGCGTCTTCGCCGACGACCAGGAATCGGTTTTCGAAAGGATCGCTCATGCGGTCACCTCAATCGTTGTCAGCCAGAATTGAATCTTGATGGCGCCAGCCGCCCCCCAGGCAATCTGCGCTTGGTTGGTGGTGTTTGATCCGCCACCGCCACCGCCCGGAAAGCCACCAGCTCCTGGGCCGTTAGGTCCGACGGTGGCTCCAACGCCAACTCCGCCGCCTGCGCCCCATGAATCTGCGTAGAGAGGATTGTGGTCCTGACCTTTTGGTGCGTCGTACGTCCGTGAGGTGGAAACCGTCGAGGATTCGACAGATCCCTGCCGGAAGTTGACTTTGGATCCCATCGAACCGTTTCCGCCGCGGCGAAGCGCCCAGATCTGAGAGCCACCACCACCGGGGCCGACCCATCCATGAGGTGCGTTCGACGTCCAGTCGTTGGCCGTGTCTCCAAGATGCGTCGCGAGGACGCGATCAGCCCCGTAAGACTTCATCAGCTCGTAGAAAAGGCCCTGATTGGCCGTGCCTTGGCCGCCCGGCCAGCCGCCCTGCGAGAATGCGTGACAGACAGATCCATTAGGACCAAAATAGCTGGCTCCGCCCACGTTGCCGCCGGATCCGCCTGCGCCGACCTGAAATGACCATGAAGCCGTCGGCACGTCCGAAAGCTTGAACTCGCGGATCGTCAGGTTGCCTGGATGTCCGCCGAATGCTTGAGCATGGTTATAACCCCCACCACCGCCACCCGAGCAGACCCACAGCTTGCAATCGATGTGCTCGGCGATCGCAAGGGACTGCTCTGCAGCCGTCAGGAAGTTCGCCTTGACGATATCGAGGATGATCTGACGGTTCGCTGTGCCCGAGGCCGTCCACATCCAGTGATCGCCGCCATCCGACAGGCGTGTAAGAAGCCGCTTCTTGATGCGGATCTTGGTGGGATCAAGCGATACGAATGATCGAATGAGTGCGAGCGACGTCTCGACGAGACCGGAAGCGGTTCTGAGGACGACTTTCTCCGTTCCTGTCAGGGTGCCGGCAGCCGAGAGCGTTTGAGCAAGGATCTGTCGCGTCGTCAGAAGTCGCAGGCCGTCGGTGATGCGCACAATCACGTCCTCGGAGCCGGCAGCTGTCTCCAGCGCCTCGACTTCGAGGTTCAGCAGATCGTCGGCGGTGAATTCGTGACCGCTCCCTCCAAAGCCAATGACGTTCGGAACCATCATGTAGATCAGTTCTCCATGACGTAGACGACCGTGTCGGCCGCGGCGTTGAAATGAATGTCACGGCTGCCACCCGGCACACCGAACGGGAAATATCCCGGCATCAGGGGCCACGCCTTGGCGGCATCGTATGAGGAGCCACGGACGACGGTCAGAGCAGCTGCGGACGCGTCGAGACCGACAGCAATCGTGATGAGCGTGGTCGTGCTGCCAAGGGTGTGTTTTACAGTGGTGTCGGCGGCGACATCGACCGCGAAGACGCGAGCGGAATCGAGCAGAGCGACATCGAAGGATTCGCCGAGAGAGCTGACCGGGGATTCGATTGTGTTTGCCATCAGGGCGCTCCGGGAATGAAAGGAAAGGAAGTGCGCAGCCGGGTCAAAGGAGGAAACCCCGGCTGCGCTACACGGTAGCGATTAGTCTGCGTCCGTGATCTTGATGACGGCGCCGAGCCTCTGGACGTAGCTGAGCGGGTTGGTCTGGCCCTTCAGCTCGACACCCTCGTCGTGGTCGAGCAGCTTCGGCGAGATGTATTCCGGCACGCCCATGGCGCCGAGCGTCTGGATTCCGGTACCAGGTGCGAAGCGCGTCTGGTACATGCCCTGAACGATCGGGCAGAGGTATGCCGTGTCCGGATCGATGAGATAGTGGTTGCCGATCTTGCCGCGCGTGTAGGTAACGACATTGATGTCGGTGGAGATCGGGAAGCCGTCGCGGACATCGTCACGGAACAGGCCGCCAGCATTCCAACGCTCGTATCCAGTCTTCACGGTCGGATGCGTCTTGATCTTCTTCTGGATATTGCGACCAGCGATCAGGTAGTAGCCGTTGGCGTACAGGTCGCCGAGGGCCTCCTCCGACTTGATCTTGGCATCCGTCAGTTCTTCGACGACCTCCGTATTAGAATTGCCGAAATCGATCTCGTGGGTGCTCTGAGCAATACCGAACGTGTCGAACCAGTTGATCAGCGGGGTCGTCATGTCGGCCTTGTACATGATGCCGGTGATCGCGGCGGCGCGCGTGCGCTCCCATGTCAGGCGGTTGTTGACGTTGAAGGCATCGAGGATCTCGTTGCGCTTCTGCTCGAACGTCTCGACCAGCTCGGATCCGAAGGCGCGAACGCCACGGACGGATTCCGCGAGGAGCGTGCGCTGCTGCGGATAGTGCGGGATGTAGACCGGGATCGCTGAACGGTCAGCCACGCGGCCAGTGAAGCCAGCGGAACCGCGTTCGGCATCGGGAACGATGTCGATGACACCATCACGAAACTCGATAGCCGTAAGGTGATTAAGCTCGCCTGCGGAATTCCAAGGCAGCCACTTCGAGATCTCTTCCGGCACGTACGGCTTCGAGTCGATGTAGTCCATCATGCTGCGGACGGTGAAGATGTCGTCCTTGAAGACGTCGACGAAATTGAAAGACATTCTTTTTCTCCAATTGGTTCGCGTTTTGTTCTTTGACAAAGCGCGATGGGTTAGCGGACGACGATGCCGGCGGCGTCGAGCGCGGCTGCGACGACGGCTTTTTCGCCAGTTGCGAGATCCTTGAGGCTGATCCACTGGCCGTAGACCTCGGCAGCGCGGGTGATGGCGACAGCGGCATGGCTGCCCGCAGTGGCATCGACGCGGTCATTGAGGACGGCGACCTTGATCTTGTCGTATGTCGTGACATCGACAGCGGAGGCGGGGTCAATGTACAGGCCAGTCGCAACCTGGCTGCCGGATGCTCCTGTGTATTCGGCGACGACGACCGTTCCGGCCTTGTAGACGGTTGCGGACTGCTTCAGCGTGATTACGTCGATGGTGCGGTCGCCGTTGGCCTTCGAGCGGATGTGAAGCTGATCCGGCTTGTTCTGATTAACTCTGGTCATGGGGTTCTCCTGAAAACTGGGGGTTACTTCTTGCCGTTCAGCTTGTCGTAGGCGCTACGAGCGCGCTGGAAGTCGGTCTTCTCCACGACAGGTGCAGACCGCTTGGACGGCTCGACGGCGACCTCCTTTTCCGAGGCCGTGCCACGCTGAGCGATCGAGCGCTTCAGGGCTTCCTTCAGCTCGGCAGGCTTAGCCCCAAGAGACCGCATGTCATCGATGAGCTTGGTCAGGCCGTAGGTCTTGGCGATGGAGCGAACAGCCTCTGCATCCTTCTTCTCGGCGTCGGCCGCGGCGGCATCATCTGCGGACCCACTGCCGTCGATCTTTTCGGCATCCGTGGTCTCGTCGGCGCGAACTGCACGCAATGCCTTGATGCGTTCGACAAGTTCCTCAGGAACTGCATCCTCTGCGGCCGAAATGGCTTCCTCGGCTGCGGTGACAGCAGCTTCTGCGGCTGCGACGACTTCTTCGATATCCATGGTGGTCTCCTGATCTTGGGGGGCAGCGCTGCGCAGCCGGATGGCTCCCGGCACAGCGGAGTTTTGAAAGCTACGGATGAAGGCGTTGGGATCGGCGGCAACGGCTACGTTGCTCACTTCAGTGAGAACCCATTTTTTGACGAGGAGGATCGGCATGGCGCCGTCCGACTGCTCCACAAACTCCGCATCGGCAAGGTCGTAGTAGTAGCCAGCACTGATCTGGGAATAGAACCCTTCGGCGATGTCGCCGATGAGATCCGAGTGGCGGGTGGCTAAGGTGATCCTGCTGACGATGGACTGTCCCTCAGCCCGAATATCAGTGACCTTTCCCAGGATGGCGTTGATCCCGCCGTGGGTCTGGTGACAGTCGACGAATGGCATGCCTCGGGCGCGGGAGAGATCGATTCCGTCGGTGAGGAGGATTTCGCCAACTGCGATGATCGGAGGGCACTTGCCTGGAAGCGGAACCACCCGTGGATCCTCGATCCATTGAGTAACAGGCGTTTCCGTGGTGACAACGGCGTCGAAAGATCTGGTCGCAACATCAACGGAGGTGGGCTGTCCGGCAAACGCGCGCATGCTGAAGGGGCGCTCGGAGCGCTGGTCAGGTGTCGTGGATTTGCGGATAGGTGTCGGCATTCCGTCGTCTCATTTCCAATGTGAGACGAGCGTTGCCTGGGTTCCTGCAAGATTCGAGCGCGATGGCGAATAAAAATGAAAGCCCCCGGATCTCGGGGGCTTCAAGTGTCGTTGTCGACTAGGCGACTGGGAAGTCGGTGAGCCAACGCAGGTGGCGATCAGTATGGATTACCTGTACCCATGCGTCCGACCGAAGGTATTCGTGCACGTCACGAATGCGCACCTGCTCCTTCTTGATGGCGTCTCCGATGTCGAAGAAGAGGGCGTCATCAGGGCACTGGCTTGCGATATGCTCGGGGTCAGCAATGAGCATGTGAGCAATGTAACCGTTCGGTACCGACTGGAGCCACAGTGCGACGTCGAGCTGTTCGTAAGGATGCTCGACCACCACATACGGCTCCATTGCTAGGTAATTGACGATGCGCTTCGTCAGACTCTCCAGGTGCTGAGCGACGCTTTCGAAGTTCGGAAACGGCTCGTCGAGAAAGGCCAAAGGCATGGGCTTGCGCTCGGTCATACTGCCATCTCCTGTTCGATCTCAGAGAGCGGGATATTGATGTCCAGAACCTTCTGGATGAACTCCATGAACCGCTGGTCGCTGACCTTTTCGATCCGGTTCCGTTCCGGCGCCATAGTGTCGATGACGATCAGGTAGCGATCGTCGCCGCTGACCGCGAAGTCTACGAAAAACATTTGACCTCCTGTTGGCTCGTTTTCGAAGGACCGCACAAAACCGGGTCTTAAACCTCGTGGCAAGAGAGAAAGTCCGGAAAATATGATTATTTTTCAGTGGATTCACTCACAATGTCAACGGAATTGTCCGTTATATCAGGCGGCCTCTTCCTCAGCCATTTTGAACAGCGCATCCATCACGGCCTTCTGAGCCAGCGCCTGCACGGCGCCGGCAGCTTGCGTCTGCGGCATGGCACCAGCACCCTCATAAACAGGATAAGGAAGGCGAAGTTCTCCCGCTCTCGCGGAGTCCTTAGCATTCTGCAGGTCGATCTCCTCGATGTCGTAGCCGAATTCGGAGGCTACCTGTTGGCGAGACGTGAAACCATTTTGTACGGCGAGCATGAAGGCGGTCACTTCTTGAATCGGGTGGATATGGCCACGTGCCGGAGGCATCCACTCCACACGCATGTAGTCCTCGGGCTTCGCATCTGCAGGAGGTGTCCACTTGCCAGCGAGGATTGCGGCCGATACCCAGCGGCGCCAAACGGGAGCGCAGAACTGCTGGATGACCATGTGGTGCTGGATAGACAGGATGAAGCGACCGACCTCGAGCATCATCGCTCTGTAAACCCTATCGTTCACATCCTTGAAGTCGAGAGTGAGCTGCTCGACGCACAGGCCAATACAAACTGCGACTTCCGATAGATTGACGCGGTTGAAGGCTTCGAAGTTGTTGTCAGTACCGGGTTGATCCGGGAAGGAGACATCGTATCCCTCGGGCACTTCAACGGCGCCGCCAGCAGGAACTGTCTGGAACTTCGGCGGCTCGTCGTCTCCGAACGCGGATTCGTCATCTGCGGCCAGCGGCTTCTTATAGAACACCGTGAACTTGCTCTGATGCCGCTTGCGACCGACTTCGTTATGGCGGTATTCCTGCAGGATATCCATGATGTCCAGCACGGGCGCTGCCCAAGGCGAGCCGCGCTCAGAACTCGGCGTGTCCGGAATGAACATGTGCAGGACGTCTACTGCGGGGACCGGCTTCGGCATCATGTCCCCGGTTTTTCCGCGCCAGTCCTTCGGGTGCCACTGGTATAGCCAGTAGGCGACGACGCGGTCGATGGCATTGCGTTCGACGCCGTCAACGATCCAGTTGCCCGACGGTGACTGCTGAGTCCAACCAAGAGGAAGATGGTCTGCCTGGAGCATTTGGATCTGAAGCGGGACACCCGACAGCATATCACCCTCAAGCCGATCACGGAGCCTGAACAGAACTTCGCCATCCGTGGCAACCGTTTCGACGGCATGCCATTGCAGTCCATAGAAATCATAGCGGCCGCGAGCGTCGGCTTCCGGCGTCCATACCCTGAACAGTGCCTTCAGGTCGGAATATGGGATCACAGGTGTGATGCCATAGCTGACCACGTTATTCGCGACCTGCCGCATACCATTGCGGTAGTAGCCGTTGTTGGCTCGTTGGAAACGAGAGACCTGGCGAATAATCTCGATCTCACCATTGGCGCCGTTCGGGCCGGGATCCTTGGAGGCTGCCTTATGGAGACGGCTGGCGGATTTGTAGAACGTCTTCACGATGCCGGCTGCCGATGAAAACAGGTCGGCTGCTGCGGATCGAATGCCGCCCGGACGTAGAGTACGAGACTTAGGAGAGGTGGAAGGGACAGAACCGCGGATCTCGATGTCGCTCATTTCACTCTCCCGAAATCAGAGTGATGAAGCGCAGGCCGGGTCGTTTCACCGGGCGGCCTTCGATCTCGGCAATACGATTGGAAATGAGACGGATCAGGGCTTTGGCGTCGGCGAGGTTGAGGAAGTTCGCGCTGCCGCCTCCGGAATATGAGACCTGCTGTGCGCCGATAAGGAGCTGGGATTCGATAGCCTTTCGCTCGGCACGCAGCTCGGTCGATGACCAGTCCTGAAAATATGTTGTATCCATCCGTCCTCACCAACACGATCAGAACGAAATCACGCCGCCTGACCGCCTTTTCCTCACCATCGGTTTCACGCCCACGACCACTGGTGCCGCCATTGGCACCGATCGTTGCGCCGCAGGTCTGCTAGCGATAGCGCGTTGCGCGATCCCGGATGGAACCGCTGCGGCGACGTCGGCAGACTCGGTGGCCGCCGATGCAAGGACTGAAAGATCTGGGCCCTTGTAGGCCTCGTCGAAAATCTCTCCCGTCTCGGGATCGTGCGGCACATCCACAATTCCCATCTTGTCCGCTGCAAGATTCAAGTCGCGCCAACGAAGATAAGAATGCTTCAACCCCTGCAGGGCCGCGTAGCAATAGATGAAGGTGTCCCACTCCTCATGTGAGCGGCCGCCCTTGGGGTGATCCCAGTGATAGCCGCCCTTCTTTTGCGGAAACGGGCGTTCGCACATCAGGCGGTCGAAATAGCCTTCCGGCAGGGACATCGGGAAGCGCGGACCACCGGGACCCTTGACCATCAGCTTCCGGGCGACAGCGTCCTTAGCGAGCTGGGTGTCGATCATGTACCAGCCGATATTCGAACCCTTGATCCGCTTCGAAATGCTTTTTGGCCAGACAGAAGGCCCACGCTTGCCCTTGGAAGCATAGGCTTTGCCTTTGATGGCCCAAACGTTCGCGCTCTTCGGATAGCGCGCGCACTCGGTTTTGACTTGGTCACCGAAGTGACCGCCCATGTCGCATGCCGTCGCCTGGATGTACAACCGAGTGCCGTCTCGCTTGGTGTATGGACGGGTGCGAATATCGTCGAAATGGCGACGTGCATCAGGATCCGACGGCTCACCTAGAACCTTGCCGTAAGAAATAACCGACGGCATCTCTTTCCGGTTCCAGCCGATGATGTGGTATTCGCGTGATGCAATCTGTTCGAGATGACCGCCTTCCTTATTCGTCTGCATGTCCCACGATGAGGTTAGTACGACGATGTCGTCGGGGACTTCGGCAGGATAAGGAGCCTGCTGCGAACTCGTGGTCGCAGAGTTGAGGTCCGAATTTCCGAGGTCGTCCCATGGCTCGGCGAGGACGTTGTTGACAAAGACCTTCCGTGCGTCAGGGTTCCCCCGAGCGTTCACATCCTGCTGAGCAAGGGAGCGCCAGCGTGCTTTGGGAGCCATGGAGAGCCACTGCGGCCAGTGATATCCCCGATGGCCTTCGCGGTTGGGCGACAGGTTCTGAGGAATGAACTCTCCGTTCTCGACCATTTCCTCCTTGTGGTCTTCATCGATACGACAATGATCCGGCCCCTCGCACATATAATAGCAGTCGGTGACGATGTTCCGTTCGTTGAGAATGTACTTGAATCCGTACGGGGTCTTGCGGTCGCCCCATTTCAGGGTCTGCTGCGTATGGCATTGCGGGCAGCGGACAAAGAAGCGGCGTTGATCAGACAGGCACCATTCCCGCCAGACGAGGCTGGTATCGCGGACGAGCGGCGTGGAGCCGATCCACAGAATGGAATCAAAGAAGGTCGTGCCGCGGGCGCGGAATAGCTCGAGCTTGTCACCTTGTGAGTCTGACAGGAGTGCCTGCCAACCGTCGGCGTCCACTTCATCGCCGAACAGCCACTTGGCACGGATACGGCGGAACGAGTCGTCTGACGCGGCGCCGCGCATGTAGAGACGCGCGGCGTTCTTGAAGCGGTGCTCCCTCCAGGTATCCAACGGCTGACCACGCACGGGAGGGCGCACGATCTCGGTCATAGCAGTGGAGCTTCGGAAGACTGGCTCCAGCTCGTCGTTGTAATAGCCTTGGGCATCCTTCGCGGTCGGCTGCGCGACGATGACATTGATCGCCAAATAAGCGAGCGCGTAAATGATCATCGACTTCATGAAAGTGGAATAGCCGACCTGAACGCCCTTCAAGATCGTGATCTGATCGACATCACCCGACATGGCGTCGGCGGCTACCGGCCGCTGGTACCCGTTGAGGCGCATATATCCTGCGCGCGAGGTCTCGTTGGTGAGAAGCCTGATGTTTTCGTAGATCCATTCGACCGGATCCTTGAATTTCGGAAGCTGAAGGATCTTCTGACGGATGGCAGCGAGCGCGGCGAGGAAGTCTTCCTCTCCACCCAGCACAGCTTTCTCGTAATCGATCTCGTCACCCGGAAGCATGTCAGTCTCCGGCTGTGATCTTCGCCATCACGGCGGTCACACTGAGCGAGTCGAGAAGAGCGCGCAGCGTGTCGTCGACGTCCTTTCGAACCTTCACCGCATGCTTGGGGTCGACCTTACCTGCGACGATGTCCGGGATACTGGCGACCCCACCGCGAACCTCCGTCAGGAGCTTCTCGATCTCGTCGATGACGAGCTGCATCCGCACCTGTGATCGGAGCACCGCAGCGGCCTCCGCTTCGTCGAGGTGCATCAGCGCAACGAGGCGCCTACGCTTGGCATCACCCTCGGACACGTCACCGTCGACGGTTTTGCCGAAGCGCTCCGCCGTGGTCTCAGCTGCGTGGCGCTCAAGCCATCGGACGACGTCGGCGATATCCAACACCCATGCCAGACCGAGGTCGCGGTTCGCTTTAGTGACGTAGGGACAGCCGAGATCGATCCATTTTTCAACCGTGGTCCTGTTCCGTCCGAGCAGGGCGGCGCACTGCTTCAGGGACATATGGCCGTGCTTGTCCGCTTCCCGGTGGGAAGATGAGGGGTCATCATTGTCGATCGACGGGGGTGCCCACGTTTCGTCCAGATTTTCGTCGTCAGAGGTCACCCCCCTGACGGATTTCCTGCGCGCCATGCTTCCGCGAACTCCCAATGTTTTCAGGACTATTGGGTCGTCGGCGGCTGCAAGATTCAATGTCGAAGGGGGTGGGGGTGCTGATGCTGAACCAATTTCAAAAAATTCTGGAAGAGAGATCACCTGGGGTCGCGAATTACCCGCACTGGGGCGACCCACTCAGGGTCCCCCGCGGTCCTATGGTCTCCAGAAAATGATCCGCTCCTTGTCACCACAGACAAACGGCGCGTTCTCGTCCTGTTCGGTGTCCGGCCAATCCCATGCATTAACTAGGCTACCATCAGGCGCAACGAAGTGCTCGATGTAATCAAACTCTTCACCGTCGTAGAAGACAGCTATCTGCCAGCCGTTACGAGCGTCGAACGTCAGCGTCGAATGCCAATCCTCGTAGGGAACGGCTAGAGGGAATGGCGTGCTCTTGGCGATGTCGAGTAGGAAGTCGGCTGTGTATGGTGTCGGGTTCATGCCGCACCTCCCGCACGCGCCGCTTCATCGGCCGCGATGATCTGCCGTGCGAATGCGACCCAGCTATCCCATGACATCTCGGGCGAGCAGCACGGATCTCCCGTCTCAATGTAATAGAGTCCGGCTGCCGTTGCTCTGTACATCTCGACGACATCCTGTTCGACATGGTGTGCGATACGGCTCGGCAATCTGGCAACGAATTCGTTGGTCATGTGTCGTCTCCAATGCTTACTGACATCCACCGCCCATCTGGCGCGATCACCCACTTCGATTTCCGTGTCATCAGCCATTCGTCGGTCGCGTCACGGGGAGTTACCGGAATGTCCTTTGCGAAGTCGGCGAACGCCTGCAGCTTCCGCTCGGCTTCGTCCATTTCGCGAGCCACCGCATCGATCTGCTCCGCCATCTCCTTGAGACGGCTGGCTGATAACGGGGAGAGTTTGATTTCGCTGGTCGACGTCCAATTCCGTATGCAGTCTACGGCCTTCTGCTGATATGACGCGAGCTCGATCTTGGGCGTGCGGTCTACCATCGCCGCGATGGACCATTCCTCCGGATTTCTGGTCATGCCACTTCCTCTAGCTCATTCATGTTGCGGAAGCCCACGATGCGAACATCGCCGCCATCTAGCATCTCAAAGACGAACCCGTAGCCCAAGCGGTAGACCTCGTCGCGGTGCCCATGCGGCCGATCGATCCGTGCCAGGATCCGTCATGCCGTTCTTCCCACCTGATCACACCCATCGCCGCCTCCTTCGCAATCGATGGGATTATGGTGGGCGCCCGTTCAGCCTGACGCAAACGCCGGCAGGTTTTGATCGTTCAGGCGCCGTTGCCACCGGGCAGGATGTTCGGAATGGCGAGAGCGCCAGATTTCTTCGACAACATACTGGGCGAGCCAAAGGGACGACTTGGCGCCGCGGTTGCGCAGCCTCCCGGACGTCATATGAATCTCGAACCGAGGTCTGTCGTGCGTTGGATGGTGCATTGAATCCTGATGATAGATGCGCTGCAGGTCGACGATGTGAGCAATATGCTGATTGCCCACGTACGCATCGAAATCGCCGTCCCACCGAACGGCCGACGTGCTCCCGTCGGGAATGTATCTACTGATGACCGCCATGGGAATCTCCACTGGAATGCAAGTTCATGCTGTCCGCGCGATCAGCACGACGCAAACGCCGGCAGGAATTCACCATAGGAAAAATCTACGATATCGCCCTATTGACTCCTACGATGCGTAGTGCCAAATAGTTGACATTAGGAAACGCAAAAGGAGACAGCGCGTGGACACAGATTACATTTCGATCCCATTTCCGAAGTCGCTCTACGACATGATCATCATCCGATCCGGCGGAAAGCTCGATCCCGTCCAGCTCGCGGCCGAACAGGTCGAGCATTTCGTGGAGCGCAACACGACCGAGGACGGCTTCTGGACGGAGGCAGGCTTAGAGGCATTCGCCGAGGAGGAGCGCGTGCGCAACTCCGGGAAGAACGACAAAGACATTTTGAGTGGCCATCTCTGGAAGCCCGTGTTCTTGATCAATGGCACCGCACTTCGCATGAGCTACAAAGGCAAGAGCCACTACGCTGAGGTTCGTGGCGATAGGATTCAGGGCGACGACCGTAAATTCGACAGCGTCTCGCAGTGGGTTCGGCATGTCGCAGGCGGTACGAGCAGGAATGCGTGGCTCGACGTCTGGATCCGTCGGCCGGGCCGCGATACGGATTATCGGTCGGCTGACGATCTCCGCAAGGAAGCGCTACTGGATGTCTGATGTACCTTTGATGCCGTTGAAGCGATGCACCAAGTGCGGCGGCAATCGCTTCAACTCGTGGGATCGCTGCATGGACTGCAGGAACGCCAGGGGACGTGTCCGGCAGGGGAGAATAAAGGCAAACGGCGGGAAGCATACCGCTGCCGAGTGGAGAGCGCTTCTAGCTGCCAGCCCAACCTGCGCAGAATGCAATCGTCCTTGGGGCGAGATCCCGAAGCGCCCGGATCCACGCTACAAGAACACATGGACGAAGGGCCACAAGATCCATGTCCTCGACGGCGGAACCAACGACATCGTCAATCTGCAGGCTGAGTGCTACCAGTGTAACTTCACGAAGAATGCAGGCCGCTTGACCCTGCAGGAAGAGCGCACATGAGTTCGGTCAAGGAATACCTGCATGAAGTCTGGTCGCAGGTCGACGTCGAGGTCACCTTCACGTGCCCGCATTGCCGCAACCCGATCTCCAAGTGGCTGAAAGTCGCCGGAGACGAAGCGGAGCAGTTCGAGGAAGTCGCATGCGAGTACGATGAGGACGAGGACGCCTGGACCGTCATCATCCGCCACGATGAAAACGTATGGTCAGCAGAGCTTGAGAAAGCCGCGGACGTCGATGTCACGATCAAGGTCGACGACACCTATGATTGGGACGAGCCGGAGCCAGAGCCCGATGCCTATGGGATCTTCCGGCGCGCACTCACAGACTGGAGGAGCAATGTCCGCGAGCTGGGCACGCCGTTCGGAGCGAGCAGCCGCAATCGAATGCTGTTCGTCACCGCGTATTCGATCCTCGAAGCCTACCTGTCGGATGCTATCATAGGATCGGCTATGGAGGATGTGTCGGTACAGCGGAAGATGCTCAAGCTGGATGGCCTGAAGGATAAGCAGATCAGTCTCGAAACCATCCTCGACAACCCCGACATTGTCAGGGAGATGGTCAAGACTACGCTTCAAGGAATGTCGTTCCACAACCTCCGTGCCGTCAACGGCATGTGTGAATCGTGCTTCGGGAAGCCAATCCTGCCCCGCGACAAGGATGATCGCGCTCTGGTGATGAAATCCGTCGATAAGCGGCACGATTGCGTTCACCGGAACGGCGTCGATAAGGAAGGTAATACGCACGACGACCTGACGGACGATTACCTGCAGAAGCTTGGCGACATCTTCGCTGAGATGGCGGACTCGCTGGACAATGCGATCAGGGACAAGCAGGCCAAGAAGTTCTTCGAGAACCTCGACGATGACGACGATCCGTTCGGTAAGTCTTGAGGCGATTGCGTAAGGCGCGGTGCGAACGCCGACGGCTTTTATGCGGCGTTTGCAATCCTCGCGATCAGATCATCATTCGTCTTTTCAGCAATCTCCAAGCGTGCCTTGAGCACTTTGATTTCGGCTTCATGAGCGCTCAATCGCTCGCGAAGATCGGCCGCCATTTTCGTCAGCCCACGATAAGACTCCTCCAAACGAGGAAGAAATTGCAGTTTCTGCTCGTCGGTCATGTAATCCATTTCGTCATCTCCAATTGTTGTCTACAAAATGGTCAGCCGGATACTCATGATGCGCAAGCCCCTGTCGCCGGAAATTTGAATGTGGCGATCAATGCGAGCTGAGTCCGACGTAGCAGCTTCTAAGAGCTTGCCGACAACTGGGGCCACCGGCTACGGTCAGGTCAATGGGTCGGGATCGACGATCGTCGGTCGGGCCGCAAGGACACCGGGGACAGGCATGAAAGACTGCTCCTCCCTGGTGTTCCGCTTCTTGGGCAATATGCCCGCTTACGACGGAATAGTAAGTCTCTGTTCAGCGTCCTTCCGAAGCGTCTCAGCGGTAGCCGGGAGACCTTTCGCCGCCAGTTCCAAGCTTGCTTTACCCATGAAACGGTGCCGTTCTAGGTGATCTCGGATCACCTTGTAGATTGCAGGGTTAGCTTGAATGTCTCGAAGGGAGTTCTGTCGTGCGTGAAGCAAGAAAGCGTCCTTGAGCTTTTCGTCTGTGTCAAGACCCATGGATTTACGGTCGATATTCATTTCAAATGTGGCGATGTCCACCCTTGCTCTGTTAAGGATCGCATCAACCATTTGGTCCATTGGTAGAGAATCTTTCTCGGTCCTATAGACGTAAATTTCGCCCGCGGCTCCCGAGGTGGCAAAGCGAAATTCTTGTTCGAAGTTGGTAGAGCGGGTCATCGGAAGATCGACCTTCCCGCCCTCAGGCGCGTCGTCCGACCCAACGAGTGCATAAGCAGGGATCAGTCCCTGCGCGATGGCCACGGTAGCATGACCAGCTTCGTGTGCGACGGCCCAAAAACGGTGGTTATTCGGCATCGTTACTCTCCTTTTTGAGAGAACGACATATCTCGCAATTGTTAGGGTTCCATGGAGCCAATGCACGTAATTTTATTCATCGCACAAGCTTCAATATGTCTCCTGGCGCTGCCCCGGAGACCAGAAAAGGCTGAGGCGGCGCGCAAAGCAAATCCGCCGCCAGTGATGTGCTGGGCGGCGGCTTGTGGGCAGATAGACTAGAGATTTGAGATGGTCTCGACCATTCTGATGATTGTGTCGCGTTCGCCCGTGAAACTGGCCGTTTGTCCGTTGACAGTGATTTCCACTCGAACGTCCCCAGCATTGGACTGAACGTCGATATCTGCAGTGACCGGGTCATCGTCCTCCCTGGTATCGTATGGCCACGTTTCATTAGCTTCGCCAGCGGTGACCTCGAATCCTTCGGGTAGCGTCGTCCAGCCAGTCACCTTAAGGCGCTCCTGGTCGCGGGTATTCTCGGCATCAACCTCGGCGAGATCGACACCCAATGCATCGGCGGCCTCCTCGCGGGTGATCGCGTTGGACGCCACGGCAGCTGCTGCCTCTTCGAGATGTTTTACAGGATGAAGCCAGCCGAGCGTCCGATGCCAAACATCATCTTTGCCCTTCGGAGCGGCAGCGGACGCATACTCCGCAGTTTCGATCCGTCTGCGCAAATCCGTGACATCATCAGCATGCGAATCGATCTCGGCGCAGTCCACTTCGCGCGAGAAGGTGGAGCTCTCATAGTCTTCCGCGGATCTCGTCCACTCCTTCATGAGACGCACACGCTCGTGGGTAAGCGCGGTGATCAGAATCGTCTTCTCATTTTCATTGAAATTCAGTACCGGCATCACATCCTCCTCGTCATTCGGTGCCTGACAAGAATGGTGTGTGCTGGCGGGGCACGGCGCAAACGCCGGCAGAAATCGATGGGCATGGAAAAGCCGCCCGGAGGCGGCTTGTGGTGTCACACCGTCGGATCATACCATCCGGTCTCTCGAAGCCAGTCGTGCCGGGATCGGATCCTTTCATCCCCAGCTTTCCGTTCCGGATCATCTCGAGGAACGTTGAAGTCCGCAGCGATAACGGGATCGGCAGGGACGACATCCAGGACGACGAAGGCGTACCGTGTCAGTTCCTCGGCGAGGAGCTTGGCTTCTTGCTGTGTTCTTGCTGCTCGCACGTACTCGCCTTGGCTGAACAGATCTTGCCTGATCTGCAACTGCCACGGCCACCGACTGGCTTCCTCCGTCCATGGCATGATGTCGAAGACCCTCTCGCGGCCGACGAACCCAGTCACACCATCCCCATTGTGCGCCTTCCACTCAACGATGCTCATATCACCCTCCTATGTTTGGTGCCTGACAAGAATGGTGTGCGCTGGCGGGGCACGGCGCAAACGCCGGCAGAAATCGGCTTGCCGGAAAAGTAGTCTCTGATTAGTCTCCAAAACTTCTGGGGGAATACTTTTTCGATGTCGCAATTTTCCGATCTCAGCGGCGCAACGCTCGTCAATTCATTCACGATCCATCACAAGGACAAGCTCTCGGGCGGTCGGCCGTTCATGTCGACATGCGTGCCGCAGGCCGTCTACCTGGATCTCTTCGATCTCCGCATCAGTCATGGCGCCGAGTGGAAGGACAAGGTCAAGGATCCTAACGAGCCGAACTTCCGGATGCGGTCTATCATCTGGGCGCGGGGAGTGACGAAGGACAGTATCACCGTCTTCAGAATGGATGGTGCCGTCGGCACGTTCAAAGAGATCGCTGACGTGATCATCAAGCCGCTTCCGAAAGGGCACGTCGGCGGTACGAAACGCGCCACGTCGTCTGACGGTATAGGCTTCTCTGGGATGTCGTCGCATGACGTTCCTGGGGATGGTCTGATGGTCGAGGAGCCGGGCACTCTCCTCTATGTCGATCCCAGGGAGGACAAGTGGCCGTCGAGGATCAAGGATCCCCACCTCTGCCTCGAAGGCTACATTGACGAGACGGAGTTCAACAGCCTGATGCAGCGTCTCTCGATGACGCACGCGCCGATCCAGAAGGCGGAAATCCGTGTGCTCCTCGAGTTGTTTCAGTACGAAGTCGAGGCCAGCCTATCCGAGCCGTGGTTTCGACAGGATTACGGCTTCCTGATGCGCAGCAAGGATAACTGGGGAACCACCCGCGCTCGTGTGGAAACGCTTCAGGTGACCTACCGGCCGAATGTCGTCCCGCCGCCTCCGGAGGCGAAGATAGACGATGACGGGGTCTACCAGCCACCAACGCCGTTCGAGCCTGTGGCGGCTGCCACCGTCAAGAAGATCGAAAAGCATCTCAAGAATATCGCCATAACCGTGGGAATCGGTCTGGCCGCCATTTTCTTCGTACTCATTTCAAGGTGATCTCGTGAAACAGAAACTGTCATCCGGCGCGCAGAAAGTTACTGCCGCGGCCAAGGCCAGACCTGCAGAGACGCGATGGTCGATCATCGGCGCGGCCGCCGGAGCTATCCTTGGTCTGCTCGTCGGCGGTGTCGGGATAGCCGCGATGGGTGGCGCAGCAGGTGTGCCTGCGGCCGTCATCTTTGCTCTGATCGGTGGCGTTGTTGGCAACAGATACGGAATCTCGAAAGACAGACCTGTCAGGTGATCACTAAGTCCCCTGCGGTATCTTGATCCTTGGCAACCCGAACTCCGCCATGCGAGCGAACATCTGATCGAGTTTTTCGATCAGAAAGTTTCCTTCGATCGCAGCGCCGAATTCCTTCGATATCCGCGGCTCATCTCGTAGAGTGCCATCGCGGATACCAGCCTGCTCGTTCATGTACGCGCGCCGAATATTTCTGATCAGAACAAGGAGTTCTTCGGCGGGAAGGCCCCGATTAATATCCCGAAGATCCTTGTTAGTCGGATTCCGTGCAATCATGTCGTAGCCTGCACCGAGTCGTCCTACGAGCGTGCCGATGAAGACATATCGCAGCGGTGCAGCACGTTTGCTCAGGGCAAAGTCTGACAGCTCCCGGATCTCTTCTTTCGTTCCGACGGAAACGAGGAACCGGATGGCCAAGGCCACAATTCGGTTATCATTGGAGCTCAACAGAGCTTCTACGGCAGACTTCAAACGAGCGCGGCCGAACGCTTGGGATTCGTTCAGGATCTTGATTGTCTTCGAGATGAGATGCAGATCATTGCTGTGGCCATTGATGATGTCGAGCATCATATTGTAAATCTGCTCGTCACCTTCGGAAGCAGACTTCTCCAGGTACTTGAGCAGCTCGCCTTTCAGGAATGAGTCCGTGGTCCGCTCGAACAAGGTTGCCGCAAGTAGGCGATTGCGGTCCAGATCTGGAACACCGCGGCGAACGTTGCGGATTGCCCAGACAATCTGATCCTGCCACGAAAGACCGTTGATGCGTCTGTGCAACTGACGGATCTCAGGGTTCGCAAGTGCGGCAGTGATCGCCATCTGATGGGCGAACAACGACCCTTCAATTAGGGCGTCCGTCAGATTGACGGTTTCCGGACTCCATTTTACGCGAATGCCGCGCGCGCCGCGAAGATCGCAGCCCGTGAAATCGTATCCCGTCAAATCGGTATCGGTGAGGTCGACTTCACGAAGGTCGGAGTGCCGAAGATGCTTCTTCGGATCGAGGTGCGCTACGGTCAGCAGGTAACCAAAGGACTCGCTGGTGGATTCCAATACCTGACCAATGGCGGTCTTCGTCGCGTCAGCAATGATCGTGTCGAGGAGCAGATTATCCTTCATATTCGGTCGTCGACACGCTGAAGGTTACAACGCCATCATATTCGACCTGCGAAGTGGCCTCATGCAGACCCTTCGCCACAAGGATATTTATGACCTTCTCCTTGTTCGATCCGACACGGCCCATGAACGTACGGCCATCCCGCACGATCTCGGCGTTGATGTGTTTCTGAGGTGCATGGACTGAGAGGCTGGTCGCCACGTGGTTCGGCTTGGCTGGCTTCATCCGGAGTCCGCAGAGCTTGTCATAATTCAAGTAGGTTCGGTCGAGATTTGCACCGGCCGCGTCCGTGACCCGCCATGTGTCGTTGCCGACCGCTTTGACAGGATAGAAGTCAGCCTGCGTTTCGCGGTTCTCCTTCAAAGTCGCCGTTGCCCCATCGACCTGCTTGCCGGAGCGACTGCCGCTACCCTTAAGCCCTTGGGTCAGCGGTGAAAGCTCACCGCTGACGATAGCTTCATAGGCACGCGTCTTCTCGACGGAAGTCTGAAGGGTGGATTCCGACGTCGTCTTCACCGTCATTTTCGAGGGCGTGTGATCGATGCCGTATTTTGATTTCTCGACGACATCCAGCCCCTCAAGATCCATGGACAAAGAGGCCTGCCTAAGGCTGACAGCGATGGTCGCGCGATCGACGGTGACCTCATCCTGGAAGATGCCAAGTTCCACCTGAAGGTCGAAGGTGGTCGGATCGGATTCGTTCTCCCTTACGACACTCTTGAGGCCCACGATCTGCGGGAGCGGGTTGGTGTCGTTAGGATAGAAGGGCATCGAATCCTCCGGGTTGAGCAACCCGGATTATATGGTTGTAAGTAAGCCTGCATACAAGCGAACATCGCCTATCTATGGTTATCGCGTGCGCTCTACAATTGAAGCGTCATATGAAACCCGGATCCTCCCGCCGTCATTTCGGTATCCAAGTAGGAGCGGAAGCTCAACGGCATAGAGCTGGTCGATATCGGCGCGGCTGAACCCTTCCGCTTCCTTCTCGGCGACGAAGTCCAGGATGACGCGCTCGATGACGGCCAGCCGGGCGCGGATAGCATCACGTAGGGCGATATCGTCGCGAGTGCGCGGTGTCTGCCCGGCGACCGCCACCGGGTTTGTGATGTAGGTCATCGGCGGCTGCTCCGTCGCGGCGACTTCGGTGACAACCGTTTCCAGTTTGGGTTTGCGAGCTGCCATCAGAGTTCTCCTGCGCGAATACGATCGACGACCTCGATCTCGTGACGGCTCCACGCGGGAATGAACCCGAACGCAGCCATGCGTTCGTAGTGGAGGTCGATCTTGATCGTAAGTGCGGCTGCTCTGATATGACGGATGCCCCAGATGCGGAGCAGGCTCGGTGCTGGCTTCATCACGCAACCTCGACGATCTTCACGACATTGTCTGTCCAAGAAGGATGCAACGCCTCCATGATGTCGTGAGCGCGATAGGAATCTTCGAGGGAAATGATCGGCTCTGGAGCTTTTGCACGGCGCTTCCAGATCGGCTTCTCTTCCGTACCAAGAATCTCGTAGAATTGCTCGTGATGCTCATACGCGAGGTGATCCCAGATGAAATCGATCTGGTCGAGGAACTGCCTCAGTACCCTACGCTCGATGCTGACAATGGCATCAACGATGTAGACGCCCGGGCGACTGCAGTTGCCGAGCAGAACGTCGGCGAGTGACCACATCACATCGAGGTCGTCCGGCAGGCAATCAAACTTGAAGAGCATGACGCGCTGCCATACCCGACAGATGTGGGCGATATCGTATTCGGAGCCGAGGCGGACGACATCGAGCTTCGGCTCCGATGGGCGCGGGCGGAAGCGGTTCTCCCACACGGGGAAGCGTTCGATTTGGATGGCTGCCGACATGAACTGTTCTCCTTGTTGAGAATAGTGTTCGTGCCGGCGGCGCCTGATGCAAGTCAGTCGTCTTGATCGCCAAAGTACTCTATGAACTCTGCGTCCGTGAGTGGCTCCTCCAGATATCCGTCAACGCGCCCGCCTGCATTGAGGTTCAGAGGGCCACGGGAGACGGCAGCATTCGGATTCGGCTTCTTCCTCCGAGGTTTCTTTGTCTTTCGGAGCGACGGCCAGAACCTCAGCCGGAGTTCTTCCCGACGAGCGATCTGTTCGAACTTCCCGGCAGGAAGAGCGTCTTCGAACTCACGATAGAGCCTGAGCGCTGACCGCAGGTCGCTGCGGGTCTTCACTTCCAGCCTGTCTGGGTTCTTCTCGGAGAACTCGTAGCTGTTGTCGAGGGCATATAGCTCTTCCGCCTCGGATTCGTATGTCCGCCCTTTCAGAATCCGCCGCGCACGCCGAACACGGCTGCACGTATTCGAGATCGCAGGCGACAGGAGTCCATTCCGGCCAATCGCCAAATTCGGTTTTCTGAGGAAGTCTTCGAATCCTTGACGGAGCGTAGGGATCGATGTGCCGTCATCGTTATATTCCCGCTCCATTATGCATCGACCGATAATTTCGGCGGTGGGCGATGGCACCGCGTTTGCGATCATCTGCGTGACGGACCTCTCGCTCCAGCCGTCCTTGTCGTATCGGAATTGTTTCCTTCGGAAGTCGAACCCGGAAGGGAAACCTTGGATGCGCGCGATCTGGCTCAAGGTCAGGATATGAGCTTCGTTCGCAGGAATGGCGTCGTCCGGATGTGCAACATAAGCAGGTCCCGGCGGCTCATGCGTCGTCCTGATTATCGTGGGGCACGGTTCCTCAATCGATCTCACGCCGCGGCCACCAACCTCGCCGCTCTTGCCCATCCACGGGCGCGCCCAGTAGTACCCTGTATCGAGAAGTGCCCGGTCTTCGGGAAACTGACGTGGGTTGAGAATTTGACGCACGGTCATCGGTTTAGGTGTCGCGGCATCGACGATTGCAGACTCGAGAAACCCGTCGCGTTCTCCAAGCCGACCAATCGTGAAAAAGCGCATGCGGCGCTGTGGGACACCGTAGTGCGAGCAGTCGACAAGCACTTCCGTAAGTCCGTAACCGGATCTCTTCCAAATCGCTCTCGCCTGATGATACGCCTTCGAGAATGGTGCTCGGTCGACATTCTCCAGAATAAACCATTGGGGGCGGAGGACGGCGATGGTCATCGCATAGATTGGGGTGAGACGAGCACGCTCCCGCTCTTCGCGCGACCCTGCTTTACTGAAATCCTGGCACGGAGGTCCGCCGCAGACTAGGTCGGGACGACCAGCGATCGTGAATGCGGTAGCGGCGATGTCATTGAGATCCGTCTGTCTGACTAGCTTTCCGGAGCGAACAAGAACGTCGGCGGCCTGCTCATTGAGCTCGAAGGACAGACCGTGCTGCATCCCTGCAGCTTCCAGACCTCGACCCAGACCGCCAGCCCCAGCAAACAGCTCAACAAATTTCATGACCACGAACCTCACGGATATCTCCGCATCCATGCATCCATACTGCGGGACCGTTGAGCTCCAGTAAACGCCGCCGGCAGATCAAGCGCCGTTGAGTTTTCGGAGAGCGCGGGCGAGTTCGGCGGCATAGAGCTGTTGTGGATCCTGCTCTCGGACTGAAGCGTTGACCGTTGCGTTCCACTGGAACGTCGGCTTGTAGTCGGCTTCTTCGGACAGGCGAGCGAGCAGTATCAGCCTGTAGTCGCCGTCGCGCTTGGCAGCGCGTTGCCAGTATCCCTTGTGGCCGCCAACTGTGCCGAAAAAGATTCCTGGATTTCCGCTCGGATTGTTTGTCGCCCAGCGAGCTGGATCGGTCGATTTCCCCGCAGCGCGGAGCTTGGCGCGCTTGGCATGCAGTCTGGCGCGTTTCGTCTTCTCGCTCTTGGCCTGTCGCGCAAGTCGCTTCAGGTAGCCACGCTTCAAATTGCCGAACGCGTTTTTCTCGCCGTCAGGCGCGTCGGTAAGGACGTCGTACGGGGTAGCTCCGGGATCTCCCTTCCTTCGCTTCCCGCCGTTGACGAGATAGTTCATGTACCCAGCCTGCTGATCTTGGATACGCACAACAGCGGCACTTGATCTACCTGTGTCGGCCTTGTCGACCACGAACCCGCGTTTCGTCCATGGCGTCGGGCCGCCCTCGATCGTTCGGTTTGCATAGGACAGCAAATCCTTGCGAGCGCGGAACGCAAGTCCATTCAAAAATCCAGCCTGCGCCTGGGGCAGCACTTGCTTCTCGAGCTTCGTCAGCGAGCGCGCGAAGGACTTGGTGTCGAATTCTACGCTGAATCCATCCTTGGCCATCACATTCCCTCAAAAGAAAACCCCGGCGCGCGGGACGGTGCGCAGCACGGGGCCGAGTTGGAAAGAAACCGAAGAGAGAATTCCGCGGGTATGAGAATGGTGTGCGTCGGCGACTCGGGGCGCAAGTGGATTCATGTCGTGCTCCTTGCTGCCGTCCGGCGGCTGCGGACGAGATCCGGCAGAGCGGTCGCCGCCGCGTCGAGTACCAGGTAGTCCTCAAGAAGCGTCTGCTGCATCAGTAGCTCGGATGCCAGCGCGTTGATGATGGTCTTGGAGTGCGGATCGTCCGCGGCGTCGGAAGCAAGGTCGACGATAGAATCGTAAGCGCAGACGAGCTGAGCAACAGCCGCGCGCAGGGTCTCGGACGGAACGAATTCGTAGCCGAGGTAAGCAAGGATCACTTCGCGGGGGGAGAGATTCGTCATGATCACGAGCTTTCGATGAGGTGATCGATACGCTCGTTCACCGCGTCAATCTGGTTCTGCAGATCGGCTACAACGCCTTCGAAGTTCGAGGCCAGATCTTCGATGGACGTCTCGATCTGTTCGATGCGTCCCATCACTGAATCAGGCCGATTAGGACCGATCGTCGATACGTCGCCGAAAATCGCTTTCACAAGGGACAGATTCTTCGATCGGAGGTTTTCGAGGAACGTGTTTCCCGCGCCAAGCCGGGCGCCGAAGACGTCTGACGATAGATTGTATGAACCTCCATCCGTCGACCAACGCGTCTCGCCGTCAGCGAATACCCAGCCGTACAGGCCTTTTGCATTCCACTGGCAAGCCTCGGCATTTGCCGATCCCATCCCGAACAGGGTCATGTGCATCGATTTTTCGCCGACGGGATCTGTGTAAACTGTGTCGTAATTCCATACGTCGGGATTGAGCGCACCGTCTTCAGCTCCCCATACGAGCTGACGGTAAAGCTTTTTGAGCAGCTCCGACGGATCGCTCCCGCCGCCACGGTTGTCCTTCAGCCACGCGGCAAGATCCTCGACGTAGCTCAGTCGCGGGGCGAGTGTGTGAATGTCGGCCGACTTCTCTGCCATCCTGGATCTCCGGATACTTGATCCATGATCGATCCAACACAGTGAAAGATTCAATCGCCGGCGACCGCGGCGAACTGAATCGGATTTACGCAACTTGAGATGACGTGCCAGAAATCAGATCAAATTGCCTTGGGCGATGCGCGAAGCTTGTCGGCGATATCGCGCTGCCATCGCGAGCACCGCGGATGAGAGCGCACGGTCCTGCAAGGCGGACGACAGGGAGACGCTTGCCAGGGCATGGCCCTTCGCCGAGTCCGCCTTGGAAAACCCCCGACCATTGCGGTTCTTCGCGTAGTCAGCGTCTTCCGCTGCGACAGCTTCGAGAACGCTCAGCGCTTCCCGGAGTTTATCCGCCCGTGGATCTGGACGAGGCCTGAACTGCGGTCTGAAGATCGGTAGGAAGATTGAAGCATGGCGCATCACTATGTGCCTCCTGGAAAAACGATTCTCGCTTACGGAGTAATGGGGGGAAAACGGGGCTTTCCAGCCGAGCGCAGACGAGACCTCAGCTTCGCCGAAGCCTCGTCGGCCGAGCACCCGGAATCGATCAGGATCCTCGCGGAATCGGCGACAATGTTATCCAGCAGGGAGCGACGGGCGTCCCGTTCGCCGATTTTCCCGTCCTTCAGTCCGGCAACTAGCCACCGAACCGCCTTCGCTGTCGCCGCAGCCACCGCGACGTCGACCTGAGACGCCTCCGGCCGCCCTGCTTCCTGCAGACGCGCGCGGTACTTGGCCTGTCGCTCAGCCTTGCGCACCAGCCGTGGAACAGTGCTCTTCGGTCTCGGCATGGTCTTCCTCCCGTCACTACGAGACGCTCGGGCATACGGCCGTCACGTCACTACGTGAGATATTCACGCGACGGCTTGCAAGCGACTAACGCCGATGAAGGCCGCCGGCGGCGTTGCCACGGAAGGAACGGGGAGGGAGGACGAGCGGGTGAGGCGCCTCATAGAGCGTAGCGGGGCGGAGCGTACCCCGATCCGCTAAGGATCAAATCCAGCCCCAGTTCAGGTATCCAAAAATTCTTTTCGGATTCCCGAGAGTTGACAAAGAAAAACACCTCTACCGCTTCACCGTGTCAACGTGTTTTGGCTACACTTTGGCCGCTTCGAGGTCTGTCTCAGCTACACTTTGACCGTCTCAGCTACATTTTTGCCGATATGCATCTTAAACACTTGCTTCGCGCTCCGCCGGCGATGACCATAATCTTATGGAGGTTGGCATGGACGCACAACATTACGCAACAAGACGACACATTGCTGGATCCGATAGACGCGGAATCCGAGGCGATCTGCGGCTCGTCATCGATCACAATGAAGACTTGGAAGACGGCCGTCCTTCCATCGACAGGGAGCCCACGCTGGAGCGTCCGGCCGTGCTCATCAACTCTGTCCGATACTACGGTGAACGCGAAGGTAATACGCCAGCCGAGGCGATGACGGCGTCCGTTGCCGCTCTCTACCAGTTTCTCATGGCTTCGGCCCGGCTGTCGATGAAGGACAACACTGAGCACCAAGTGAGCTTCGCTGATGCTAAGGCCTATCTCAAGATCGAGAAGACATCTCGACTCCTGGAGCAAGTCGATGCCCTAGCCAAGGTCTGGGTGTCCTACGACTTCTTGTCTACAGAAGACGGGTCCAGACGGATCGGACGTCGGGTGCAGCTCATCCAATTCGAAGAAGATGTCTCTCCGACAGGCGTGCGCTCGATAGTCTTTTCACTGCATCCATCCGTCCGGAAGGTGATCCTCGGCTACGGCGCATATACTCACCTTGAACTGGGCGCCTTCCCAAAATTCTCTTCGAAGTACACTTGGCGGCTCTATGAAAAGCTCGCGCTGATGGCAGGTCGCGATATGCGCCCGGCTATGGTTTGGACTCCGGAAGAGCTTGCGGAAGAACTGGGGTGCCGGACGAGCGGTGAGTTCAAATTTTCGAACTTCGAAGCTCGCGTTCTGTTGCCAGTACTGAACGATATCCAGCGTCATGTCCGGCGCTTTTCGATCTCGTGGTCTTACGACCGAGCCGATACGCGCGGTCGTCCTGTAACCGCTATCAAGATCGTGGTCGGAAGCTCGGTAAAAACTGCAGACGAGTACGAGAAGTCAGTCCTGACGAAGAAAGACCGTGGCCTGGTGCGCAACATCGCAGCGAAGGCGATGGTCGATGACCAACACATGCCGGGCGAAGACGCTCTACGTCGTGCAGCAACTCGCCTCGGCAAGACCGCGACCGAAATTGCGATCAGCTGGACGAACGCCATCACCGAAGGCGACGCCGCCGTCATCCACGACCTGGAAAACGGCAGTCAGTCCGAAGCCTTTGAGACCTGGATTCAGAAAGAAGAGTGGACGCCCACCGACGAGGACATCGCGTTCGATACAGCAAGCAGGATCCTTTTCGGTCTTGCTGGCGGAAGCGATGCCGCTGAGGTCGAAAGCGTGTTCGCGCCTGCAGTGGGGTCTTTCCGATGGACGGCGGCGAAAACGAAGACGCTGCGACTGCAATGGTTCGGCGGCCATCGCGACTTCGAAGTTGCGGCAACTCAAACAGACATCGCGCTATTCGTGCGCGACTTTGACGACATCATCGAAACAGTGGAGTTCCTGAAATGAAAAACCTACCCAAAGCCACCCTACGAGCCAATCTTCTTGCTCTCGCCGAAGAGAGCGATCGCGATCAATATGCCCATCGAGCGCGTTTCCAACAGCTAGTCGAATGGACACGGTCTGCGATCGAAGGCCTAGCGACGCCCGACGAGCTCTGCACGAGCGCGGCTCCTGGTTTCTTTCGCGATGCCGTTCACATCGCAAAGCGAATCCTTCGCATGGAGAAGGCCGAGTTCGAATCTGCCGTGGCAGTCCTGAACACTCGGATCAGCCGGGTCGTCGACGATTGTCCTTCGGGCAAGGATACCCGCGATCTGCCGTACGAGTGGCTTCGGATGCGCCCGGACGAGCTCCATATGACTTATAGTCTGATGACCCCATACGATGCCGCGGAATTCATCGCCGACCGAGGAGCGTTGGCTGGATACGGGCCTGAGGAAATTGCGAAGGCACGAGCCGAGTATCGTGTCCTTGATAAGGCGCGCCAGATGAAGCGCGGTGAGGAAGACAAACAGCGTGCCATAGCCGAGCGAGCGCGGCTGGCCGCTCGCGTGAAGTCGGGATACACGGTCACAACCTACCGTGCATGACAGCAGTAGGGATCCGGTGAGATCCCTTTTCTCATTCCTCGATATTGAGAACGATATATCCGGCCGATTTAATATTGTTTTCAATATAAGCGATTCCCACTGCACGGACCTATCCGCTATCCGATCGTGGATTTTTAACTCTCCCTGGAATAAGTTGTCTGGGACGGGCTCACAACCACTCCGGGTCCTGCTAAGTAGAGCCGAGAACAAAGGACAACATCAATGACGAAGGCACTCCGAATAGCCCCGATAGCCTGACCGCACCCCGCGGAGCCGCTCTCGTTTATCTATTCTAGGAGTCCTCGAATGTCCTTCACGAAGAAATTCTACGTCGCCGACACCCACTTCTGTCACAACAACATCCTCTCCATGCAGCCGCGGTCGTTCTCCACGATCGAGGAGCACGATGAAGCCATGGTCGCGCGCTGGAACTCAGTCGTCGGCATCGACGATATTGTCTACCATCTCGGGGATTTCGCCTTCAGTCTCAGCGAGCGCGCTGACCGAGTCCGGTGGATCTTCGGCCGTCTGAACGGCCGCAAGCGCCTCTGCATCGGTAATCATGATCTGAGGCACGGAGAACTCCACCCAACCATCGCGGATCTCCCGTGGGACAAACGCCCCGAAGGCTTTCTCTTTGCTGAAGACGAGGGCCAGAAGCTCGTCCTCGCTCACTACGCGCAGCGGTCATGGCAGTGGGAGCGGAAGGGCGGTTGGCACTTCTACGGTCACTCTCACGGAAACCTGCCGGGCGTCGGCCGCAGTCGAGATGTCGGCGTCGACCTTCCAGATGTTGATTTCACTCCCCGAACTTTCCGAGAACTCACGAGAGGTATGGCATGAGCAAGATTCCTGTTGGCTGGCTCGACCTGGTCACCGAACTCCGTGTGATGCTTCAGCTTGCGTATCCCACTGTCACGGTTTCGGAGATGTCGGCAGATCGCGGCTGGCTTCACGTTCGAGTCGACGACAGTGCCCTCGCGCCGACCGGGCGCCAGATCTTGGATCGTCGCATCCAGGGCTACGTCACCAAAAGCTTGTCGACCTGTATGTGCTGTGGATCCGGCTCCGGCCGTGATCGTGCCGACCGTCGTGTCGTCACGTGCGACGAATGCGAAAAGGAGTCCTGTGATGCCTAACGAGATCCCGCGCCTGAAACTCGACGACCTGCAGAGCGACTTCCCGGGCGTTTTCGACAGCGCGAAATACGTCGATGTGGGCATCGGCTGGTTGCCGCTGATCCGAGAATTCATCGCGACCGCGCTGCCGCTGGATCCGAGCCTCTCAGTTATGGAAATGAAACAGAAGTGGGGCTGTCTGAGGATTTGGAGCGACACCCCAGTTATCGGCGCGCGGTTGGCTAAAGTGAAGGCGGAGATCAAGTCGAGCTACGTTTGCGAGGTATGCGGGGAGCCTGCTTTTGTCCGCCGCCCGCCGCCCGGCCGCTACGCATGGTGGCAGTGTCTCTGCGACGAGCATGCATCTCCCGATCAGCGGAGCTGGGGCACTAGGCTTCAGGGTCCGATGTACGGCTACGCACAAGTGGAGGGCAGTTGGTACCGATACGATGAGGATGCCGATGTCATGGTTCCGAGCGAGCCGCCGGCACGGTGGAGATGACGATGACGCTCGAAGAACTGAAAGCGAAATATCCACGGCTTCTGACGAACGTCTGGTTCGAGCATCGCGGGGGCTGGGCAGATATTCTTGATGCTTTCCTAGCGGTCGTTGATCACGTCCTGCCGCCTGACGGTCGCTATCGGATCCGGCAGGTCAAAGAAAAAATGGGCACGTTGAGGCTCTACGACGACATCGAGGGCGTGCCCGATGAGGTCATCGCGACCATCGCCGCTGCTCGCGAGCTTGCTGAAGCGCGCTCTTACCACGTCTGCGAATGGTGCGGGCAGCCGGGCGTTCTGCGGAATCGCGAGGGCTACTATACGACCACGTGCGATGAGCACGCGCTCTACGAGGGACGCATGGCGGTGCCGCTGGATCCGCCAGCGGAACTGTTCATTAAGTCCGGGGCTGGATGGCGGCGATACGATCCTGAACTCGATCTTTTTGTGGAATCGGAGAAACCGACATGGGAATGAGCGACGCACAGAGGGCTTTCCGGCGCCACCGATGGGGATCTCTGACGCCCGAAGCGATGGACATCGAAACGGGTATCTGTGAAGCAATCAATCGCTGCCCTGAACTCGAAGGAATGCTCGAGATCGACTGGGTTGCCGACCGTACCACTGCTTATCGCGTCGGCTGGTGCATCGTGAAGTATCCGGGCGTCACATTCCGCATCGGTCGGCGCCTGCTCGAACTTGCATCGCCGGACGGATACGTCATGCCTCCGCCTGAATTCAGGCTATCGCGGGAAACGGAGCCGACAGCCGAGGAGATGTACCGCGCACCCATGCTTCAGCCGTGGTCGCTGACGCTTTTCCAGAGCGGCGCGCGTCCGGCTGAGTGGCAGCTGTCAGGCATCGTCTACCACCCGTCGTGGGACTGCATCACGGAGTGGTTCCGGCTTCTGTACCTCAACAGGGATAAGCGGATGGCTCTGACAGATAGAGGATGGATGAAGCTTGGACGGAGGTTTGCATCGTGATTGATCAGAAGCGTAAGGACTGGCTGCGCGGAGCCTACATGGATCGCATCCGTGAGGTCGCCATGTGGATCGCCGACAAGCGATCGACGTTTGATGAGCCCGAGGTCGCTCATGCGTTGGCCAACGAATACGACTATCTTCACGAGCTGTCTTCGGACGATCACGCGTATCTTCGAGATGAAACCGTCAGCGAAGTCGAGAAGATCATTCGAGAGCGCCGTGAAGGGGAGTTGCGCTCACGGTATCGGATCCTGATCGCGCAGACTGTCGCGCTCTTCAAGATGGACTCCGCATCGCGGGCCTATGACTTCGATCAGCTCGAGTTTGATGCTGCAGTCGGAAAGGCTCTCAATGAGAGTGACCTCCCCATCGAAGACTGGGATCTCTTCCGCGATATCGTGTTGACGGAACTGTGGCCCCGGTTGAAGACGGCGCACGCCGAACTCCGGGCAAGCACGTTCTCTCATCTTCGCAGCCTGAATCCCGCGGCGATCGCAGAGGACGCCGAGTTCCGGATGGATATCGGTTGGGCTGCGCTTCTCCAGCGCGCAGCTACCCGCATCGAATCCTATCCGGCGGCGTGGAGGGCCAAGATCGTCAGCGGCAAGGAGAAGTTGGGGTGCCTCGTTCTGTCCGTCGATTGCGATTACTCCGCGCGCGGTTGTCGTAGTGAAGTCGAGCGCCTCCGTGAAGAAATCCGGCTGACGTCTTTGTCGGTCTGCGAAATTTGCGGCAACCCTGGTCGGCTGCGGCTTGGCGGGTATGCGAAAACGCTCTGCAAGAAGCACGTCGACGTTCTCGGCGCCCTGCGTGATGACGATGGAACTCAGGCGGATCCGTACAACTGGATAGACGATGACTACCCCGCCGCATCAGCCGAGTTCCTCAAAGGCATGAATCCTGTGCGACCGCGGGCGACGATGCACGTGCTCGACGAGGACAGCTTTGGCGGCTTCATCGCCCGTAGAATTGAAGCCGACTTGGAGACGAGGACCGGTCGCGAGCACGAGCTGTTGTTCGAATTCTGCGGTGCTCTCGAACACTCCGCGGTGGGGAGCGTTGTGAAGCCGGAATTCCTCGACAACTACGTCCGCGAGGAGGTCGATGGGTGGTCGAGCGTCCAGCCGCTGTCGGACGACGACAAGCAGTTCCTGCGCGGGTATCTCCGTGAACTCGTTGACGCTGAGTGCGAGCGCATCCGAGTCCGGCAGGCGGCAGAGCTTGAGCACTTCCTCGACGACTTCGGAGATGGCGTCGATGCGATGAAAGAAGCACAAGCTGCAGGCCTGTTCGACAATCTCGGCGAGAGCGCGGACGATGACGATGAAACCCGGCATTAACTAATCCACGCTTACCGACAGAAATCCCCCGGACAAACCTTTCGCGTTCCGATATGCCTTTTCTATGGGTTTCGCCAGGGAACCTGAAACGGAAGGCATCGAAAAATCGTGTCATTACAGAAATCATTGTCAACATATTACGGAGTAGTCCGTGACTGACGTTGTCAACATTAAGCCGTTTGTCGACATGCTCGAAGAAGCCGAGCGGAACCGTGAACTCTATCTAGCTGAGAGAGCGTGGCAGCTCGAAGAGGACGAGCGCGAAGCGGTCGAATACGAAAGCTATCTCGCTTCGAAAGGAATGCTTGGGCCGTACCCCGATCCCGACACCCAGTCGTTCGTGAGTGCCCTTGACCGTGAAGTCGATCGCATCATGATTGAGTTCGAGAGCCTCGTATCTCGGCAGATCCGTGATCAAGACGACGCCATTGAAGCTCTCAACGACATTCGACGCGCACTGAACCTGGAATCCGAGGGTCCGCCCGTTCCGGTGGCCAAGCAGCTTCGCGATGTGGATCCGCACGAGCCGCTGACGATCATTGAGGCAGTATGTCTACCGGAACTCGGTGGGCGGCTCTTCTCGGACGGCACGGCGATCCCGAGCAAGACCGTGACCGTCTACGCGGTTCGAACGGCAATCGCAGAGGGACGGCTGCAGCTTCACCCCGCGTCTCGCCGGGGGTCTCACAGAATTTCACGAACACTGATCAAGGAATGGATGGCATGGCAAGACGTCGCGAACCCCCTCGGCTCCAGCTCGAAGCAGAGCGCAAGAACAAGAACGGTAGCACCGAAGCCGCAAAGTGGGTCGTCAAATATTATGACGAGGGAAAGGGAAAAACAGTTAAGTTCAGCACGGGATTTGGCCCTAGCGAAGCTGAAGCAGCGCAAAAATACTTCTCCAAATGGCTGACGGAAAAGCTGTCTGACGAGCCAATCCAGAAGGATCGCAAGGCCGATGAGGTGCCTATCGCCGACATCATCGCGCACTTCATCGAGGAACGGCTGCCGCCCAAGCCAGGCTCGGAATACAAGCCGTTTTCGCGCCCGAACGAGATCCTGAAATACATGGAGGATCTGCTCGAATGGTGGGGTGACAAGACCGTCGATGAGATCACGAAGGAGAACTGCCGCAAGTTCACCGAAACATGCCGCTCGCCGCTCGCCGCTCGCAATCGTCTGGACTACCTCCGTAACGCGGTGAACCAGGCACATGCCGACGGGGTCCTGCGTGCGGCCGTGAAGGTCACGCTGCCGCCGAAGGCGAAGCCACGCGAGGAATTTCTGGAACGCGACGAGGTCGCCATGTTGCTCTGGAAAGCGTGGCGGCATCGTCGCAATTACACGCACAATGCCACAAAATCGGCGGACACCGGACTGGCAGGTCGGGTCGTCGCTACCAGTTTCTATCCGTGGCGGCATGTGTGCCGTTATGTCTTGATTGCCTTATATACAGGCACTCGCAAAGATCGCATCGTGCGAGCCAGTTTCGTTCGCGAGGAAGGCAAGCCATGGATCGATCTGCGCCGCGGAGAGTATCACAGAGCCGCGCCGGGAGAGGTCGTAGCCGCGAACAAACGCGCCCCCACGATCCGCATCCCCCGACGACTTCTGGCACATATGCGCCGCTGGTATGACAAGGGCGCTCGGTACCCGATTGAGTATAACGGTGAGCAGGTGATCGATGTCCGGGCGTTTTCGTCTGTGAAAAACGCCGTCTTCGGAGAGCAGCGCAAGGTTGTCGGACATACACTAAGGCACACGGCTGCGACATGGCTCATGCGCCAGCCCGAGCTGTCCATTCATGACATCAGCGGATTCTTGGGCATGTCCCTCGAAGTCCTTGAGCGCGTCTATGGCAAGCACCGCACTCACCATCAGACGGGAATCGATCTGGCGATGACTCGCGGCCATGCCGGGCGCGACAAATACAATGTGGATGGCTACGACGGATGGAGCTATCAGCAATCCGCACCGACGGTTACCGACAGAATGACGAAAAACGAGACGAAACCAGCCGTTATCCCGTTTTCAAAAAGATCAATGAAATCAAAGAAGGCAGCGTAACAACATTACTTATGTATCGTGTTCGGGACGTGGGGGTCGAGTGTTCGAATCACTCCACTCCGACCAGCTAGAAACCCCGCTCCGGCGGGGTTTTTCGTTTCCGCTGATATCAGCAAAAAATCTCCCGGGGATGTTCCCCAACCCGTGAGGGAGGAACGTGCGGCGCTGTGCTGCGGCCTCAGCCGCCGACTGTGATCTCGCCATCCGCAACACGTTTCACAAAAATCTTCAAACCTTCATGCCTCAGTTTCTTCCAGCCGCCGTCGGAGACCATTGATTTCGCCAGATCGGCAAACCCGGTGGTGAGGTAGGGAACCTGCGATGCCGGTCGTTTGCCGAGCGCGTGAATCAAGCAGTCAGTTCTTGGCGGGGACGAGAAGGTGTTTCCTGAACGTTGCATGCCGATCTCCAAATGATCTGTGCCGTCTGGAAATCTGATTGTCCCATAGCCGCACTTGGCCGCCGCATTCACTTCGGCCTTGGAGAGATTGTCCTGCAGGAGAAATGACAGCTGGCTGAAACTGTTGTCCGTGTAGTCGAACTGACCCAGGATAATGAAGTCCAGCTCGTTCTGCCCCTTCTTGGCGCCTTTGATCTTGCCAAAGAAGTTGGAATTCACCTTTGTGTCCTTACCCGTCTTCATGGCAAGCATTTCGCCGAGCTTGATGTAGGTCCTCGGTTTTGACGAAACGCTTTCGGCACCCGCGGCGTTGCCTGAAGGCAGACTTGCCGTCTCCGGCTTGGCATAGGCGTCAGCGAAGGCTTGCAGCGTCGTGAGGTTGAGCGCTTGGGGAAGCGAACCGCTCTCGAACTTGCGGCAAGAGAGCGCGGCTTGCCGCGTTGCCTTGTCAGGCCTGCCCTCGAGATTCCCTGGTTTGCAGCCCAAACGAGCCAGTTGCTGCTGCAGCCTCTTGAGCAAACCTGTTTGTTCAGCGGAATAGTCGCTGACACCGCGGGTCACACTGATATTGCGGACATCGATGCCGATACCATCCGGCTGCACCACGTCAAACTGGGACGTATGATGGTCATAGCTCTTCCAGTCACCGCCCCAACCCATCATCACCGGGCCGAGAATGAAGTTGAATGATTTCGGGTCGCGGTTTGATTGCGGCTCGCACTCGTTCGATTCCCAGCAATGCGGAGCTTGGTTGGTTGCTTCGCCTTCGGCGGCGTAGATCACCTTGTTGTCGCAGCTTGCCGTAACCCATCCGCTCTCATCGTTTGCCCATCGGATTTTCAGCGAGAATGTCGCCCATTTGCCGAAATCTTGCGGTTTTTGGCACTGGCGGGCGAGAAAGTTCACGCCGTTGCGCGTGTCGGCTTTCAGCATGTAGATGAAATTGTGGATTGCCGGTCCTTCCCAGGAGGCGAAACGCAAATGGCTGTCCCAGCCATCGGGATAAAAGCCATTGGCGGAGTTGTTGTGCCAGCCTTTGTAGGCAAAGGTCGGATCGAGCCGGAAATCAAACTTGTATTCGACGCTTTCGCCAACCCTCATGTCTCGCGTATAGCGAATCGTTGAGCGGACGTTGCCATTGCGGCAATCATTTTCGCCGCGTCCATCGCCATAATCGACATTGGAACATTGACGGTCGAATATCTCAAACCGGGTCACGCCGTCCTTGACCTCTGGCCTGACCGATCCGTTGAACTTGTGGCGTTCGAAACCTTTGGGGAGCGGATCGGCAATCGCTACTGCGTGGCTCACAAAAACCATAAGCGTGCCAACCGCCAGAACTATATGATTTTTCAGCATAGTTCTTTCTCCCGCCTCAGACACCAACCATATCACGATCTCATTGGGGATGTAGGGTTTAGATCAGCTTCAGATCGGTCCCTTTGCCGTAGAAGGGCATCGCGAGCTCGCTCTTCTCTTCAGTTATAATTTTTCTGCAGGAAAGTTATAACGACGCGGTTGAGCAGCAGCGCGGTTGATCTCGGCGTTGCCAGATCGCGGTTCAATGCGTCGGTTTTCGAATCAACCGGAACGAGTCCCAAAGTGATTCGTTGAGTCGCGTTCCGTGTGAGATACTGGGCCATGAGCAAGCGACGAAGCTTCAAGCCGGTGAAGATCACCATCAATGGCAAGGTGAGGACGGTCTATAACGTCGTCCAGGCCGGCAACACTTTGCTGAACGATTGGCCCGACCAGACGCCGGCGGCCAAGGTTGCCGAGCGGCTTGTGCTTGATGTGTTCAACGATGCCGCCGAGCCCGAGCAGGTGCGCCGTGCCTTCATTACCGCCGCCAAGGCGAGCGACATCAAATATAGTTCCTGATCGGTGAGGCTGGGCTAAGCTCCGGTTCACTTCCATGACATCAGCTCCTGATTGGCGCGGTCCTGGTACTTGAACTGTGTCTCCATCCAGGCGGCCGAAATGATCGCGGCGAGGAAGCCGAAGGTGAGGCAGGTGATGGCCTGCTTGCGCCAGGAAATGAAGGTGACCGGCGCCGGGGTGAGGGGCTTTTGCGCGCATTCACCCGGCGGGCAGGCGCAGCCGGAAAAGGCCTTGACGATGCAATCGGCAGACATCTCCGTTCCCCCTCAGGCGTAAAGCTGATCGCGATCGGTCATGCCCATGATCTCGCGGGCATAGCGGTAATGCTCCTCGACGGAGGCGCGGGCGCCGCGCAGCCAGGAGGGGCCGCGGATTAAATGTTCGGGGCGGCGCAGGAAGGCAAAGCCGAGGGCGCCCATGCGCTGCGCCTCGATCGCCATATAGGCGCTGCAGTCTCCCATCCCCAGCGCGCCATTCCAGCGGGCGTCGCGCCTGCTTTCCACGGTCTCGATATTGCGGATGTGCTGCATCGCCCTGTCCTCTCACGCGCCTCTAATTGGCTCATAAGAGGAAGGTATATATAATACCCCAAATCGTCAACCGCATCAGGTATAAAAAATACCCTTTTGATTGACGAGGTACGAATCATAGGCGTATGTGTGTCGCCAGTGATTGGGCGACCGGGTGCAACTCCCGAGCTGACGAAGCCCAGCGGCGCGGGAAGCGAAAGTCCTTAAGTGCGCTGTCAGAAAATCAGGACGAGGGCGAAGCGAATGGCCCCTCTGGCACGTGTCCCATCCCGGCTCCGGCCTTCAGGACCTGGCCAATGCTCTCCCGGCTTCATGGGCTTTGCTCATGGGGTAGGGGGAAGCTTTGGCCGGAACCCTCCCTCACCAGCCTTCAGAAGCGAAGACAGAGAGGTAGAAACAAGATTCTCTTGGAGTCTGATGCTGCGAGAAAAACGGCAAGCGCAACGAGATCGAAATCGCCGGCGAGGGTGACCGGGCCCGGGTCTTGGGGTCGCCGAATTTGGAGTCGTGGGGGAGGGCTGCCAAGGATATTCTCGCAGCCATTCGCTCCATCCCGGCGGTAACGCGGCGGTGCGTGGACGACGTCCGGAGCTTTTGCATTTTTTGATTTCGGAAGAAAGGATGCTCTCGCGATCCTGGTTGCCGGATCGGGGAAATCGAGTGGGATCCTACAGGCCGTACATTTCGCGCGTGGCGCTGAAGGCCAGGAGAAGCGCCGCTAATGTGACGATATGGAACCAGATTCTGCCGGCGCGAGAGGAAGGGAGGATCGTCTTGTTTTCCTTGATAAATATGGCTTGTTCGCAACGAGCATGGATGCCTACATCTCGATGATCGACCGGCGGACGCGGCCGACGATGGTGACGACGCCCTGGAAATCCGGCGGCGGCACGTCCTCATAAGAAGCGGGCTGAAAGGGCGGGTTGTCGTTCGGGCGATAGCGCTTGTAGGTGGCAGCCCCCGTCTCGTCGGCGACGACATAAAGCGCGTTCGGCGCCAGGCGCTTGTCGCGAAGGTTGACGAAGATGATCGAGCCCGGCGGCGAGATCTTGTTCATCGAATTGCCTTCGACCTCGAGCGCGATCCATTCGCCATCAGGCAGATCGAGGGCGGCCACCGTCGGGAATTCCGAAAAGTCGGTGATCGGCGCCTGCTCGCTCAGCTGGCCGGCGCTGACCCAGGAGATCTTCGGCACGTCGGCGACAGAGACCGGCAGCTCATCCGGATCGAGCGCATTGCCGGTGCCGAACTGCAGCCAGTTGAGATTGACCTTGAAGGCGCGGGCGTATTTCTTCGCATCGGCAATTCCGAAGCCGTTGCGGCCGGACTCATGCGCCTTGTAGACATTCGCATTCCAGCCGAACCGGTCGACGATCGCTTTCGGCCCGGCAAAGCCCGCGTTTTTCCGGGCCATGACCAGCCGCTTTGCGCGTTCTTCGCGCTCAAATTGTTCCTGATCTTTCAACATGATATAAAAAATACCCCATTCCAGGGTATATGTCATGCTTTTTTCTGCTTGACGTGCGGGGTATTAAATGTACCCTATACGCATGACAAACAGCCAAAACATCAACGCCTCCATCCAGGCGACAGTCGGTCCATTCCAGCGCGAAAACGCCCGCTACACCGGCTGCCCGAACTGCGGCAAGGCGCTGTCGATCGCCGAGGTGATCGAGCACCATTGCGAAAATTGCGGCCGGCAGACCAGCCCGAAGGAGATGCGGCAGACAGCCGATCGACCCGGCGCGTCTGCGCTCACCGATCCCGACAGCCTCACGCCTCCCTGACGGCTCTCGGTGGCCGGCGTCGTCGCCCTCCCTCGGCGACGCCGGCAGCTATTTCCGGGCGGCCATCGCCGCCGATGAACTCACATGAAGCAGCTGGCAGCGCCCGCTTCGGCGGCAACGGCCCGCTGCGCCCGAAATGGACAAGAAGGATCATCCCGGCATGAACGCGCTCGAGCTCTTCCGCACCGGCAGGGACTACATCGAAATCGCAGCCATTCTCGGCATGTCGGTGCCTTCGGTGGAAAGCGAGATCCACCGGCTTCGAAGCGCCGAGAGGGGCGATACCGCCCAGCAGGATCATGCCGGCGCGGAGATCCGCCGCTTTCCGCATCGGATTAGGCCGGGCACGCCGGTGAATTTTGCCGGCGGGCAGCGGCGGCAGGTTTGAGCGGCGGGAGAAGGGAAAACGGCATGGCGAAGGACACAATGAGCAAGGACATCATGGACATCCTCAGCCCGGTGCTGGGGGAAGAGCTGGCGGCGGCCGTCATCGAGCATCGCAGGCGCACGCTGAGGAAGCCGCTGACGGCTTACGCCGCCCGCATCCAGGCCAGGGAATATCTGCTGACCGGCGATCCGGCCGGCGCTGCCGAGATGCAGATCTTCCGCGGCTGGCAGGCGATCAAATGCGACTGGTACCTCAAGGAGAAGGCGAGGGAAGCCGGGTCGATCAACAGCAGCACGAGAAGGACGACAGTCGATGCCGCAAGAGATTTCCTCTCCGGTGAAGATCATAGCGGGGATGCTTTCGGGTTTCCCGGCATCATCAGGCACTGATCCCGACATGCAGATCCGCGCCTATCTCCTCGCCATCGACGGCATCCCGCTGGAGGCCGTCTGGCAGGCGGCCAAACTGTTCATTTCAGGCAAGGTCAGGAATCATAACCGCGCCTTCGCACCGAGCTCGGCCAGTTTCGCCGAGCAATGCCGCCGGCAGCAGGCGGCGATAACGGCGCAAAGCCGCCCGCGCGTCGCGCCGGCGCCCGAGCCGCCGCAGCCGAAGGTCGCGGCCTACAAGCTGCAGCTCTTGCGCGACGCCGCGAATGGCAGCCGCAGCGCCAGGCGGGAGCTGGCGAAGATGTTTCCCGACAACCCGATCATTGCACGAGCCACACGACACGAGGAGGCATTGAGGTGAGAAGCCTGTTCTGGACGGAAGACAAGATCGTCAAGGCGCAGAAGCTCTGGCAGCAGGGGCTCTCGGCAAGAGAGATCGCCAACCTGTTCGGCTCGAAGAAGAACACCGTCATCAACATGGCGCACCGCAACCGCGACAGGTTCCCCGCAAGGCAGGTCACCCGGCCGCCGCCCGAGACCTGCGAGGCGCCGGCACCGATCCGCCACCCCGACCGCGTCACGCGGGTGACCTTGTCGGGTGCTGAGGTGACGATGCCGCGCGTGCCCTGCATCGATGGGCCGGCATCATGAGCCAGCCCACCCCGCGCGAAACCGAAATCATCGGCTGGATGGCGGCCGGAAAGACCGCCGCCGAGATCGGCACCATTCTCGGCATCTCCCCCATCACCGTGAATACGCACATCGCCAACGCCAAGGCGAGACTCGGCGTCTTCAAGGATACCGCACTGGTCGCCGCCGCACAGCGCAACGGCATTATTCGATAGAAGGACAATCAGCATGGGTGGCAAAGCAGCCAAGGTCAGGACACAGCGGGCAAACAAGGGCGCCGGCCGGCCGCGCAAGGCAAATGTCGAGCGTTTTCCCTGCGGCAAGATCAAGCCCTTCGAGACCGAGAAGGACAATATCAGCGTCGCGATATCAGCCCGCCGCCGCATCCACGGCTTCGGCCGGACGGTCGACGACGAGACGGTCAAGAGCCCTTTTGCCGGTTATACGCTGGGGCGCATGTTCCTTGACGGCCTGATCACCGCAGAGCAGCGCCAGGCCGGCGACGACTATGCCGAGGCGATCGCCCGCTACCACAAAACCACCGGCATCCCGGCCCCGAGCCCGCGGGCGCAATCGCTCTTTTCCGTCAAGGGCCACGAAGGCGAAGTCACCGAAAGCCTCGCCGACCGCGCCCGCAAAGCCAGCAACCGCATGATGGCGCTGCAGGGCATCCTGCTGCGCTGCCAGGACGGCCCGCAGGTGCGCAGCACCGTCTATAACGTCACGGTGATGGACTACGAACACCTGCGCCAGATGCCGCCGCAGCAATTGCTCTGGCTGCGGCGCGGGTTGATCGCGCTACGCGGGGCGAGGGTTGGGTGA